AATTGGTGCAAACGGTGGGAGTCGAACCCACAAACACTTGGCTCTCGACCAAGTAGGTATGCCAATTCCCTTCACGTTTGCGTATTGGTAGACAACCTCGGATTCGAACCGAGAAACACTAACTTTTGAGGATAGTAGGTATGCCAATTCCCGTCAGTTGTCCATAGTAGGTCAGGAATGTTGCGGAGCTTGTTTTCTTCCGCAGACTTTATGGTAACAAAGTGGTATGCTGTAACATTCCTGAAATTGGCGGAAGACTGAGGTAACGCTCCCCAAACCCTTTCGGATTCCCATCGCTTTCGAAACGAGTCCGCACCTTGTACGGTTAGTCTTCCATAATTGGTGATCCCTGATGGTAACGCTCCATCTTTTCTGCCATGTCAAGGCAGTGTAATGCTTCTATACGAAGGGATCGAAAAGTCGGGAAACGGTTTTAGCTTTATTACAGGTAAAGTTATTTTGGTTTGCTGGACGTTTCCCATGTTCTGGCGGAAGTGGTAGGATTCGAACCTACGTGACCATTTCTGATCCACACTGTTTAGCAAACAGGGACAATTAGCCTCTCTGTCACACTTCCAATTTGGCGGCGAGTGTAGGAGTCGAACCTACAAACCCATTTCTGAATCAAACTGCTTTCAAGGCAGTGCCGTGCGCCAATACGGTAGACTCGCCAATGTTGGCTCCCCACCATGGATTCGAACCACGATTCTGAGTTTCAGAGACTCATGTCCTGCCTTTAGACGAGTGGGGAATAGAATTTGGTTCAGGGACTAGGATTCGAACCTAGATAGCGAGATTCAAAGTCTCGCGTCCTGCCTTTAGACGATCCCTGAATAGAAGGTGCCATTTGTATTCCGAAAGCGGCACCATGAAACCTAGCGGGATTCGAACCCACGCTTCCCGATTACCTTACGGGCGCACTGCCATTATACTATAGGATCACTACTTACGCTGCGCTTACTCCGAACCCAACCTTACCGGGGGCGAGTGCCACGTTAGACACTCTATTTCAGCCGCACTTCGAATCCCTCTTATTTTTACACGTAGAGACTGACCGTGTTTTTTCCTCGCGAGAAAACTTTTTACCAAAGATTCTATCCCATCCTTCTGCGTATGCTTTTTGGTTTCCGCTTTTACTTCTTATTGTATCGCCAGTAACATCATTTTTCGCAGTCATGGTTTATCTCCGAGTTGTTTGGGGTATAGGACGGGATTCGAACCCGCGTCTTCTTGATTCACAGTCAAGGGCATTAGCCACTATGCTACCTACACCATTGTTGGTCAGGATGGTGGGACTCGCACCCACGGCTTCCTCGTTCCAAGCGAGGGCGTCTGCTGCTGACTTACATCCTGTTATTTATCTGGTACTCCTAACGGGATTCGAACCCGTATCGTTGCCTTGAGAGGGCAAAATCCTAGCCGTTAGACGATAGGAGCATTGGTCAGGCTTTTGCTGAGTCTTACTCACCACCGCGTCCGGTGGAAGCTTTACTCCCATTCGCATAACCGAATGGGTATGACCTGATAGCTTATTAGACGGGATGCTTGTGCTTGAAGGCGGGAGTCGAACCCGATGCACTGTCCCCAACTGGACTGCCCACTCTAGTTTTGGTGAGTTTAGTTGAGTTGCTGTAGTCATCCCATTAACTGGTGCCGATTGTTGGTTACGCTCCAACCTCTTATGCTTTTCAGGCAGACGCTTTCACTAGATTAGCTTAATCGGCAAAAATTTGGAGCGGAAGACGAGGGTCGAACTCGCGACATTTTCGTTGGCAACGAAACGCTCTACCACTGAGCTACATCCGCATTGTGTGGTGCCACCAGAAAGAATCGAACTTTCATTTAAGCTTTACCAAAGCCTCGTAATAGCCATTATACGATGGCGGCATATTTGGTAGCGGGTATAGGATTTGCACCTATGATCTTCTGCTTATGAGGCAGATGAGATTCTACTTCTCCAACCCGCAACTGATTGGTACCCCGCGACAGAATCGAACTGCCATAGCTGCCGTGTAAAAGCAGAGTTTTGCCATTAAACTAGCGGGGCAATGATTGGTAGTCCCGAAGAGAATCGAACTCTCATTCTCACCTTGAAAGGGTGGTGTCCTGACCATTAGACGACGGGACCATTGTTTGGAGTGCCTGATAGGAATCGAACCTACAGAATTTCGGGTTGCAACCGAACGCATTAGCCATTCTGCCACAGGCACATAAATTGGAGCCGCAACTCGGAATCGAACCGAGATAGGTTGCTTACAAGACAACCGTAATCGCCATTATACTATTGCGGCGTGGCGTCCTTATCAGGAGTCGAGCCTGAATTCCCACCTTCGGACGGTGGAGTGTTATCCGTTACACTATAAGGACAATGTTGGCACCCTCGGCAGGAATCGAACCCGCAATCCCACGTTCGTAGCGTGGCGTGATTTCCGTTTCACCACAAGGGCATTGAATTGGTGCGCACGAAGAGAGTCGAACTCTTAAGCACTTGCTTCTAAGGCAAGTAGGTATGCCAATTCCCGTCACATGCGCATGTTTGGCGTCCCGCTAGGGATTCGAACCCCAACTAATAGTTTTGGAGACTATTGTGCTGCCAGTTACACCAGCGAGACAAATTTGGCGTCCTCGGCAGGAGTCGAACCCGCACGAAACAGGGTAGAAGCCTGTGGCACTTTCCGTTATGCTACGAGGACAATGTTGGAGCGGGATACGAGAATCGAACTCGTTTAACAAGTTTGGAAGACTTGGACACAACCAATATGCCAATCCCGCATTAATCTGGTACCCTTGGTGGGATTCGAACCCACATAACCTACCTTCTGAGGATAGTATGTATGCCAATTCCATCACAAGGGCATTGGTGCGAGCGGTGGGATTCGAACCCACACTTAACAGGATTTAAATCTGTTGCCTCTGCCTATTGCGCTACGCTCGCGAAAGTGGTCGGAGATAAGGGATTCGAACTCTTGACATCCTGACCCCAAATCAGGCGCTCTACCAGACTGAGCTAATCTCCGATATTTGGTTCCCTCTAAAGGTAACGCTCCTTTGTCTTACGGTTATCAGCCGTATGCTCTACTTTTGAGCTAAGAGGGAAATGAACTTGGTACTCCCGGTAGGATTCGAACCTACACTACCCGGTAATCTGCCGGAAACGAGGATATAAGCCTCGGGTGCTGCCTTTACACTACGGGAGCATTGGTAGAACCACAGGGATTCGAACCCTGACCTTACGGGTTAAAAGCCCGATGCGCTAGCCATTACGCCATGGTCCCATCGAAAAAATGTGTTGTTGAAGACCGGTACATTTCTGCTTAGGAGTGCCACCATCTATTGCAATGGACTCACACTTTATTCCACCCGCCAGTTCGCTAGGCATATTATCAACAACACAAAATGGTGGGTGTAGAAGGATTCGCACCTACTCAGCCGAAGCAACAGTTTTACAGACTGCCGTGACTCTCTAACTTCACCGTACACCCATTGTTTGGCGCGTAAGACGGGATTCGAACCCGCACCCTCTTCCGTGACAGGGAAGGACACTAGCCAGTTGTGCTACCTACGCATTAAATCTTGTCGCGGACACTTCGCCGCCGCGACTCAGCTATATGTTTGGTGGGACCGCAGAGATTCGAACTCTGATCAAACTGGTTAAGATTTGGTGGGACCGCAGAGATTCGAACTCTGATCAAACTGGTTAAGAGCCAGATATAATTGCCGTTATACGACAGTCCGTCCCATATTTGGTGGAGGCTAGGGGAGTCGAACCCCTGTCTTCTCGGTGCAAGCGAGAGATAATCCCATTATACTAAGCCCCCGAAATTTGGCTGGCACGGTAGGGATCGAACCTACGACATTCTGGTTAACAGCCAGACGTTACTACCGCTGAACTACGTGCCAGTAGTTCCCGCTTACTAGATGCGGGGTGCATGTCGTTGCACAGACCCATGAAGGGACGCCCATCCTTTCGGAAAGGAAATGAATAAACCATCAATTGTTAAAGAGCAGTCAATCTTGCGAATGACTTGGGTATTAAAAAAGGTTCTAAACTTTCGCTTAGAACCCTTTTGGATACTCAAGAAATTTGAATTTTCAAAAGGGTTCAACCCATTGGCGCACTCCCGCTATTATAGTGTGAGGTTGCCAGTGTGCCGGTAAAGCTTTCGGGCGCAATGCGGCACTGGACGGATTTATCCATTCCTTCCAATCGCCATTGTCCCGATATTCTTTCCATCTGTGTTCCTTAGATTAAAAACAACTGCGTTTTCGCCTTAGTCATTATAACTCAGGCTTGGGGTCTTTGTCAACCCTACCCTCGTTGGGGGAGTCTAGCAGTCCACACTCCCGTAAAACTATTTAGCAATCATAGCAGAAAAAAATCCTAAATGCAAGAACTTTTTTCAACTTTTTTAGATCACCTTCGCAAAATAAATTCCAATTACAAAGCCGGTCATGATCAGCACGAACGAATCGTGATGCTTCCAACCCCACTCCGAAATTTTCATCATCATGTTTACCATTCTACTCCCTTCCGTAGAAAGAGTCAAGCTAAAAAATTTCTGTAGAATCAACTGCCTGACTTCGCCTTGCGGTTATCGCATATCCTCTTGAGGTTCTTATTAGAATGTCGCCAACAGACCGCACCATGAATTGATACTAGCGTCATGGTGTCGCCGCAAACCTTGCAGCGTTTCCGTTTCGGCATCCTGCTAGCAAGGGACTGCATTACGCAGCCGCCTTGCTTTCATAACCGTGCATCATGCCCTTGTGCCACTTCGCAGCCTCTTCCTGACGCTTGCGGAGCGCGTCCACCGCACCCTTCGCGAATGACTGCGCCATGCGGCGGCACTCAGCGAGGTCGGCAGTCTGCGGATTTTCGACTTCGCAGTTATGCGCCCAAACCCAAATCATGTCGGCATGGTTCTTGAAAACCTTACCATTCGGCATAACCTTGTCAACCATCTTCGCAGAGGTCGCGATACCGAGCTTCGGACGCATGACCGAGCGATAGCCCATGCCATACGGACGTTCGATGATGACCACAACCTTGCCGACAGTACCCTTGGGCGTGTTGCGTCCACGGACAACCTTGACAACGCGACCCTTGAACGCCGGATTCGCGTAGTCGGCATTGGTGTTGTACACCAGCTTTTCGTACTGGTCCGCTTCCATCTTGGCGCGGTACAGTTCGAACGCAGTTGCGTCCGCGTCAATCGTCCACTCAGGACGATCTTCCGGCTTCTGGTCATAGTAGCCGATGCAATCACGCGCCAGCGAACCATCGTCGCGCACGGAATACAGGAACATATGGTCTTCCCATATGTCCGACATGACCTGAACGACTTCGCTCGCCACGTAAAGCGAACGACCAACATGCTCAGTCACGCGACCCATGTCTTCGTACTTGCACGTTTCGTTCGACCACTTGGTGACTTTGCGATTCAACATGACCGTTCCTCGTTATCCTATGCTTTCATATTAGCAAGACGAGCAAGAAATGACAATGCTGAAAACTCTAATAGAATCAGGCACTTAGAGAGGGCATAATAAGCCCTTATAAATCAAGGACTTACGACTGCCCTCTAGGACGCTCTAGGAGCCTCTAGGAGCCGTTCTGCCGATAGCCGGTAGGGGTGCCTAGACTGCCCTATAAAAGCCGCGTAAAACGCCTCTACGGACCCTTATTCATGATGCGGACCACGCCGGGAAGGTCGGCATTGGCGCACCGGGAACCCATTTGAGAACGATACTCATTTGTACAATCCCGGCATGGGAAGAGGCGCGGCTTGGTATGTGCGATTGCTTCGACTTCGCCCCATGCTTCGAATTGCATCTTGGATGCAAAGCAAGCTGGATACTTGCGCCCCTTCATACTCTCTAAGAAGTTATTATAAGACTGCTGTAAGACTTTCATGACTGATCACCATCCTGCGCTTCGCTGATTTCACGCGACTTGAAGAATTCTCTAATGAATGCAGATTCCCAAATGTCGCTAGCCAACTTCGTACCTTCATTCAGACCGCGCCGATACGAGTAGACGCCCTGAAACGTGTACAGGAACATACACCACAGATAGAAGAAAGGATGCTCGTCAATGATTCCCATGTAAAGGAAACCAGTAGAGAATACAAGGATTCCACCGAATGTGATCCATTCCTCTTTCTTGATGCTCCACAGGAACGCAATGATCTTGTTAATAAAGTTCTTCATGTTATTCTGCACTCCAATTCAGGACGCGCTCTTCACGGAACGAACGCCAATCCTTCTTCTGCACATCCCACACCTTGAACAACTTCGGATCACGCCGCAGGGACGTTGACGCACCGGGAATACGATCCTCGGGAATGTAATCGGGATTCAAAGTGCAGCGCATTCGGCGCATAGTGTCATCAGCCTTACGGAACGTGACTGCAACCACGCCCTTGCGCAATGAATCGCGCAGCGACAGCACCGTGGCATCAGCCTCAACGTTGCCGATTACAGGAATGTAGCCATCCTTAGTCTGCGGCGGGTTCTGCGCCCACTCGCGGAACTGTTCAAACGTACCGTCGAAGATTACGCGCTTGTCTGCGTAAACATCCTTGACCACAACGCGAGTATGGAAAGGCGTCTTGTTCGCCCAATTCCCTGAATCGTCCTGCCACGCATGAACGTGATACTCGTATTCCTGACCGGAATCCTGATCCAGATCGGGGTCAGTCATGTAAATGCCACCAAGACCGATTTCGCTCTTGAGTGCAGTAATGACCTGTGCTGCCAGACAGCCCATGCCGTTTGCAACTTCGCCAGCTTTCATGTCCATCTGGAAACCATTGACCAGACGCATCGGTGCAATCAGGTTAGCTAACTCCTGACCATGACCGGTAGGATATCCATCGAACTGCCGATAGAAACAACAGAATGGCTGCTCTTTCTGGTAGTGATAGAAGAATGTAAGTGAACGTGTACCCATGATCTAACTCCTATTACATATCACGCTTGTCGCGGAACCCGATAAACACCGGGAAGCGCGGCTTGTCTTTCGAACCACCGGCAAAATACTTGTACTTCACGATCTTGCCTTTGAGGTTCTTCCGATTGTCCCACAACTCTTTACGAGTCGCGGCATCGTATCCTGTGCCAATTGCGAATTCGACCTTGGTCTTCATATCGCGAACCAGCAATGCGCCGAGTGTTCCCATCGGCACCATGTTGTCCTTGTGCGAGGAACGCTCAGTATGTCCGAGTGCGTTCTTCTTCGCTTCGTTGTCGTTGTGCAGAAGTTCCTGAACGTCAAGAATGTGCGCTTCCGAATCTTCGAACCGCTTCAACTTGAGTAGCGTTCCTTCATTCGTAGTGCTGCGACCAAACTTGTACGGACCCTGCGGATCGCGGATCATGACGCCTTCCAGCCCACCGTCAAGCTGTTTCGCTTCGTAGGCGTCGAGGTCTTCCATGTTGCGAATCATCGTATGCTTCACGACGGTAACATGTGCGCTCACATGCTTTTCAAGACTCTTGTAGCGGTCATTGAAACCACCGGTCTTGAGGAAGTTATCGAAAATCCAGAATGTGAAATTCGGCTCGCCGTCTTCGCTCATGACCGCAGAAACGGTCTTGCGATAAACGTCAGCCGCGCCGACTGCGCCTAGCATCAGTTCGCCGTCGAGTCCGTTATACTTGGCTTTGCCGATTTGCTTCTGCACGTAGGCATTCGGAATCGGCTTGAGACTGCGCGACATTGCAACACCGTCTATGATGATGCAGCGCACACCGTCAAGCTTCGGACTTGCCATGACCGGGAAGTTGATTGTGGAACCAACCTTGCCTGCCAGCATCGGCTTGAAATTCTTACTCATGATTACCTCGTATGGCAGCAGACAACGCGAGCGAGCGACTGCCACTTGGTCGGATGCGCCTTTTTCAGAGTCGCAACCTTGACCACCATACGCAGCGACAACTCGCGCATCTTGTCCTGATGGTCTTCGATGAACTTGACGATTTCCTGTTCATCGTTGCGCGTCATGTTCATGCCACGCAGCATACCCTTTTCCAGCACTTGCTTGATGCGCACCAGATAGTCGCGCTTATTCTTCATTGCCATGTCGAGATACATGGAGCGCGACACAAGAGCCGCGAAGTGCGGAGCAAGCTTGTTGCCACGCGCAATCAGCAGATCGAAATCGTAGTTAGTAATGAAGATGATCGTGCCGTCGAATTCGAACTCACGCGGCATCTTGTCGCCACCCTCGTCTTCCATCCGAATCTCGGACAGCCAAGACAGCTTGCGCTGGCGCGTAGTATCACACGCAGCCTTGAGCAAGTTAAGGGAAACGTCATCGTTGAAGATGCTATCCGCATCATCGAACACCACAACGGAACCGGGATTGCGGAACTCGTACAGGGTGCGATATAGACCAGTCGGGCGAACATAGCCGCGCACGATGGTATGATACGGGTTCATGCTGGTAAGCAACTGCTCAATTTCGTAGGACTTGCCCACGCCAGCGGGACCGGAAACGACAACTGCGCGAACGTCACCCGCGACAGCCGACTTAGCCATCATGGTCAACGCTGCGAAACGCTCGTCCAGCTTGTTTCGAATCTGATCTTCGGTTTCTACGATTTCCGGCTCTTCCGGTATCGCCTGCGCCGGATTGACACCGGACAGAATTTGCTTGCGAGACAGACCCGCAGCTTTGCGCTTGCGAGTCATACGAAAACCAGCCTTGGGGACGCCACGCGGCATTCAGTCACCTATATCCAATAACCAACCTATATTATTAGTCTATCGAAAAACCAATAATAACACAACAACAGAAATCACTTGGATTTCAATGACTTACGATTAGGTGCCTTTTTCGGCTTATTTTTAGAGTTTTTCATGAACCCTTCGACCTTGATTAGCTTTGCTTCGGCGCAAGCTAGAACATGGTCGGAATTGATTGGCGACTCTTCATCAATTAGTTTTACCATTGCAAGCAAGTCGCCTAATTCATGTTCAAGTCTTTCGCGGTTGGTCTTGCCTTCATAGACTGCATCAATTCCAAAACGAATGCATTTCGAAGCACACTGAGAAACCTCGGCACACTCTTCCTGCAAGATCGTCAGTAATTCATTCAGCCTGTTCATGACAAAACTCAACCGCTAGACTTTTCTTTTACTTTGTCTGCGAAGCGCGGAATGCACGATCAACCTTTTCGTTGACCTCTTCCTTGGTCGCGAACTTCGACATATCCGGCGCAACCGGAGTCGCAATCACAACGACCTGTTCGACACACTCAGGCAGTTCTACACCATCACGCTCAAGACGCCTACCAACCTTGGTGTTCTTAAGGATATCACAGACAGCCTTCTTCTCACCGATTGACTGATAAGCCTGCGCAAGCATGAACTTATAGCACTCCTGCGGAGTCCAACCGAATCCAAGGAACGCGCTACCGTGAATGTTTGATCCACCAGCGTTGCCGCCGACAGAACATCCACTAATCGCAAACGAACCCTGTGCTACGGACGGAGCCTGACGCGCCTCAGTGTAAGCGTAGTTTGAGCTATAGCTAGTCGCATAAGCACCACGCTCAGTGTTGTTATTCACAACTACTGCACCTTCGGCAATAGTAGCGGTTGCCGAAGCATCGCCACCTTCACCACCGTTGGCAGTAACGTCACCGACGCTAGCCGTATTGGTATTGGTGTTGTTAACATCATTCTGCACATTAACATTCGTCATGTTAGCATTCAGATTGGTGTTTTCATTCACCGCAACCGCGCCAGCTACCGCAGTCGCGTTAGCATTGGCTTCCTGTGACTGTGCCTGACCCTGCGCCTGTCCCTGAAACTGGAACTGACCCTGTGCCTGACCCTGCCACTGGTTGCCATCACCACCATCAGGTACCCATTCACCGTCGCCGCAGCAGTCGCTACCTTGACAGCTACCTACCTTTTCGCCATTTACCCAACATGCACCGGCAAATGCTGGCGCAGTAAACGCAAACAATGCCATCAAAACAAACAACTTCTTCATATCAATTACCTTTATCAACCTGACAGATTCAATGCACTGTCCTTTAGCATCCTTCACCAAGTGACCCCTGCTTTTGCAAAAGCCTGCCAAAGTGAGTATGCGACTGTTGCGACGGCTAACACTAAGGTTAGTCCCATTGCCCAAGTTGCTACTGTCTCTGGTTCTAATTCTCTAATCTTACTTCTAAGGCATTCCATGATTTTCTCCTGTACCTCGTTAATATTGCACTGCAACATTATACGAAAGTATATAGGGAAAGTCAAATCTTACCGTAGTAGTCACCATACTTCTCTTCAATACGCTTTTCCTGCATGGTGCGTTCGCCCGTATGTCTACGTGCGTTTCCACAACCATAGCAAGAACAAAGCTTACCATGATTAGTCAATAAATGAATCTGGTGTTCCACCCACTCGCGGTTTTGAACCATGCTTGGGTCTTCACCAAGCACCTTTGCATGATTCTCTACTCTCTTTCTCCACTTTACCTTATTCCGATGTTTCTGTTCAAATCGCTTTTGGCGTCTTGACTTGTCCATGGACTTCCTACTTCGGACCCTCAAACCACGCCACCAAAGAGTAGCGGGTACCTTGGGTTACTTTCTGTGCTTCGTGAATCATATTAGATGGGAATATTATAGCACAACCACGGTCCCTTTGTCCAGTAATTGGTGGGCTGTCTTTCGGATACAGGACTAGATCACCACCCTCATAAGTTATAGGATCAGTTAGTTGTATAACTATGGTTAGTCTTCTGATCATCTTACTACGATTCGTAGCGTGATAATAGAATTGTGTATCTGCGTGTTTACCGAAATGTCCCGCGTAAGCCGCATCGTATTCCGTGAACTGGACAAAGTTTAATGTGGTAATGTCGAATCCATGATCTACGCTGCGAGCCAGATTCCACAACTTATCGAAAATCCATTCACGATTATCTTCATTGTAAATGAAGCGAACCATGGATGTACGGAACTCTGGATCAATGCGCATTCCCGGTGCATATGCAACCTTTAATGGCTTGGATAAACCAAGTCCAATAATTCTCTGGCATTCATCAGTCGAGAATGCATTGACGATCATCGAATATGGCTGTACCATTGGAATAAGAATGTGGCTTAGACGTTCTTATTTAGTTTAACACCGGGGCGAAAGTTTTCAAATACACCATTCTTGTGTACTAGCTCGTCCCAATATCCTTCGGTATCCTTATAGAAAATCTGCTTATCACCGAATTGCTCATACAGATATTCCACTACCTGTTCAGCATCATTCGTTACGGACATGCACTGATACTGTTCGCAATCATCCGTAATGTACACGGCATCAGCCGTTACATGGTTTACAGTGAACTTACTGCGGAGTTGCCTTTTCATCGGAATCTCCCTGTGAGCCTTTATGAGTGCGTTAGCGTAACGACTCTTACCCACATTTTTTCCATAACAAAATAAAACAAGCTCAGAGGGGCGATAGCCCCTCTGAACTCTTTTCCAAGGATTACTTGTAGTCATACCTTGGGATACAGACCGCATCGCGAACGATGCTCTCTGGCGACAGGGTATCGAAGTCAGCCGCGAGGACTGCCTTCATGATTGCTGGCGAGAAGCCAGAAACCAATGCTACACCCTTCTCGTTGAACGTCACAGGCGCATTGCCGTATGATGCGTTCAGGTTCCAGAAGACCACAACTGGTACAGTGTATCCAGCCGTTGCGTACTGACGCTTGATGGACTCCATTGCGGAATCGTCAAACCGTGCGCACTGGTCGAACTGCATGTCCGACAGAATCAGGACAACCGAAGGCATGTCTGCCTGTGGCACATCGTTAGCCGTTGCCAGCTTGAGAATGTGACGGAATGCCGCGATCAGGTCGGTGTTCATTCCCCAATCAGACTGATTCATCTGGTTCATACGCTGCTTGAGCGTACCGGAAACCTTCTGAATCGCTGGACGCGCAGAGAACGTCAGGAACATGTCCTTGAACGCACCCTTGTTCTTGCTTGCGCAATACAGACCAAGGGAAAGCGAAACGTCAATGCACTGGACGTTTGGGTTGTTACCAGCAGGGCAACACATCGAACCAGAAACGTCTACCATAGGCAGAATGTTCTGATCGTCAATGTAGTCAGGCAGAGCCTTCCACTGCTCGTTAGCAACCGTGTCGTCGCCGCCGAAACGAATCGTCTTGATTACATCGTATGGGTAGACCGCAGACGCATTGATCTTGGTTTCACCCTTGACCAGCGACTCGCGATACTTCACGAAACGCTCCGCATCGTTCTTGGAGAACGCCTTCATGTAGCGCGACATTGCCAGCGAAGGAACGTGTGCGTAGTTGATACGCTCGTATTCCTTTGCGCACATTGCTTGCTCAACCGTGTTAGACAGGTTGACCAGAGTCTTACGGTACTGCTTTGGAGTCAGCCCGAATGCCTCACGCAGTTCTACCGCATGGGTACCCTTACGTGGCATCCACTTTGCCGCAAGACCGTTGCCAGCCTTGAGCGCAGCGTGAATCAGGTCGAACGCCTTGGACTTGACTTCTGGATTGAAGTTGAAGACCAGCAGATCGTCCCAACGACCAACCTCTGGAACCTTTTCCAGAAACTTAGTGTTCAGAAGAATCTCTGGCTCATGGATTTCCAGCCAGCGCAGAACGCTACGGAAAACCTCACGCTCACCGGCACCGCCGCGAACGTCACGCGCCCACAGAGCGATACGCAGTGCTAGGTCTTCGTCAGTCGCAAATGCGCGACGGAACATTGGAGTAATGTCCTTACCACGGCTTGCACCGACATTGTAGAACAGATCAACGACAGGACTTGCGGTATCCGCAAATGCCTTCATGTTGTTCTGAGTACGGGAAAGGGTTGGCGTGGAAACCGCCGCTGCTACGAACTTGTTCATATCGTTACCTCACTTACTGGATCAAGCTTTTTCCGAGTATGAGTCGAATTGGCTTGGGTTTGCTGAATTTGATCCAAATTTAAAACTCAGGTTAGCAGAATTTTCAGGTTATCCTTTGAACCTACACTCTACGGTGAACGGCGTAGCTGCCTGTGGTACCCCGAAGGGTTCGATTTTTTGGTTTGCTGAATCTAACCTACTTTCAATCTGACGGGTTTGTTTGCTTTTCCAATAGCGTATATTGCTGAATCAAACCCCTAAAATCGAAAATTCGTATGTGTATATAGCCTCTGATTAGTGACCTTTGTACAAAATATCAAGCGCGGGATGTTGAGACTTTACGGAGTTCTCATACCTTATCCTATGTATCTTTAGGAACAGTCTGATTTGTTTTCCGGTTTGACTTCCGGTGCAGGAGTTTGTTGTCCTGCGACCCTTTGCTTCATAGTAGGGTTGCTGAATACATCCCAATTTTTGCTTGATACGTACTATTATATAGACTAATTGATTCCTTGTCAAGTCTAATTTGAGTCGGGGTTGTAATCTCTGAGTAATACCTTAAGATAACTTAGAGATACGTTCTCCGAGAATAGCTCAGTGGTTTCTACCAACCCTTGAACAGCCATGTAAAAGCCTTCTAGCTTTCTTACCTTATCTAGTTCATCACCATGAAGAACAGTAAAATCAGTCATAACCCGTTTCCTCTTGCCATCGTCTGAACTCAAGATAATAGGCATTCTCACATTGGCGAATGGCTATTAGCTTGTTCTCATGCGATCCACTTTGCAACTCAGCCCAATGAGCGTCGGGCTGACACACTGCCCACGCCCACCGGAAACGGTTGGTAACGCTTGGACGTTCCATACACATTTCCGGTGGGCAGCGCATATTACTTGCTTCCCTGCGGGACGCTGACGAACGGAATCGCACCGCTACCAACGAACTGCGGCAGGACACCATTCCACTTGTCAATTGCGTTTAGCTCAACCAGCTTGGGATTCTCGCGCAGAGCATCACCACGAATACGGATAGACTCAGCTTCCGACTTCGCATTGATCAGCCGAGACTCAGCCTCGCCTCGCGCAGCTTCAATCTGCTTGTCAGCTTCGGCTTTGGCTTGTGCGACTTCATTCTCGCGCTGCTGTGCCTTCTGCGTAGCTTCAATCTTTGCATTGATGGCTGCGACAACCGAAGGTGGCAGACGGAACTCACCCGCCCAATATAGCTTTTCCAGCACGATGCCGAAAGGCGCAGTCTGTTCCTTCACGCGGGTTTCAACTTCTGCAAGCAATTCAGACTTGCCGACACCATAGACCGATTCAATCGGACGGCTGGAAGCTGCCTTAGCCAGTGCATCACGCACCATGTTGCGCAGATAGATATCGGTGATTTCATCAATACCCTTGCGATACTTCTGGAACAGGATGGACACCATATTCGGATCAACGTGATACGAGATACCAACGTCTGCCGAGACTACCAGACCTTCCTTTGTCTGGAATGAAATTGACTCGTCTTCGACTTCGGGAAGTTCCTTCTTGCCGTTGCCATTCTCGTCAATCCAGTCCTCAGTCCACGTATAGTTCTGAGTGAACGTCGGGAACAGATACAACTCTTCGTTGACGCCGATCCAGTAACGTCCCGGTCCCAACTCCTGTGTGTCAACGCCTTTCGCGCCACCCAACAGGTAGACCTTCACACCGACATTACCAGCCGGAACCTTGCTACATGCACCCAATGCGGCGACCATCATTAGTGCAACCGCAATACGACCAAACTTATTCATAGTGAAACTTAAACCTCTTCACAGTAAGAACCATCAGGATAACAGGAATAACCAATCCCGCACCTAACAGCATCCAATCATCTTCCGAAACTAGGAACGGTCCTAGCAACGCAAGATACCCAAGCCACGCTGTCACCAGCGTCCAATCCTGCCACTTCATATCGTTACCTCAATAAATCGCAGTAGTCGCCAAACTCACGATCAAAGACTTCGACAAGATGCTCGTAATCTCCGCTCGTCATTTCCTTATGAATCTTGGCAGTATTCTTGCCAAGTTCCTTACCCCAACGCCGCGCATAGGCTAGCAGACAGAAAGCGTTACCTTCCGGTCCTGTCAGATCAATGACCGGACGTTCCATTCCAGTTTTACGCTTAATCGTCATTACAGTTTCTCCACGGTAATTCTAACCACAATTGCATTCTTAAGAATCTGCTCTTTCTTTTTCACTCGTTCCCGATGGAAATCGGTGGGAAAGTAGCTATCCTTGTAACGCTCTTCATCGCGAGCCAGATTATTATACATCATTTCCTTTCCGTTTGCAAGAAAGTTTTCGGCTTCCTCGCGAGTCGGAAAAGTTGCGCTGGCGCGGGGAAGGTTATCATAGAATTCCGGTTGCCCGTAAATAATCTTCATGTAACCCTCTCCCGGCACCAGCACGGAGTAAAGGCACGATCCCGGTGTACGCAAATCGGCTTTTGACTTTTTCGGCATGTTACTTGCTCTTATATGTACCGCGAGCGCCGTGCAGTGTTCCGAGAAGAACCCACATGGCAAGCCATGACCAGAAGTTCCACGGAATCTGATTCGACACACCAGCCTGTTCCAGCAATTCATTCACTGCCCAAATTGCTAGTGCTGGCGACACCAGCATCAACAGAACGATAATAACAACCAAAACAAGAATAGGCATTAGTCTATCTCCACTTCAAACTTGGCGTTGAACGCGCCGTTGACCTCGTAGCCATGATAGCCACGCGGATTACAAACCACGCGACAGTTGCCAACTTCATAATCGAAGCTATAATGCGTATGTCCATGGAACCAATACTTTAGATTCGGATGATCAGCGATCCAATCACCCAACTCCGTGAAGTATGCGTAATTGAGAATGTCACCAGTAAACCGGCTATGAACGCTCTTGCCGCATGGTGCATGGTGAGTCATGACAATGTAATTCTTGTCAATGTCTTTCCACTCGTACATGCCAGCGATCAACTCTTCCAGAGTTTTCTTATGCTCTTCCATAGCATCGTATGGAGTAAAGTTACCCACATACGGAGTCTTCACATGCCCGATAACCGGCTCGTTACCTTCCTTGAGTTTCTTGATGATCGTGTGATCGTTCATCTTATCCTTAGCAGCATGAACCGCGAACCAATCACCATCATTGTAATCAGTCCACAGAGTGCCGCCGAAAAGACGCCAGTTATCATTCAGGTCAACGAATTGCTTATCCAGCAATGTGACGTTGGTACCCTCAAGAGCCTCGCGCAGAATGTCCGCAGTATTGTCGAACATTCCCCGATAATGCTCATGATTGCCCATGATGTAATAGACGCGATCATACTTCGCGCATTCGGTAAAGAAAAACTGCTTCCACCGATTCGCGAACTTCCGCGCATCCTTGTCCGTGCGATTCGGGCGCATGAGTGCAGCCACGGTAATGTCACCCGCAAGCAATAGCGTTTCGCCGCCGTGCAGGGTGAACTGCCCGAACTCTAGGTGTAGATCACTTAGGACTTGAATTTTCATTTTAGCTTTGCTAGTACCGCAGCAGAATGCTTACACTTGTGCCGGAACTGATATCCGGTGCAGTTACACTCTGCCTTGTTTCCAATAACCGTGACAAGGTATTCCTTTTTCTTGTCGCTTGACTTGACGCGGAATGCGCGAACCTTTGACGCGAGTCCCTTGCCTTTGATGTATTCCAGCTTGACCACGTTTCCCATGGCAATGTTGCGCGAGCGCATCCGCTCGTCGCCTGTCATGTTGAACGTATCCGGCTTGTCGCCTTTCATGGACGGCAGCACGGTACCCTCGTAGGTGTATTCTACGAAAGGTTGCTCTTTGTACGTGTAGATGTAGTAATTGCGGTGCCGCGTAGTGACGCGCACCACATTACCGACTTGGGGAATGTTCACGCGAAATCTCTCAGCCAGCCTCGCTTGTCCTTAGCCCGATTGTATTGCTTCGCAGCCGGAACCACGCGCATACGGAACTCAGGAGTGCGCACCCGCTTTGCTACGGGATTGCCACGGTAAAGCTTGACGCGATTGGTCATGACTGCATTGCCTCGTCTACGTAGTCGAGCGCCGCATTTTCCTCGTCTTCGGGACGCTCAATCGGCTCATCCACGCGCACGAACGAAACGAACTCGTCGCGATCAAATGCGTAGGTGAGAATCTTCCAGATTGCGTCTGGCGACATGCATTCGCCAAACTGCATACGGATGTTGCGCTCGTCGCGGAAAACCGTGAGAATAAACATTAGGCGTAAACCCTTTCAAAACCGATGCTGTTCACCATGAACAACTCGCCGCGCTCGGTTTCCAGAATGTCGCCAACCGACACAGAATGGTCAAGGAAACCCTCGCGAATATCTTCCTGCGGACCAATGTTGCCAATGCGGAACGCATCGTCAAGATCATCAGTCGCCAGCTTCGCAACCGGCACGTAGTGTTCGAAATACGAACGATCCCAACGCTCCGATCCGTAAACCGAAGAGTCAAGATACGCTTTCACTGCCGGATACGCCTTGCAAGCGGCATCCCATCCAAGTGCATTGACCTGATCATGGTACCGTTCCAGCGAAATCTGCCACACGCGAAGCATCATCAATCCTTATCAAATCACCCTATACTTACAATTCTACGGGGTTTTGTAAAGAAACACAATAGGGGAAACCGGTTAGAAATCAACAACTTACGATATGCCCTGTAAGCCCCTGAGAAGCCCGTAGAGAGGCGCAAATTTTCGGGGTGCTAGGGTAGCGGGGGTGCCTTTTGAGCCGTTTTAAAGCCTTTCCAGTGCGCTACGAGCCACAAATACGGTCCTTGGTCGGTGCGGATGTTCGACTACGGGAAGGTACTCGGTACCTTCCCGCAGGACAGTCTTTGCCTTTCGGTGCGCATAGTAAACGATTCCATTGATCTTATTTCTATACTTGATAAGATCATCTGTAATCGTCCCATTCTTGGTCAAGGTCCGCATCGTCATAGTCCTTTGGATCGAACTTCCAATTATCTTTGTGATCATCACGCATTGCGCGTCTTTTCACTCGTCTTTCTTTAATCTCTTCATGACTAAACTGAGTATTACTGCGATACTCATACCGCTTCTTCTTGGACATGTTACTTCTTGGCTTTCGCCTCTTCCTTCATATTGTTTACAAACATCGAATACAATCCCCACTCTCTGCCGTAGGCTTCGATTTCCCATGGTGAATTGTAGTAGTCTTCATCATTGCTCATATCATAGTTATACACATCACCCTTGTAACGAACGTCACCCGATACGTAATCGAACAACTCGTTATTCAGGTATTGCTTTGCGTGAACCAATTCGTGACCCAAGTCGAGCATAACCTTCTTGAGTCGCTTGTAGTTCTTCTTCGCACCCTTGTTGATGTGAGTAGCTGACAGAATGAGTGTAAACTTCCTTCTGCCGTTGTCAAGACCAGTATGGATAATCCATGCTCCATACTTCTTCATATCGTGATAGTCTTCCTTTTCCGTTAGGTCTTCTTTCCTCAAGACCTTGATGTTAAAGTCTGATTTACGAATGATTGCATTACGAACAAATTTGTTTAATACAAACTTCGAATAGTGTTTCAGCAATTCACGATCATCCTTTTTCAGATAAGGACTCGTAACCCTGATCATATCCGTCCCCCGTATGTAAGAGGTTGATAATAATACCCGTTCTATTTAGGAAACACGCAGGAGTAAGGTGTCCTTATTGATCCTGCCGTTCATCTTGGTCGGTTTCGCCTTGATTCCATCCATGACGCGGCGCAGCGATACCTTGCCGCCCGTAGTCACAGTCGGCAGCACCTTTTCCGGCTTACGCAACGTCTTCGAAATGCTGCTATCTGCACCGAAATTCTTAATTGTGCTGCCCTTCACCAGTAGCCCTGCTGCGTCGAGCGCGTTGTATACGCCCAACTTGCGAGTCTTGGTGTTGTAAATCCACAACTGTTCTGCGCCGATGATCTTAATCGGATCAACAGAGGCTAGTTTGAGCGAATCGTCCCTGACCTTGTAATTTAACTTAGCCACCATCTTGTCAAAAGACATTGGCTTTTTCTTGCGCGGCTTACGTGCCTTGCTGACGTTCTGTGCCAGACGCTCCGCATCCTTGATGATGTTGGCGTAGCACTGCAACAGGTTCATCAGCCCCTTCTTGCCGTAAGCTGCATAACCTTCGGAAAGGGACTTGTCCTTGCCCTGCGCAGCTTCGAATGGTTCCAGCATTTGCTGCCGAAAGTGATTGATAATACGTGGCGCATGAATTGCCTTTACGTCATTATCAATCATCCACTGGTAAGCATTCATCTTGCTGGCATCGCCACGAATACCGAAATCGTCTACCAGCCCTTCCATTTCACCGATGATTTCTTCGGTCTTATTACGGACTCGTTCCTGAATAGAAACAACATCACCGGGATCAGTACCAGTCTCACCCTTGCGCTGCTGCTTGATTAGTTCCAGTTCCTTCATACGAGTTTCATATGATTGCTTGGAAACCTTCGGCAGCTTATATCCTCGCGTTAGGAGTCGAGTAACCCATGCTGTTGACTGAAAATCGCGAGCAATAGAAACCGGAACGCCGAGATACTTCGCAGCGTCCTTCTCGTCCTTGTTGGCATTATACCAGTTCAAGGCTTTTGCAAGATCACCCTGAGTAGGAACCTTTTTCGATTCCCACACTGGTTCGCCGCCAGCCTTTGTGCTGACTGCGATATATCTGCGCTTAGGCATTTTAATGGACGCTCTTGATATTGTCCAGCCGGAAACTGCGCCAGCCGCTCGCATCTACATCCCACGCGGAAACTGTCAGTGGCGACTGTTCAAGCAACATAGGTGCCTTGTTCCGATACTGCTCTGGAAGATACTGCGGCAACAGAGTGCAGTTCATCACGCGCTCCGTACCGTCAACCTTCGTAAACGTCACCGTCACAACAGACTTCTGCAACATTTCCACCAGCGAATTATAATCGTACTTCATATTAAATCTCACCCGATTCAAGTTTCGACATGAAGTATTGTACCGTAGATTGCAGTCCTTTGTCAAGGGGAACCTGTGGACCCTGCCATCCTAGCGTAATTGCCTTAGCAATATTAGGTTTACGCTGCTTTGGATCGTCCGCTGGCAGTGGCATAAATGTAATTTCAGAATCACTACCTGTAAGAGCAATTACTCTTTCAGCCAGTTCCAGCATGGAGAACTCACCGGGGTTGCCGATGTTCACCGGCTCGCGACATTCGCTGTGCCAGATTTTACTAATGGCATCCATAAGATCGTCAACATAACAGAAAGAGCGAGTCTGATTGCCGCTGCCGTAGATCGTGATAGGTTGTCCCTTGAGTGCCTGCACGATGAAGTTGCTTACCACACGACCATCATTAGCAAGCATACGAGGACCGTAAGTATTGAATATACGCACGATGCGAATGTCAGTCCCCTTTTGCTTTTGGTAGTCATAGAATAAAGCTTCGGCTGCTCTCTTGCCTTCATCATAACAAGCTCGCGGTCCAAACGAATTGACTCTGCCGCGATATGTCTCTGGCTGCGGCGATACCTCTGGATCACCGTAGACTTCCGAAGTAGACGCTTGAAGAACCTTACAGTTCTTTTGTGTAGCCAGTTCAAGGACATTGGTTGCTCCCACCACACAAGTCAATGTGGTTTCGATTGGCATGTTCTGGTAGAAGGGCGGCGAGGCTGGACAGGCTAGATTGAAGATGCCGTCGAATTCGTCATCCGCAAAATACTCACACAGATTGATCAGTGTGATATCCAGACTTGCCATCGTGAAGTTATCATAGTGTGCAAGGTAACGCAGATTACTCCCGTCGCTAGACGAGAAGTTATCTACTGCTATCACTTCATGATCACTCTTGAGAAGTCGTTCACACAGATGGCTACCGAGAAATCCCGCACCACCAGTTACCAAATATTTCATATCAGTTCACCGTAAGTTTCATTAACCTCTTGGCTTCCTTTGGATGGAAACCCCATTTGTCCATGATCAAGGATATGTGATCCTTGAACTCTTTGGTGTTCTTCGAATTCTTCTTGTACATCAATCCATGATATCCAAGCTTGCCGATTCGCTCGACATAACCGAATGGATCACCAATAATAGCTGTGAGCGTTTCCACTTCATCAGGAGTCCTGAACATCATGATGTTATACTTAAAGCCCATATCCGAGGGAATTACACTTTCCTTTTCCTTGGACTTAAAGAATTGCATGACGGTAATGACTTCTTCATCCGTCTGCTTTGAAACCCACAGAACCGCATCACAATTTTGGATCAACTTTTCTTCCTCTATTTGTTCCACGATTGAGTTTCTCCGTATCTCGGGTTGCTAGACTGTCGCGCATGTAACACGCAAGAAAGAACGAGTCCACAATATCCGTTACGGGGGAATCCAATCGCTTGCTCTTCCCGCCAAAGATATCTATAAGGTCTATTTCAGTTAACTCATAGAATGCATCATACATTCCCTGCTTATTGGCATTACCCTTTCCGGTAGCATACTTCTTTACTACCGTAGGGGCGACTGTTGCAAAACGATAACCGTTCTTATACAACAGATATTTCATTATACCACAATTCTCTGCAAGATGAAAGACTCTTCCTTTACTGCCGAATGAGTAATCTTCAATTAGAATTTGAGTTTTCTCTCTATCAAAAGGAGCTACAATGCTCAAAACCCATGATGCAATGTTTTCGTATCGTTGCTGATCTACCAGATATTCATCGTGCTGGTCGCCAAGGATGTTTAGGACTTGTCCAGTATACTTCTTGTTATCGTGTAGAAAATAGAAGTAGTTATCCGCGAAGACCTTGTTGTTGCTTACGCAGACGCAGGGACAGGTCAGAGAATAATCTATTCCTATGATAGTCATTCTTAGTCCAGCAGATCGTCATCATCGTCCTCATCATCATTCCAAAAATCATCTTCATCTTCTTCATCATAAGAGTTCACAGACTCACCACAGAACGGGCAAGTATCAGGACTTAGGTAATCGGTTTTGTCATCCTCATAGAGAACCCTGTAACTCGCGCTACAGTTCTCACATTCGATTTCTTTTTCTAGTTCCATAATCAACTCCTTGTGATAGCGGTAATTCTGTCAATCTGTTTCTGAATGACAGGAACCCGATTCTCCCATTTGATGAATGGCTTCTCGGGATTCTTCATCAGATTATATAGGAGCGGAAGGATAAGCCTTTCAACCTCTTGCAACTTTTGTTTATAGGTTTCTTCCGCAGTGGCGGTAGCAGTCTGGACTACGGGGGCTGAAACCTCGTCCGTGTCGGCAAACGAGAATCCGAAGTCATTGGTATCGTCCAGTTCCATAGCTTTCTTGTTCATGGTGCGATCTTCCAGTAATAGCGTTGATAGAGCATGTCTTCGGTAATGATCTTACCATCATTAAACTTAAAATCCATGGACTTCAATTTGTTGCCGTGTGCCATGACAAAGGCATCAATGGCTATCTTCGGGTGATTGTACACATCAGTTGAATTTCCATTATAGTCATCAAAGATAATTGCACCGCCGACGCGAGCCAACTGGAACGCCATAGCCGCATCAAAGAATACATCCGATGCAACGTGCGATCCGTCCACGTAAACTAAATCGAAATCGCGAATTCCATCTACTGCCAGCTTGGAAAGACATTCAAGGGAAGTTCCAACCAGCTTGAGGACTCTTGCAGTGTGTGGTACCTTTCGCGTAGCTAGTTCACAATTAATGTCAAAACGCTTCTGCACCTTGTCGAAGTCTATTCCTTCGTGTTCTACACCACCCTTCCAAGTATCCACGCAATAGATTTCCACCGGAACAGATTTACCAATAGTCTCAATCATGAAAGTGGTAGCTCGACCTTCGAACGATCCAATTTCAAGAATCTTCATTGGGTTCAGTCTGGTGAGAAGTGTCTCCCACAACACCGCATGGCGACTAAACCAATCTGTGGTGAATTCGTATTCCATTATCTGTTGTCCATGTAGATGATCAACTGCGCTCCCATTGCTCTTGGATGCCACCAGTTGTAGAATCCCCAAACGTAAGTGTCATCCAGAATTTGTTCCGATACGTCCTTCCAGCTATGCGCTTCGAAGACGAGGTATGGCTTCTTTCTGCCGACCAGATATTGATTCTTGAATTCGATGAACTTGTATACGAACTCGTCGCTATGATTGATCTGGCTCAGATGCCACTCACCAGCAATGTATCCTACGTTATTGGTGAGGAAGTTCTTGTTTGCTGGTGTGAAAATATCATACTCGCATCCCTCACCGTCCACCTTGAGGAAGTCAATGTATGCAAGCTTGTTCTCGGCAATGAATTCATTGAACGTCTTGACCTTTAGAACGTTAGGCTTGGTTGCGTAGATATAGCGGAACGCGGCTTCGTCAGTTCCGAATGGAATCTCTGTTGAAGTCTTGCCGATAGCGTACTCACAGATTGTTGATGGAATGTTGTATCGTTCCAGATTACCCCTCAACGCCCGTACCATCGAAGGTGATGGTTCCACTCCATAATAGTGCTTGATCTTCCTGTCGCGAATTGAGTATGGGAACAATCCGACATTAGCTCCGATATCCACAACCACAGAATTATCCTTGACTGTGGTAAACTTCTCGTATTGCTTATTCAGTACGATTTCCTCATGAGCAAACCGCCTGAATATTTCGTCGTTGTCACCGAAGTCAATCTTATCGGTTGGTGGATCGTATTCGCACCAACGCTCGCCCTCACCATACTGTAGATCGTATGGATAATGCTCCCATCCCTTGCGCCGCCACTTGAGGTCAACTCCCTCACGCGGGAATGACTTGAACAGCCGATATGTCCAGATGGTGGAAACATCGTGCGCCTCTGCCCACTGTGGAGCATTGTCGAAGAGATACTTCTCAGGATAGATCAGATGCATGTACACATCAGGATTGAACTTGGCAATGTAGTTGGCACAGAGGTATGTCTCTGAGCGAGTGAAATGGTTGTAATACTTCCAGAGTTTATCCTTCGGAATGTGTACTCTGTCAGCCAGTCCGATTTCCAATGGGCAATCGAAGAGGCTAGCCACCGAAGTACGCAGTCCCCAAAAGATATGATCCCTTGGATGATACTGTAGCTTTGGAAAGTATCCAGCCACGAAAATCTTCTTGTCCCTGTCAGGATCGTTCATGAAGAATTCGTACATGCGCCACATGCTCTTTTCGTCATAGACCTGATCCGTGCGCATCTTGCCGACGTATCTGGTCTTGGACAGGGCTACGCCTGCGCGAGAAGTGACGATCTGTAGATTGCGATTGTCCGTACCGAAGAACATTGGCTTCTTGTTCTTCGTAACAACGACTCTTGGATTAGTCCAGTTAGGAACAACATCGTCTTCCCAACAGGAAACGATGATCTTGTTTACGAACGGCAGCTTAAGATAGTTTACAATGACCTCATCGGTTTCTTCCGTATACGGTCCCTGCAAAACGATATCCATCTTGTTTTCTTCTGGCACATCCTCTACACTGTCTGCCTTGTGGTAAACAACAACAGTTGGCTTTGGAACATACGGCACGTTCAGTGATTTCAGATTGTTCTCGACTGCCACGGTGTGAACATCGTCCATATCGTAGGTATTCCAGAGTTCTGCGAACAGGGAACGCGACTCGTTTGGCTTGCCCCACCACCATGCGCAGACTGCCTTTTCAAAGATCAGTCCGTACTTGCCGGGATACTCGACCCAAGAGAGTAGCGGTCCTGCGGCTGTGGTGTCAGACACCTTCAATCCTAGATCGGCGTACATATAGCCAGTTGGATGATCCTGAATACGCTCGTAGTGACGCGCTAGCAGGAAGTAAGCTTCTGGACGCTTCGGCATCAGACAGATAGCATGTTGGAAATAGCCGCGAACCGAATTGGCACGTTTTCCCTGACGATCCAGACACAGACCAATCTTCAACAAGCACTCGTAGGCTAGCTGCGGATTGTGTGTCCTATCCGCGCAACGCAGGAAATAGGATGCTGCTGCCGCAGTCTGTCCCATGCCCTCGTATTCAAGAGCGACGAAATAATTCAACTCATAGTTATCTGGATCATTGGCTAATTCTTGAATTAGCCTGACCAGACGATCATATGATACGGGAACAACTTGCATCTTATCCATGAACGTATTCCTCAATAACAACTCGCGGCACATTCAGCATGTAAGCTGCGTTGTCCTGAAATCCAAAGGTAACTAAGAAGTTGCCATTGTGTTCAGTCATACCGCAACAGAACTCAATCTCACCACCCATGAAATCAAAGATTTCACCTAGCTTGATACACTTCCAGTTCTCGTCCCACACAACGAACGCATGACGATACTGCGCATTCTTTCTTCCTGCTTCGCTCTTGTGGAACTTGGTGAGAAGATGCGTAATAGCAATTCGATACTTACCGAAAGGAATGACCTGACTGCCGCCACGGAAATCTACATTGATCGGATACGTCTTGTGTTCGCCCACAAAGACACTGGTGCAAGTCTTCGCCTCTGGATCAACCTTGACCAGTTCAGTTGGATTAGTCCACTTGATATAATGGAATGGCATATCCACAACCGGCATCCAGTTCTTTTCGCAATAGGTGTCATCCTTCCCCGGTGCTGGAATGCGCCAACGGGAGACTTCCCGCAGAACATTATCGTCGCCCATCTGAATCTCAGATAGTTCCATGCGTCCCTGTCCGTTGGTTGTGGTATCGCGACGAACGCCAGTCATATACAACTTACCATCCCAACGCACAACTCGCGCATCTTCCAGACCAACGAAATCCCAAATTGGCTTTACGTCAAGCTTTGATGTATCAACTCTATGGGTTGACTTGAGATTCAGATGCCCATCAAAGGTCATCATGTAGTTGGTTGTAGTTAGAGTCAGATCGTCCTCTGGACAGAGATAGACGAGCGGACCCCACTGGTGTTCAAACCTTCCCCACTCCGAATGTAGAATGGTATACTGGCAGTGACGAACATTACAGAGAATGTTGTCGCCATCCTTGTAAATGCTAGGATTGAATAGACCAGTTCCCTTGGTAGGGAACTCACTTGGCGAAATTAGCAGGGGAGTAATACTACCCCCTGCCCTCAGTGTTTTTGCAACAAAGTTCATAACTCACATACTCCTGCTGAACAGGCTAACGTCTTCACATTTTCAGTGTTGTCGGTTTCCTCATGGAACTCCGTCCAATCTATATCTAGGTTCTGAGTAGCAAGCAATTCCTGATACTTCTCTTCGGTGATCGTTTCGTATGGAGCCTGACGATATGTTCCATTATCACGCGGCAAGAAAGAAACTCCCGACAGGGTTTCAATGTTCTTGTATACCCATGCGCCAACTTCCATCCACTCATGCTCGTCCACATAGACGGTGATGGATGGCTTGTGTTCACACCAATGTTCCTGATACAACTTCCACAGTTCCAACTGCTTAATTGCACTTACATCCTTAACGGTGATGGAATCCTTTGGCGTCTTCATCGGGAATGAGAAAACCCAATTAGACTTGCCATACGTATCCTCTTCGGCTACGTAACCCTTGCTGATCATGAAATTGGCTAGCGGGTCTTTCTTGTCAGCACGAACACGGCGAATGTAGTGGTGAGCATAGCGCGGGTGAATGCCGCTGGCTGAGTCTACAAGCTGTGACACGGTGCCGGATGGCTTGACGCAAGTGATAGCTGCGGCTGGATTGATACCGAGTGCCTTGGCAAATTCCTTGTTGGTCTTGACCGCTTCCTCACGCAATGCAGGCAATAGGAATTGTAGTACATTACCTTCCATGCCGGTTTCCCAATACTGCCCACTGGTGTAGATGTTATCCATAATACCAGTGAGAGATACCCCTAGCAGTGCTTCCTCTTCCGTGTTGTTCTTCCAACGCTTGTTAATATAGCGGAAGTTAGTTTGTGTAGCCTGTAACGTTCCGAGAATCGTAGCCAGACGAACCTTACGTAGCAGAGTGTCTTGAGTGTCCGATTCCCTGACTACGACCTCGGAAAGATTACAGAACTGATACGGGCGCAGAATAATTTCAGAACATGGGTTAGTACCATAGTCCACGTTATCATCACGCCTGCCGTACTTGGCTGCGACAGCTTGCGAAGCCTGACGCGAGAAGAATCCGCGCTCGCCAGACTTCGAACGATACAGAGAGAACCACTCTTTCATGAAAGTATCCATGTCTGGCTTCTGTTCATAGACCGCAGAATTGTTGGCTAGCGAGCGTTGCCCATCAGCCAGCCACCACTGACCAGCCTTCGCGTTACGCAGATGGTCATCGTTCAGGTCAGAAAGACTGATTAGTGCGGAGCGTCGAACGCCACCACACACCACAATGTCTGCGATCTTACAGACGATATCGTGGCATTCCAGCGTGGTCAGCTTGCGTCCACGCGCTTTCATGAACGTGCGCTTGCTGAACTCAAGCAAATCTACTAGCGGTTCCGGTCCCGACGCTCTGCCGCCGAAGGTCTTGAGCCTTTCTCCTGCGGGTCGGATTTTCGACACATCGTACTTAGCGATCTTGCCGCTGTAGAGTAGGCTAATAAACTCGCGATAACCAGTAGCCCACCCAAGCTTAGAGTCGCGAAATACAACCGTGGTATCAGTTTCGTAGAATTCATCTGGAATCTCCGGTAGCTTGTTTACGTAGCGCGACTCAACCGAGAATCCAACTCCGGTGCCGCACATGAGAATGTACATGATTTCATCGAATGCTTTTGGATTGTCAATGACCAGATACGAGCAGTTGTATCCTGCGACCTGATCTTTCTCCAATGCAGTGCCAGCCGTCATCAAGGCTCTCATCGAAGGCATGACTTCCAGATTCAGAATTGCCGTGCGCAATTCATCCCACGGAACTTTTTTGTTGTTGTTCGTATACTTCTTGAAATAGTTAAGATAACGATCAACAGTTTCGTCCCAAGTCTCACGGCGTTTCAGTTCATCACTGTAACGTGCGTAGCGACTAATGTGGATGAAATCCTGATAAATGGTAGGTAGACGGCTTGACATTTTATTATCCTTCTAGTGATTTCTTGAACTCTCTGGTAGCTACAGGCACAACAGGTTCAATCAACTGTAGCATGGCTTCCGCATAGACGCGGATTTCATACTGTGAATGTTCGTGAAGTCGGAGCCGCAGGAAATGGAACAGGTTGTGTAGATCAACCGTTGCGAACATTCTGCTGTATGCCCCGACAGGCAGGACTGATCTGGCTAACTCGCGAGGGCAACCCTCTTTTACCAGAACACGATACATTGCAAACGCTTGTTCATTGTGACTCTCAATAATGTCACGAATTCCTTCTGCGTTTGGATGCTGCTCCGTAGTGCGCATCTGCTTATTGCTGGAATGCTGCTGAGTAATATTCTTCAACTCAGGGACATAGAATCCTTCATCCAGTTCTGTGTATCGTGCGGAGATTTCGTTGTAGCTCCATGTGCGGTGACGATGCCACTGCCGAAACACAAAGATGGGAGCTTTGACTTCGAATGTAAAGACCACCGATTCGAAGGGAGAAGTGTGCTTATTCTTCATCAGATAAGCAATCAACTTCTCGTCTTTCTTCTCGTCGCCTTCGCGCCAATCTGCGTCATAGGATACTCTGGCAGACCTCACAATGGAAAGATCATTTCCCATCGCATCTACCAGACGCACGAAACCGTTGTCTAGTACATCCACCTTATATGGATTATTCTCTTCACAATGCTGTTCCCACTCGTCCATAATCATGACCTCTTCCATTGCATAAACTTTAACGTAGCCGGAATACCCTGTACGGTATTCTCGGTAATCAACTTCATCACATCAACCCCGCCTAGTACCATATCATTGATATCTTTGTACGGTAGGTCGGCTGGAAAGATACAGACCTTGTATCCTTTATCTATGGCGACTTCAATCTGCCGCGTCAGTTCTCGGTTCCTTGGTTCGTTGTCGTAGACGAGAGTCCAGTCAACGTCTGGAAATACTTCCGCTGCACCCACAAGATGGGAATCCCCGGTAGCAACGCAATTATCAACAAACATAGAATCAAACTGTCCTTCAACTGCGAACGCTGGCTTGGTGGTATCCAACCGTTGTGTTCCAAATAATTTTCGATCATGCTCGGCTACCTTAACTGAGATATAACGCATCTTTGAGTTCTCTAATGCTCTGCCTGCTACGACTGTTGGATTACCCTTGTCATCCGTAAACAACAACACGATACGAGCATCTGCTGGAAGCTCGTTCTTGCCATGGTCGGGGAAGTCCGTATCCATGAAGTTCTTGAAATTTTCGGTGAAGTAAATCTCGTTCCAGAACTTCTCAGGTATACGACGGTTTAGTATATAGTCTTTGGCAAAGTGCGAATCGGGTAAATCGGAAACCCTTGTCAGGCTTAGAGTTTTCGGCTTCGATGCGAAGTGATCAAAGGCATTTCCCTTTAATTCCTCAAAGTCCGGTTTCTCCACCGGGGAGTGTTTGTTGTTCCCCTCGGAGTATTTCTCTAATACGTATTGCTTGTGAGCGTAAGGATCAAGGAACTTCAAGAAATTATTGAAGGTGGTTCCCTCGCCGCAGTTGTGACACCGATAAAAGTAATCGTTGCCCTTGCGATAGACGTAACCACGCGCCTTTGACTTACTCTTCTTAGAGTCAAAGCAGTACGGGCAGCGGAAATTATACAGGTCGGGTTTCTTTTGAGAGAAACGCTCAAGCCTGAATTGTACCTGACCTAGAAATTTGCGATCAATAAAGACACTCATGCGGATAGTATAGCATGAGTTTTGGGGTTTTACAAGTTCTTTTCAGCCCAATCTTTAGCTGCTTTGAGTCCACCCTTGTAGATATATTTTAGTTCCTTATGCGTCTTAGCATCATGAACTTTATAGGTGGGAGTCTCGTATGGGCGAGTGGCGTTCGCTCTAATTGTAGCTACATGTTCGCCGTCTTTGTGGACATGGTGAACCGCAGGAGTGCGGGTGTTATCCATTCCCCTGCCGTAAGATTTAGATGCAGCCCTGAATTGCTTGAAGGTGATCATTGAATAAATTTGTCTGCATTTTCCGCAATTCTGGATAGAAGCCAGCCGACAACAACCGCGCCGCCCACGACGATCCAACGCCACTTATCAAGATCAGCAATCTTGCGTTCCTGATTGGTGTTCATTTCTTTCATTTCAGCCCGAAGAGATTTCATTTCATCAAGTACGGCTTTCTCGGTGGATGCTATGCGATCATATACATCCTTGATTTCTTCTGCGTTTTCGTATCTGCGATTTTCGATCATTTCTTGTATCTTTCCTAGAGTTACGTCGAATTTACCGTAAATCACATTGAAGAAGTTGACCTTCTCCTTAAGCGCACTCAACTCAATCTCCATTTTGTTCAGCTTGTCTTCGAAGTCCATCACTTAGCTCTCTTCTTTGCCTCGGCGTTTTGACGCTCTACTTCTTTTTGTGCTTCAAGCAACCATTTCTGTAACGACTTTAGCTGCTCGGCGTTCTGCTGGCAGACGGAGTAGTTTCCGATAACGGTGTCGAGGGCTTGAGTGTCTTTAATTCCAGAGGCGGCTTCATCAGCGACTCGGGCGGGGTCGGCATCGTTGCCTGTGGCACTAGAGTCGTGCAAGTACACCCAACCATCAGAAAGCTCACACTTAGAAGGAACGGTAACAATTTTGTCGCGGTAGACATATTCTTTCTCCTTGATAGTCTGAACACGATCAACGTATTCAGTCACAACCTCAACCTTTACATCAGCCAGAGCAGCATCAAGTTTCGTCTGTAGCAATTCTGCTTCTGTCTTGTATGTAGCGATCTTGGCAATGTACTTATTTTCTGCCTTGTTATATCCATACCACATTGATCCACCGACGAGCGTTGCAAGAATTGCTAGCCCACCAAGAATTTTATATGGCAGCGGAATTAAATTAAATGCTAACATGATGCCCTCACTTTACCACATCTACGTCTTTAAGTTTTTCATCAGTGCGCCGCCATGCGTACACACCAAGAATGACGCCCATGGTGATATGAAAGAATCCACCCTGCTGTAGCGTAAGTGGACTCCACTGTGTTACTGGCTGACCTAGACTACCAAGATGCCACGACCACGCTGCGGGAAAGATGATGAAGTCGAAGATGCACACAATCATGTACATCCAACCCATCATTGGTCGCCATTTTCCTTTGATCCAGCGTTCTCCGATTGACATTAGACACCTGTGGATAGAACCTGTTTTGCCTTTTCATACTTTGCAATTCTGTCATCAAGTCCATGATATCCACCGTTAATACGCTTAGTCATGCCGCGAATATCTTCCGCATCCGCGTATGTATTTAGGGAATTCTTATTCCAGTACCAAAGTGCAGAATCCACAGCACCCGCAGCCGTTTCTAGCCACGTTGGATCGGACACCAGATCACGATTGAGGTCTGCCCCACAAGCAACGTAATTGTTCTTACCTGTAAGTTGAATTAACCCACGCCCACGGAATTTCCAACCATCGCCGGATGCTTCGTTGCCATTCCCCATGCGATTTGCATAGACACGATTCGCGATCTTCTCGGGCTGGCGAGCGTATTGCGCAGCCAATTCGTCAGTTGGGAAATATTTGCCGAATACTCTACGCAAAGCTTGCTGTGAGTAGTTTAGGTTTTCCTTAACTGCTGTGAAGTTGGCTGACTCATGTCCCGTCTGTGCGAGAAATGCTGCCTGCCGATAAGTCGTATTATGTCCAAAATCATCTACGAGCGAATTGAGAGCAACCTGTAGCTGCCAGACCAATTCATCCAGTCCTAGCGGTGTGTTTGCTCCCTGTGGAAATATCTCAAGAAACTTTTCTTTGGTTAGTAGTTGCATTAGAGGTTTACCTGTTTGACTAGAAGTTTTGCGGATGGAGTGGATGGACAGAATGCGGTGTCTTCTGGTGAACTCAGCACAACCGAAGTTGCATCCACTGCCCACATGATTTGAACCGTGTCACCGGCATCAAGAGACAGAGTAAACGACCACGCAGCGTTACGCAGACCACCGTTGCTTTCAATGGAGAACTTGGTGGTTGAATCAGGAACATCTACACCATTGACGCGATACCAAATCCAGATGAACGAACGAGAGGAGTTCGTGGACGAGAAGTGTAGTCGCATGGAGAAGTCATACAATCCCTGCTCATTGAACACCACATTGGCAGCATTACCACCATCCAGTGTGATATGCCCACAGGTTAGTTCTGTAGTGTTGAATGCCACAGCATACGGAGTATTGGCTTGTGCCGCAGTTTGTGTGGTATCGTCATGGAATGTTGCTAAGTGTAATTTCGGAAAGATGGTTGGTCTGACCAGAAGCACACCGGTAGTATTCGATGAATGCGTGACCGCTGCCACCGAGACTGCCAGATTTGGTGCTGTTGGTTGAACATTCGTCAGTTCGCCGGGAGTAGTTGCGGATGCCCACAGCAAGTCACCCTCGTTCCACATGCCTGTGTCAATACCGCGAACCTTGCCGAATGTAGTAATTCTGCCGGTGTCTCCATCCAGAATATCTTCGGTGGTTACGCCGATGGTGTAGAGTGGTGGTATTGTACCATCCGCAATATACAATTCAAATGTCGGGTTGGCTGAGTCGGTGACACCAGCAAAGCGCACAAACTTGCCTGATGGCACAGTGCTGCCCGTATCATTGCGAGCGCGAATGTATTGTTCCAATCCCACCTGACAGACAGTGTTATCGGGCTGATAGATATCCAGACATTCTTCGTCTGGATTCCATGCCAGCGAAGGAAATGGAACGGGGTCCATACCGGGACCGGCTGGATTGAATTCCAGAACACGAATGTCGGTTGGATGCTGATGATCGTCCAGCGCATCGAATCGAACCGCACCAGTACCGCCGCCACCCCATGACAGAGTTCCTACTTTAGCCACAAGGTCAGCAATGGATTGACGAATCGCACCTATCTCAGCATCCCGCAGCTTCTCTTGCAGCATCGGTGGTTTGTGATTAGGTAGAGTGTGTACCGCATCTACGGCTTGCTGCACCAGACTCTTGCCAGAGGATGAACGAGGATCGTCCACCAACTCCTGCACAAAGACTTTCTCTTCCTGAATGACCGCAGGCTTGGTGAATAGTTTTTGTTCTAGGGCTTCTTCGCGGCGAATGGATTCTTCAAGAGCAAGATCAGGTGTTCCAGCGTTTCTCGCCAACCGAGCGAGCATCTTCTTTTCTTTCAATGATTTCATTACTTGCTTCCATATTTAAGATATACCATCGCTCCTGTCTGTTCGTTTTCGATGATGATTGGCTCTGCCCAATTGGTGCGACCAAATTCGCGAATCTCTTCGGCAATGTCACAACCTTCCAGATACTTCTCGTAATGCTCATACTTGCGCTTACCGAGATAAGCCTTGTGGAATGTATCGGGATCAACAACGAACACTTGCTTGCCAGCAAACTTCTTGCGACGAACCATACCAACGCCTCTTGGTACGGAAGTGTCTGGCGTATCAGCCGTAGGCATACCAGCAATGTTACCACCGCCTACTGAGTTGGCTACATCCTCGGATACCCACTTCTTGTAATCTTTCTGTGTGGCATGTTTCAGCATCTTCCATGCGTGTCTTGGACTCTCATTACCGAATGAACGGGAGCCATCCCCAAGATGCCAGCCCTTCTTGAGATTGACAAAGTAATCACCGGGACCACCATGATCCACATCAGCAACGGCTGGATGCGACACCACCCTTGCGTGGTAGGTGGCTTCCAACATAGCCTCAAGCATCTTGTACTCTGGTACGTGATCTTTTGGTGCGTTAGGTTGTGGAGAAGCGTAGTCAACCTTACGAGTTGCGTGTCCCTTGAATTCTGGATGCTTCTTTTGGAAGCGAGCATCGGCACGATCTTGAACCTTGTTGAGCATCTTGTCAACGAATCTCAGAACCTTACCTTCCTTCATGTCCTTCTTGGCTTCCTTCTCCATCTTGTGCAGACGGTCATAGTAGTCAGGAAACTCGTCCAGATGGTCGCGAGCAATTTCATGAGCCTCGGCATCCGAATCGGTATGCTCGCGCTCGACCTTGATTCCCTTGGCAATCTGTACGTGAATTGCCTTGAGCGGAACATTATGCTTCTTGGCAATCTCGGCTGCTGATGGAGTTGGTGTTCCAATACGATCCTTTTGCTCTGCCATTTTCTTTTCCTGCTTCTTGACTGGTTCCTTGATATGCTGCTTCTCAATCCATTCGGAATTAGCTTTGGATTCAACCGACTCACCCATATGCGCGTTCACGATGCTGGCATGAAGCTTCGACTTAGCATCCCCATGATGGAAGTCCTTAGCCTTCTTGACCCAACGCAGATGAACGGCTGAGAATGGGTCTTTGAGCTTGCGCTTCAATGCGGGATATGCTGACTTGTATTTCTTCATTTTAATCTTGACAACCTCGGTTTCGACCAGTATAATGAGCGTGTAGCGATAAAAGATATCACTTCTTTCTTAATATATTAGCTATATTCATGTCTACTGGAATGTCTCCTGAGTGAATGTCTCTTCCTCGTATTCCTTTTACAGTCTCGGGCATCGTATTCAAAAATAACAAGAATGTCTTGAGACTGCTGTAATCCTCTACATCCATCTTACAAAACAGCAAACGGGTTCCCGCCTCTACTCCAAACAAATTGTAAATCAGGTTTAGATGATTCACAATCAGGTTCTCGCGAAGTTCCCCACCTAAGCGATATCGTTGAAGCAATCGCTTTACATATCGAAAAGTTTTGTAGTCCTCTTCAAATTCAGACTTTATGTAATTAAGCTTGTCGTAAGCCTTAATCGCGTAAAGCAGCACATTGTCATCGTCTAAGTTAATCATGATTATGCGTATTCTGCGTCGTTCCCGCTATCGTCGTTACTGTGTCTTACTTGCCTGCGCATTCTATTTACGTCATCCAGCGGATCGTGATGATGGGCTTCTAGTTCTTCTTCATCACCCAAACGATCCATGGTGCCGAGTGCATCCAAATCAGCCTGCTCTATAACCTGTGCATAACCCTCAACGTATCCGTCTGGATCAAGGTTATGTACCATGTAGACAAAATGATTAGACTCGCCTAGTGCGTAAACCACTTCCGACTCCATGGAGAGTTGCTGCATATTGCTGAATGGCGGCAGAAGAATACCGTAACGTTCCAGCGTTCCGCGAACAGCATTGACGAACAACGCGCTGTTCACAAATGACTTAAGCGTAACTTGTTCCAAGTCCTGATTCAACTTGTCAAGCTGCGGCAACCATGCATCAGGAGCAACGTCAATTTCAACGTGCGTCCGTTCATTCAAATATTCTTTAAACCCTAACATTAGTTGGTCCCTCTGCGCCTTGCAGAAGTGGCTGGCTCATCTGTGAGGATGGAGTCTCCAATTCTGGTTCAACATTAACATTGGTCTTCTTCTTGGACTTGGCTAGTGCGATTGCTCGCTTTGCGACTTTGCTTGCCTTTTCCTTGTTGTCAACCGCTTCCTTGACATGAACGATCTTCACATTCTTGTTGTCGCTCATATCCTTGTACGCACGGACAGCTTCATCTGGCTTGTGTGGACCGGATAGAGTACGTCCGTCGCGGGTCAGGTAATGTCCCGGCTGGCGGCGCGGAGTGCTTCCGGCTAGCTGCTGATTAGCACGATACTCGGACTCGCGAGCTTCCATTCCAGACCATCCACCATGCTTAGACTTCTCGCCTGCTGTGTGTGCAGCAAGTGGTTCGGCAGGAAGATTAGATGCGATCTTAGCCACCGCAGTCTTGATGCCAGCGCCACGCTTTGCGATTCGGGCTGCTGCCTTGTCTGCGAAATACTTAGCCCGTTCTGGTGTGTGAATACGATGTGCCATATCTGCCATACCAGCCTGCTTCTTGCGATCACTGAGTGCCTTGGTAACGTAGCGGCTCAGAGTCTCACCACCAAGCTCATTGAGAATCTCTTCCTTCATGGTCTTGAGAGTGCGCTTCTTCTTTTTCTTCTGCATCTTCGTAGTATAGGCTAGTGCAGACTTCTGTGCATCCAATTGCGCATCTTCTTTGACGATCTGCTTTTTCTTTTTCAAAAGCTTCTTGGTCAGAACTGACTTGAGGCGTGGGTCCATGTCATAGACAGCATTGACCTTTGGCTCCATGTCGGCAATCTCGTCCGTGCCGGTGCGAGGGAGTTTTGCTTCCGTCTTGAATCCGGTGTTCAAAACCTTGTCTCGTACATCCATCTTCTTAGACTGAACGCCCTTCCAGTAGTTGTTCCACTTCTCAGAACCATGCTTTGCTCTCATGGAATCATGCCACTTGTCAGAATTAGTGACCTTGGCAACGAGCTTCTTGATTGCACCCTCATCAACCGATTCCTTCTTCATGGACTTAGCCAGATTAGAAAGCAACGCACCCTTGACCTTGCCGCCTTCCGAATGCTTGACGTAGTTCTTCGGCGTGACAACCTGTGGCTGTCCACCGCCGCGATTCAGCACAAGGTGAGTTCCGCGATTCATGACTACGGTGCCAGAACGAGTCTGTCCCTGTGCAGTCAGGTAGTGAACACGCGATCCCGGCTTGACGTTATCGAACAGGTCTTCTTTGATTTCCATTTTACTTCTTCCTGCGAATGATTGCCTCACGGACTTGACGATAGTCAATCTTAGGCTTTTCTTCCGTTACCTTTTCTTCCACTACTGGTTCAGCCGCCGCTTCCTGCTTCTGCTCGACAACGGGCTGACGCTTGGACTTGTAGATTGCAAGGGCTTTCTCTACGATTGGAGAAGTCTCTTCCTTAACGCCCTTCTTCGCAACAATCTTGGCATTGATTACGCCGGGGAAGAAACTCTGTGGGTCTTTGCCATCCATGCCGTAGCCACTGCCGGGAATCTTGCGACCCTTTGGAGTGACTGCATGAACGTATACGCGACCAGTGCTTCCGCTGTGATGTGGCAGTTCGAAACCATGAACCTTGAAATGCTCATCATCACGGAAACCCTTGACAACATCACCCTTCTTGAGAACCTTACCGGACTCATGACGGAGTTCATGAGTGTTCCAAAGATCAGGATGTGACTCGGTGTTTTTCTCGTTGATTGGTTCAACTTCTTCCTTAGCCATCAGGCGACCAGCACGTTGAATGCCTTTGATGCGATTCGCAGCTTGACGCTTGAAAGTGTCCTCAAGATCGGAAGCAGCCTGCATGTGCTTTTCGTGATGAGCAAGCTTCTCGGGGTCTTTCTCAAATCCCGGCGTTACCATGTTTGGATGATGCTTATTAGCCTTACCCATATGGTAATACTTGTCATCTGCAAACTTGCCAGCAAGACTTGTGCCGGAACGAATGCGGCTAGGTGCCTTCTGTAGATAGGATGCTAGAGTCGCTTTCTTCAACTCATTGAGTGCTTCTTTACTTGACATTTCGGTATACTCCGTTGCTAATACCTTTCTCAAACCCATACGCGCCATCTGACGCAACTTATTTAACTTGCTCTTTGGATCAATCGTCATCTTGGGCATTCTACCCGTCTTGGAAACAACGATTGCTGAATCATAGGAACGAATGCGCTCACGATTTTCGCGAGACTCTGCGGCTAGCCTTGGCTTAAGTGCAGTTAGTTTATCCAACACTTTAGCGGCAATACCCTTCTTCGTTTGCTTGATGTACTTCTGTGCAATTTCCTTCGTGGAAACTACCGGACCAATTTGTTTGCCATTACGTCTTGCAACCCAACCGCCCCTATGAGTCGCAACGTATCCATCCAGATACGCTACGTCTTCGGTGCGAATCTTGCGAAGAACATTAAAACCCCATGGGTCTTTAACTCGTTCATATCCCTTCGGTACAGGATGCCCACCCTTTGGTGGTGGAAGCTGTTGCACCTTTGGCATAATTGGAAATCCCATCTTGTCCAGCTTTTTCTTTTGCTCTTCAAGATGCTCACGATAAGTGCGGAACGAGGAATGCGGCATGACAAACCCGCCGCCGAGTTCGCCACCAAACGCGACACGATTAGCCGCAGCCTGCCGACGCTGACGTAGCTTCTCTGCGGCTTGCTTAATCATTGCTTCACGATCTGCCGGTCCCTTCTTCATTTCAGGCTTGGCTTGATCTGCTGGTGGAACTGTAACTACGGAAGACTTCTTCTGCTTCTCGGACTGCTTGGCAGACAGATTGCCACCGAAACCGTGCTTCCTGACAAACTCCTGAAATTCAGGATTATTCTTGTGCATCTGCATAAGTCTGCTTTGCAGTTGCTTGGAACCTTTCTGAAAGGCTGAAAGCCATGCGGATTGTTTGTTAGCCATTAGTACAACGTCCCGCCAAATGGTCCGCTATTGAAGCTGCCGCCACTCTGCAAGCCGCCAGCCGGATCAACGCCACCAACGCGAGAATCGTATGCGCTAGGTGGAACCTTAAGCTTGTCCTTGAGTTTGCGCACAGTCAGCTTAGGCTGAACGTTTGCGGTTTCTCCCGGCGTTGCTGCCTTGAATGTCTTTACCGTTTCGTCGGTTCCCCACTCAAGAACTTCATTGGTCTTTTCCTTCCACTGTCCCGGCTTGAGTGTATAGTTGTCTACATCACGGAAACCCCTGCGAACCTGAACGTTGATACGTCCGTCTGGATGACGGTAGAAAACGCGACCTTCCTTACCATGAACGTGCTTATGTTCGGGAGCATGAATGATCACTTTCTCTTCGAACATGAAATCGTTATTGAAAAGGAACTTGAGATATTCTTCGATCTGATTCTGGAATCCACCAAGCTCGTCTTCCTTGGCTTCATTCAGATTAATGGAATTCTTGAAGATGAAGGTGTTCTCAAGCTGCGTAGCTAGCTGCTCTGCATCCAGCCACTTGCGAATACGCACCTGTTCATTCATCGGCTTGCCGCGTCCTAGATTACGCTGGCGGCTGACCTTGTTGGTGACAGAGACTACCGTATGGGAGAACTCGTATCCCTCAAGAATGCTCTTGACCAACTGAATCTTGTCAGTGTCAGCATTGCCGTTGATAAGAAGATTAGCCCCCGACTCAACAAGGTTCTTGACCGAGCCATTAAGAATCTGGTCAATCTGAACCTCAATGAGAGAGAAACGACTCAGGATGTTAGTGATAACGTAATCCTTGCCGCTGCCGGGACCGCCTAGTACAAACATTGCCTTCTTTGATTCGCTCATCGCTTGCTTTACCTTATCGTGAATATGCGCACCTAGCTTCTTGTCTGAGTAGTGGCTAATGAACTCGTCGCGCTTGCCCTGCGCCACCAGACCTCTCAACTTGGATGCTGACATGCCCTCGGAGCCTTCTGCGTCAGGGTCACGATGACCGGCTGACTTGACTTCGATTTTCTTGAAATTGTATTCTTTGCCATTATACTTATGCAGGAGATTATGGAACTCTCCCACACGATCATCACCGACTACCATGGTAGCATGAGTATGTCCCTTGCTTTGAAGATGCTTCATTACGTTAATCGTATTCCGAATACCCTCGTTGGAAACGATGTTGGTATTAGGGAACATCTTCTTCATAGCGCCAACTTTGTCGCCATGAGACAGAGGATTCTTCTTTTTATCCACAGAATGGGATGGGAAGATGTAATGCTGCGCACCCACTTTTTCAGCGTGTGACTTGACAGCAGAAACCAGCTTGCCGTGTCCAGCTTCCGTAGGGGGATTGAATCTTCCGAATGTAAAAACTGCGTGACTCATGTTACCACTCTGTGGGTATATCGTTTTGATTATTTAGTCTTTTTCTGCTTCGCTATGCCGCCTGCGGTGAGGTTAGCCGAAGAGAATCCACCCGAAGAGCGATCTACAAGCTTGGTTGGTTTGCCGCCCAAGAATGCAACGTGTCCTTCGGGACCAGTCTTTTTACCATTAATGTGATGCTCGTAATCGTCAGCCGATGACAGGGCTTTGACCAGCGTGTGCTTGGCATTCTGTAAATGCTTGTGAATCTGTAGCGTTCTGCCCACAGCATCCTTATGCTGCGCAACGTGACTTAGATGTGCCTGTGCCTTGCTTTCGATCTTTTCTTTGGTCTTAGCCATCTTGACCTGTGATTTCAGGACTTCATGTTTCGCCCTAATGTGCTTCTGTAATCCCTTGACGGTAGGTGTAGTTCCCTGCCTAACCGTCTGATTGATATAGGTCTTGACATGCATCTGGTGTTCAGGATTGTCCAGATGGGAGAAATCGTGACCAGCCGCAGCTTCCTTAGCCTTCTTGATATGAGAGAAGAACTTGACGCGCTGTTCCGGCGTATAGTTGGCTTTCTTAACATCCGTATGAGTATGAATCACATGAACGTCTGGATGCTCTTTGAAATTAGAGGTATCTGGTCCGAAGTGAGCCTTCATGTTACCGAGCCTGTCACCCTTGTACTCGGTGTGGACAGCTACGCCAACGTGGGAACTGGCGATCTTCTTGCCTTCCGGCGTATTCTTCTTGACCGAATATTGAATGGTGTTAGGCTTGAAGTGAATGCTGCCGCCCTTTTCGTGGCGCATGTCAGCCGTGTGCATGAGGTCGCCCTGATACACCTTGCCGTGGGGAGTGACTTTTGGTAGATGATCCAACGCAGCCTTGAGCTTGTTAGCCAGTCCCGGCGCATGTCCGTGATGCCGGTCAATGTCCTCATGACTGTAATTGATCTTAGGAGTTTTGTTAAAGGCAGACTTGGAAGCGACGAAAAACTTCTTGGTTTCGGGATGGTGTCCGAAGATGATAGAGGGTGCGCCGTCATACTTGGTGGTCAATTTGACAGGCGTGTTATGCCCTAGAAGAGCATGGTGGACGCCAACCATGGTACGGACGGCATGATGCACACCAGCATGTCCCGCGTTAATGGCGTGATCTTCTGCGTGTTCTAGGTGGCTGAGTCGCTCTACGTCAGGAACGTTCTCAACAAGATATTCGGTGAATCTGATCATCTAGCTCCACTCTGTGGGATTACTTGATGATCTATTTAGTCAATATAGAAACTGATATTTCTTAACCATTTCATCATGAAACTCGGGTGGACCGATGATATACCGAGCCTTTTCGATCTGGTAGAGTAGGGGTATTTCCGTACCCAAGGCGTGTTGAACCAGCCAGCTTAGAACGGCTGAATCCATCTTCTGCCCACATTCCACCGCTTTCCAATATACCTGATCGTTACCCCACTTCTCTTCGACTATGATCACCTTGGAAAGCGACGGCTTCAACCATTCTGGCAGTACGTTCTTATTGTCCTTGATCCAGACGCAATTGAAATCTATGCAAGGTGACTGTGGTCTTTGAGAATAAATAGCGCACCGGTTACAACCCAAGAAGTGGCATTTCTTGCCAGCCTTCATTTCGTGTCCGTAGATGTTGCCAGCCAGCCAACCCTCACAACAGGCTGTACATTCACCACATTCGCGCTTAGAACTTGTAACGGTCATACACCTGTTCCCAAGTTGGGAATTCCAATTCAAAGGTCTGTTTGATCTTGGTATTATCCATTACGCCATAGAGAGGGCGCTGGACGGTTGCTGCATAATGGAAAGAACTAATTGGATTAATCTCGCACCGCCCATCCACGATCTTGCGAGCGAAGTCGGCATAAGAACAGTATCCATCAGGGCAAAGGTTATAGAGTCCATAGGCTGGCTTTTCCAAGCACTGAACCACAATCTCACCAATCCAATCGGCGTGTGTCGGAGTCATGATCTGGTCACTAACCACATCAATAGAATACTGATCCATCATTCGGTCTTCAATTTGAGCCACAAAACTCTTGCCGTGATTGGAATATACCGCACCTAATCTGAATATCTTTGTCCTGCGCTTCTTGCCCAAGAGAATGTCTGCGCCATCCTTGGTCTTGCCATAGAACTGCAATGGATTAGTCGGTGAGTCTTCCTTGTAAGGAGTCTTAGACTTACCATCGAAAACGAAGTATGTCGAGAAGTGAATGAACTCGCACTTGTGCTGTCTGCACAATCCTTGAAGAATAAGAGGCAGAAGAGTGTTTAGAGCAGTACACTTCAATTGATTGCTTGTCTTCTCTGCGCCAGCCACATCCGTAAAAGCTACCGCATTGATCACAACATCCGGCAGGACTTTGTTCATGTAATCGTGCAGTGCCATGCTATCCGAATAATCAATAGTGTCGGACGTTACCACATGCACGGAATGATCCGTGTCATGCAACGCTCGCTGCAAGCCTTGGCTTACATGTCCACCACCGAGAATAAGGATATTACTCATAGATTGGCGCGTCCTTTAGAAACAGTCCCTTCTGATCCTTTTCCGACATGATAACTTTACCATTCAGATCAAACTTTATCTGTGGAAAATCAGTTGGTGTAATGCTGTGTTCATCTTCCTTGTTGTAAGGCTCACCGAATATGCTATACATGAACTGCGTATTGTTTTCCAGTGTCAGATAACCATGAGCGAAGCACGGTGGAACCCAAAGCATATCTCCCGAATCAGATGTAAGATGAAACTTTTGGACTCTGCCGAAATTAGACGATCTTAATCTCAAGTCTACTATATAGTCGAAGACTGCACCACGCAGAACAGTTACCAGCTTTCCCTGCGGACACTCATACTGGTAATGCAGTCCTCTCCATACATTTTTCTTATTGGTCACAAGATTGCTCTGAACAAAGTGCATACCATCCCATGGTGCCTTGCTCATATTCAACAGTTCGCGGAAAGCCCCGCGATTGTCTTCAAAGACCTGTGGTTTAAAGATTACTGGTTCCACTTCTTTAATACCTCTTCGAAATAATCAAAGATAGCATCGTCATAGTGTGGTGCTGCGCCCACAAAGAACACATGGCTCAGTGCAAGGTTGGCAAATGGATAGTCCCGATAATCGTCCAGATGCTCATAACCGGGATGCAGTAGAATGTTTCCAGCAAAGTAGTTACGAGTCTGAATCTTGTGTGCTTCGAAATGAGCCTGCAACTTAGCCTTGACTTCGGGAGTCTCGCACACAATCGGCACACCAAACCACGAAGTCTCAGCCAATTCGTGTTCCTTGACTACGCGAGCCTGCCGCATTCCTTCAAAGTCAGCTACGTATCTTTCGATTAGTGCGCTGATTCGCCTATAGCTTTCGCGGCGGCGAGCGTGAATCTCATCGAACTTGTCTAGCTGCACGGAACCCATCGCACCCTGCATATCCAGCGGCTTGAGGTTATAACCCATGTTAGCGAAGACGTACTTGTGATCTACGATGCCGTCATAGTTGCGCAGCCAATTGCAGAAACGCTTGCCGCACGATCCATCCGGCTTGAGGTTAGCCTGCCCGATACAGACGCAATCCCTGCCCCACCACGAAATAGAACGAGCCAGATTGACAACTTCCTCGTTATTGGAACAAATCATACCACCTTCGCCAGTGGTAATGTGGTGCGCCGGATAGAACGAGCATGACCATGCATCGTAGTAATCGGTGATTTCCTTATCATCCCAAATGGAACCAAGAGAATCACAATTGTCACCAATCAAAACCAGTCCATAGGTGCTGGCTATGGATTCCAGCCAATCCATATTTGGTGGATTGCCAAGCACTGGCGACACGAAGATAGCTTTGGTATCAGCCGTGATAGCTGCTTCAAGCTTCGAAAGGTCAAAGTTGAGCGATTCCATTTCAATGTCAACGAAGACCGGCTTCATGCCATTCTGCACAATTGGTGCAATCGTAGTTGGGAATCCAACCGGCGATACTAGAATCTCGGTGTACTCAGTCCAACCGTAATATTTCTTAAGCGCAGCCAGCATGACCAGATTCGCAGAGGAACCTGAGTTGACCATGTGTGCGTGTTTCACTCCAAACTTGCGAGCGAACTTCCACTGGAACTTAGCTACCTCGGTTCCTGTCACCAGCCACTTGCCGGTCAGGAACGTCTTGAGCGCAGCTTCAATTTCCTTTTCATCGAAGTAGGGACCGGAGTAGTAGACTGGCGTCTTTCCCGGTTCGAAGGTAGCCGCAGCGTTGTACGCCCAAGGTGGCAGATCAGCCGCCAGTTCCTTGATGTATTGTTCCTTCTGTTCTTTACTCAGCATTATCTTTCTCCAAGAGTTTCATTAGGTATTCACCGTAAGTTGATTTTTCACACAATCCCGCTGTTGCTAGCAAGTCTTCCTTATCAATCCATTCCTTTTCGTAGGCAACTTCATGTGGGCATCCAACCATCAATCCCTGATGCCGCTGAATTAGTTGTATCATGGTCGAAGCTTCCATCATGGAATCGGGTGTTCCAGTATCGAACCACACCATACCACGCAGGAGTTTCTGACCAATCAGGTTTCCGCTGTGAAGATATGTCTCCACCAAATGAGTAACTTCCAATTCTCCGCGAACGGATGGCTTCAAATAACGAATGCGTTCCAGTACATCCTTGGGGAAGAAGTACAAACCGGTGATGGCATAGTTGCTCTTCGGATGCTCTGGCTTTTCTTCCAGAGAAACAACCTTGCCCTCATCACCAAATTCTACCACACCAAATCGCTTTGGATTTGTAACCAGTGTCGGAAAGATCACGCAGTAACCATCTTCCCACACGCGATACATGGCACTCTCCATCATAGCTGACAGCGCAGCACCGTGGAAGATATTGTCTCCTAGCACAAGAGCAAAGGCTTCATACTGTTCAATGTCCTCAAGGAACGCATCATTGATTACATTAAATGCGTCGGCAATGCCGCGAGGATAGTCCTGCGTCAGAAACCGAATGTTGATGCCGAGCGTATTCTTAGAGTCATAGAACAACTCTTCGAAGACCGGCTTTTCTTTCGGTGTGGAGATAACGATAAAATCCTTGATGCCAGCTAGCATCAGGGTAGTGAGTGGATAGTAGATCAGAGGCTTATCGTAGATCGGCAGGACTTGCTTTGTAGAGACAAGCGTAGCCGGATATAGCCTTGTGGACTTACCACCCGCTAGGATTATACCGAGAGTCTTTGGAATTGTGGGTACGTTATCTACCCATTCTTGGAGCGATTCAGACATGATTGTATCCATTGTGTATGATTTTGATACCACAGCACGGTCTTTTCCAGACCATCTATGAACTTAGTCCTTGGACGCCAACCAATGTCCAAGAAGACCTTATCATTATTTATGGCGTACCTGAAATCGTGTCCCTTGCGATCCTCAACAAACTTAATAAGCTCATGGGGCTTATTAAGGATAGTTAGAATCATCTTGGCGATCTGTAGGTTTTCAAATTCTGCGTTCCCACCAATATTGTAGGATTCGCCAATAACGCCTCTTTCAAGAATTTCTATCAACGCATCTACATGATCCGTAACGAAAATCCAATCTCTAATATTTAATCCGTTGCCATAAATGGGAATCGGGGCATCTACCAAGGCATTGCGTATAATGACAGGAATTAGCTTTTCGGGGTTCTGCCACGGACCATAGTTATTAGAGCAATTAGTGATAATTGTCTGTAGCTTGTGGGTGTGGTGATAAGCTGACACTAAGTGATCGGACGCTGCCTTGCTTGCGCTGTACGGACTACGCGGATCGTATGGAGTCTTTTCGGTGAACGGACTGTCATACCTACCCAACGATCCATAGACTTCATCCGTAGACACATGAATGAATCGAATGGTTGGATCGGTCTGGCGAACGCATTCCAGCAGATTGAACGTACCGAAGACGTTTGTGTTAACGAACGGATATGCGTTTGCAATGGAGTTGTCAACGTGGGACTCAGCAGCAAAGTTGATGACTGCGCGAGGACGCCAGCCCATCATGACCGTCGCAACGTCATTCAGATCAGCAATGTCACCCTTGTAGAAGTGATAGCGGGAATCTTTCTTGAACGTTTCGTTAATCGTGGGGTCAGCCGCATAAGTCATCTTATCCAGATTGATGATTTCCTCATCATTCATGGATAACCAACGCCGAATGAAGTTGCTACCTATAAACCCACATCCACCAGTAACCAAAATAGCCATGATATCACCTTATAAGAAACAATTCAGGTTTGCCTTGTCCTTCAAAATTCTAACGTCACCACCGCCCTTGCAGGGACCAATATTGTATGGTGAGTTGGCAGACTTGTTAATAGTGAACGACAACTCAAATGTGTATTGGAAATTACCGCCACCCTTGGGTTGAACTCTTGCTCTCCACTTTAGATTAGCAAGCTTACCAAAATTAGGTAGTGGGGCAAGACCGTTCTTTCGACAATTACTATTAATGTCGGCTGGATCGGCATTCCCTAATGTATAGAAACCATTAGTTCCCACATTGATGTAATAGGTATCCTTTTGCGCATAGTATCTAGCAATAACATCACTACGCAGGGAATCGTTTGCCTCTGAGAATATCTTCAACTCTTTATTGTAAATGATATCCTTAGACTTTCTATCCTTGGCATCTTTCCACGCTGCGGCAACCCGCTTCTCTGCCAAATCGCGACTGTTGATATTAGCATACTTGGAAGGAATACCTTTCCATTCCTTGTTGAGTTCTTTCAGTGCGCCAGCTTTCTCGGCTAGTTCCGCTAAGAATAACTTTTCGGGGTTGTCGCGCAGAATCCTTTTATCCTCAAACCCCCATACACCCTTGTCCCATTTCAAAACCAGAGAGCCGCCAGATGCAGCTTCAATCTTGAGTTCGACATTAATATCCACAGGCTTCTTTTTGGTGGGTGGTGTCCACACCATTTCAAGGTCGGCGCGGTCACTCATAGAACCGGCAGGCTGAAAATTTCTGTCAACCAAACCCTTGCTTTGCAAGAACTTGGCTACATTCTTTTCGTATTGATTACCCTGCTGTGCTGCCATTAGACCTTCAACCCGCTAAATTTAGACTTACCCGAATCTGTGGTTGGTTGACCGGAGTCCGTAATTGCTGTCTGCGCACTCTGATGCAGATCATACAACTTCATCCTCGCCCTGTCAATACCCACGGTGAATCTCTTATTTAGCGTCGGATCGTTATACCTATTTTTCAACTGCTTGACCATAATCTGGTTCAAGGCTTCCAATTCCTCAGTGCTGATCAGGGCAAACATCAGGTCAGCCGTATTCGGCAGACCGAAAGACTCTGAGGTATCTTCCAGACCGGGGTCAGAATTCGTGTATCCAGAACGGGTTGTCTGCGTAGCTGAGAAGATAGCAACGTCGAACTCCACCGCCAGCCCACGCAGTTCTTCCGCAATGGCTTTGACATAGGTGTAAGAGTTGACATTAGCGCCAGCCTTGATACGTGCAGATGCGCAGATGTTCAGGTAGTCCACAAAGATTACGTCAGGTTCGAAATTACGCTTGATCTTGAGGTCATTCAGAAGCGCACGGAAATGACCAGTGTGGGCTGACGCCGTTGGATATTCCTTGATGATCAGCTTGCCAGTGGTCTTACCCATGATGCTTCTCATTCTCTTTTCGTACATATCCTTGGACAATAGCTTAAGATCGTCCATGGTCACGTTCATGAGATTAGCGTCAATACGTTCCGCGATACGTTCCTCTGCCATTTCCAGAGTGATATACAGGACGTTGTATCCCTGCAAGAGATTAGCGGCTGCAAAATGACACATGGCTAGGGACTTACCGACACCGGTTCCTGCCATCACAATACTCAGGGTCTTTCTTGGGATTCCCCCGCTTGTGATTTTGTTGAAGTACGCGAGGTCGAACGGGATTCGGTTTTCGACTTTGTGGTAAAAATCATATCTATCAGCCCACTTGTCAATATAGTCATGACCCACATGAGGATCAAAAGATACACCCAAAGCGTCAGAAAGCAGAAGAGGAATACTCCCCTTATCCCGGTTAGTGTCCTTTCCATCAAGGATTTGAATTGAATCCATGATTGCATTGTAGATTGCCTTTTCCTGACAGAACTTCTCTGTAGTATCTATCAACCATGGAGTGTCACCCTCTACCGAAGCTGTTGATAGCTCCTTGAGGATGGCACCGCAAGTCTTATATTCACTTTCTGTTAGGTCTGATCTTTCTTGCAGTGCGAGTCCCACCGCGCTTGCGCTTGGAAGCTTGTTGTATTTCAGGGTGTAGTTCCGTATCTCCTGAAATACTTTCCTTTCTGGACTCTCCGCGAGATACTCGTCTTTCAAGAACGGGAGTGCTTTCCTCGCGTACTCCTCGTTCTTCATCAGATTCAGCAGAATCATTCTCTCTAGCTTCATTTACACTCTCTCTAGCAACTTCTTGCAGCAGGACACGCAGGATATTAGATGTAATTCCAACGAATCTCTTACTGGTTATATCGGCATTGTTTGGATTATACAGGACATAGGTACGAAATTCAAGTGTTCCTGTACCATTCTCTTCTTCTAGGTGGATTCCACCAAATGCAAACTTGATGCCCTTGTACTTGCCGCGAGTAATCTCAATCAGTGCAACGTCATTTTCGTCTTTACTGACTACGTAATCGCGTCCTCTTTTAAAGAGTTTGCAAGCTAACCAGAATCGAAATGTTGCCCACTTACTCTGTAGTGATGTTATTAGTCTGCCCATATAGGAACTCCTTCTTGCAGGCTTCATCAATCTGTGCCAGCAGATCGTCAGTGAAATACTTCTCGGGGTTCTTCACGATCACAGATTCGAATGCCTTTGTTCCATCGGCAAACTCAAACTTATTTGCTACTTTCTTCACTAACCCCGCTGCTTCCGCGATATCCAACAATCCATAGTAACGATCCAGTCCCTTTTCGAAATACAGAAGCGTGGATACCTTCTTCTGTTCGATAGTCTGGCGGGACTTCTGCAACTTCGCAGTGATGACATTACCAACCTGTTCATCACCCTGCTTTTCCTTCTTCTTCGAAAGGAAGATGATAGTCGAAGCTGCGTATTCAAGACCAGCACCACCACCCATCTTCTTCATCGGAATGTATGATCCGACAACATCGTATACGTGGTTGGTGATAATCATAGGAACCTTGGCACGACCTAGCTTCAAGGTCAGAACACGGAACGCGCCGCGAATCAACTGTGCGCGGGTCATGTCGCGTGTGTCCTTACCGTCCGCGATATCCGAGACTTCCTTCTCGGTGGACAACATGCCAAGGGAGTCAAGCACCATCATCATCGGCTGACGATCAGACTCGTCCATTTCCAGATACTTGTCAAGAATTCGAACAGCCTGTGTGCGAAATTCCTGAATCGTAGTGACTGGAATAAGGTACGTGCGGGACACATCAATGCCGCGCTCTTCCATCATCTTCCGACTGATTGCTGACTCGGATTCGAAAACGAATGCACCACCATCGGGGTTGTTCTCAAGGAACGACTTGACCGCTTGTAGCGCATACCATGTCTTACCAGTGGATGGTTCACCCGCGAGGGCTGTCACCTTATTATCGGGGAAACCACCGTAGATTGAACCGGACAGGAGCGCATTCAATGACATGCTGCCCGTATCTGTCCATCCTGAAACGTCTGCTGCCGTACCATCACTGACTACACCCGCGTAATCATTCTCAATGGTTCCCAACAGATCATCAAACAAACTATTCTTAGCTTTAGCCATAATTACCTCTGATACCAACCTTCGCGGTTCTTGTGCCAATCATCTTCCTCAACCTGTGGATTTTCTACGACCATCGGTTGAACTGGCTCACTATTCGCAGTATACACGATTTCAGCCTCTTCGTCAACCTTTTCGGTGGATTTTAATGGAACTTCAACCGAATATGGTATGTTGTTTTGCACCACTCTTTGCATTAGCGATATGTTACCAGCCAGCAACAAGGCAATAGCAAGAGGATCAAAGACCGCCACCAACAGAATAATAACCCATCTTACAGTTTCATCAAAGTGGGATGCTGCGTCTGCTTCACCATAAACTAATTCAGCTATGTAGCGCAGAGGACCGACTTCGGCTTGCTGTTTCTTGACGCTAACTTCAAGCTCATTCCTCTTAGCCTTAAGTTCCAGAACCTCGGACTCAGCCGCGACTCGCTGCTCTTCAAGAGCCTTGCGATCCGCTTCGAACCTCTTCATCTGCTCTAGCCCTTTGGTCACATACCCCATGTCAATATATTTCGTCATTGAATCGTCAATTGACTTTATTTGACGCGAAATGAAGTCAACCCGGCTTTCCCCGGCTGCTATCCGCCCGTCTAGGGTCTGGATTTGGGCTGTGGTTTCAACGCCAACAGTCAGAGAATGGTCTAAGTGTGATTTGGAAAGGAAACCGAAGATTCCCATCGAAGTAATGAACATGAGGACGATGACAGCGAGTGTCATATATCCCTTGATCAACTTCGGTGAAGTTCGCCAGTTACGATAAATCCACGATGCTGCAACCAGCTTCGCGAATTCCAGCGCAACGCCCATGACAATAATTGGAATCTTCGCACCGGGAAAGATAGCCACCAGTCCAATAATGGAATAGTAGGCTGCTGTTCCAGAGAGGGCAAACCCCGCGAGGAATGCCAATAGTGCCATCAACATTTTTATCTACCTTTGTTACGAAAAGAAAGCGTCCAACGTAGACACCCTTTCTGCCTTCCAGCCGATGGCATTGAGGATTGTCTTCATTGGTTCTACGAACGACTTATCGAATTGCGTATCGTAGTCTATGTAATCGTGAACTCCAAGTTCTTTCGGTAGAGTATTTATGAACGCTATAGTGTTGTTGTAAAATGGATTAGGCTGCTTTAGATAGCAGAACTTGATCTTTTCGCCACCCTTGATCTTCTCAAACTTGTTACCGAGCTTCTTCTTGAGAAGCATCTGATTGTAGAGCATTGCGCCCTTTACGTGAATCGGAGTTCCCTTCCGATACAGGTGATCCTCGCTCTTGTAATCGTCCAGCGAGTTGACGCCGCGAGGAAACGAGATATCCTCAACCGGCAGCTTGCGGAATTCAGTACGGAACGCCTCAATGAAATTAATGACCGTGCCTTCATCCTTGTCCAGAATCAGCTTGATGCCTTCACGAATCTTGGAGCGACATGCGGCTGGCGTGGAAGACTTAATAGCTTCCAGACCGGTGATCTTAATCTTTGGTTCCTTGTACTCAACACCTTCCTCGTTCCAGATGTTGAGAATGTAACGTTTCTTAGCAGTCCAGATAGCACGATCACACAGGGACTCGCGCTTCATGAACATCTTCTGCTCATACGCATTAACGTAGTCAGCCAATTCCTTGAACGACTTGTCAATGAACGGCTGCATCTTCTGCTCACAGACCTTATCCAGAAATTCGATGATCTTGGACTTTGGTGCGCTTACCTTGCCATCCGCACCATAGACCTTCTTGACCAGACTATCCAGATTCAGATACATGGAATCGGTATCGCAAGCGATCACGTAATCCTCGTTGGTGGTGCCGAGAAGCTTATTCAAATAAGCATTCATGTGGTTTTCTATCCACCTAGCAGACAACTGTCCACCTAGCGTAATTCCTTCCGCGTTTCGAATATCGAAGAACCGGAAATACTGATTACCGATAGCACCGTATGCGGAGTTCAGGGATACCTTCTTCGCCATCTGTAGGTTATTATATCGCGCAATCTCACGCTGCATGTACGCAACCTGATTCGGATCGTCCTTGACTTCCTGCAACTTTTTCTTAGACTCAATGGCTAATTTCTTGTAGCGGCTGCGATCCTTATACATGGTGTCCATGATTTCGCCAAGGAAGCCGCGCTTGGCAGTGGTGTAGAACTGCTTGTTAGGTGTTACCGTAACGTTAAGAGCCTTTAGACAAGACAGGTCTAACTCGCCATTCAGAATCGAATCCACACTGACAGTCGGATGAATCTCACGCATTTCTGGCGTGTACTGATCCGGTTCGATCAAAGTCTCTGGCGAAATGTTGTACTGCATGATCAGATGCGGATACAGTGAGTTCAGGTCGAACGACACCACCCAATGATACATGCCGGGAATCGGTTCCTTGACGTATGCTCCTGAATACGCACTATCCTTGTCACCCAACTTTTGCTGCGGAATGACAATGCCCTTCTTCTTAAGATGATTGAAGATGATGGCATCCCACATACGAGTCTGCATGAATACATCCTCGTAATTACACTTGTTGTCATAGGCTAGCGTCAAGGCTAGTTCAATTAGTTTGGACGAGTACAGTCCGCGCTCTTCGATCTGCTCGACCAGATATACGTCATGAATGTTGTATTCGATGTACTTCTGGAAATCGAACTTATAGAGTTGGTGCAGAGTCTCGTATTCGGAGTAATCCAACTTCTTCTCACCAAGCTCCACGAACGCAATGTGATCCAGCCGATAAGACTCTTGCGAGGACTTCGGGGAATACTTGCGATACAGGTCTTGATAATCCAGCGTGGCAATACCGAAGACCTCGTAAGACAGGTGCTTACGATTCATGATATAGGTTTCGCGAGCCTTGACCTTCTTCCATGGTGAAAAGACATTAGCTTCCTTCTCACCCAAGACGCGAATCATGCGATTGATCAGGTACGGAATGTCGAAGAACTTAACGTTCCAGCCAGTGATGATATCAGGATACCGCACCGACCAGAATGCGAGGAACGCCTTGAGTAGCTCAACCTCGTCCTTGCAGCGTGTGTAATCTACATCATCACGATGCGGCTTGTATTCGCCAGTACCGAAAGTGAAGAATCGGTCATTGATCTTGACCGTGATGGCTAGCACTTCTTCGGCAGCACGTTCTGGTTCGGGGAATCCATTCTCGGAACCCACTTCGATATCCAGATACGCAACGTTGATATACTTACGATCCCAAAGTACGTCTTCGGGAAACTGGTCAGAAACGTAAGTATACTCGTAGCGGTTGTTTCCGTAGATCGGAAACGTGTCTACGTCCCGATAGCGATCAAGAAACTCCCGCGCATCGTTAATGTCTCCCGGTTCAATCGGTTCGACATAGTTGCCAGCGAGAGTCTTGTACTTCGATTTGTTCTTAGTCGGAACAAAGAACGTCGGACGATAGGCTACGCGACGGGAAACATGTTTCCCGCCTTCGACGCCGCGATACAGGATAAACTTGCCGTAGACCCTGACGTTTGTGTAAAAATCCATTATATTCCAACTGTCTGATATTCTTTATTGGTGCAATCTAATCCGATTACAATAGTGGGTATATCAATATCAGCTACGCCGCGTTCTCTCATGTCGGTCACAATTTGTGTATACGATCCCACTCCGGTACTCATATACTTGATCATCTTTGCGGAAGCCACAATTTCGATTCCACAATCAATCAAACCCCTGTTAGCAAAGATTGGCATTTTGGTAAAAATGTCATATGCCATAAAGGAATACTTGCCAAACTGGACTTCCAGCCCAACCTTATTTTTCAACCCATCCAGTTCGCGAAATTCTTTATGACTTAGTTTTAGACGGGGTTCCACAAATCCCTTTCGCCCAACGTCAGTGCGGCGAGTCCAGCCACGATCACACAAGAAATTTTTCAATCCCTTATTAATCGCAATAGGAGAAAACACGATAGAGGGTTTGTTAACTTCTAAGGAAGACTTAGAAAAAACCTCTCTAACATCCAGAGAAGCGACAGCCTCAAAAATATCGTCTAGTTCTTTCGGATGATTATCGCGGATGAACTTTTCGCCATCTTTGTGACTGTATATGTCTTTAATGAACATTATCCAACAATTAGCTGTTTGGGCGGGGTCACAATGCCACCGAAGGCACTATTATACTGGTTTACCATCCGCTCGTCAACTACTTCGTTGATCATGACGAGGTTATTGATCTTAAATGTAACCCTTGGTTCCCTGCCGAGATACATTGCGAAAGGAACGAATCCAACCTGAACGTCACCATTTGGGGAGCGTCCTAGCATGATAGCCAGCGGATTCCTGATTGTGATATCGGTATCGGACTCTTCGACAACTTCACCGAAGATTTCCTCACCACTCATTAGCTTTACGACTTTCAGTTGCATTTTATTCACCTTATAGATTCTTTAGTTCTTCCCAACTTGAGGGTTTCTTCTCACGCGCCTTTTCTAAAAGCTGCGCGATTGCCAGCCGCATGATAGGGCTGATTCCCATGCCGGTTCTGTCAGACAATGCTTTTAGAGAGTAGAACATTTCTGAATCTACTCTCGTATTAAGCATCTTGGTAGTCTTGCGCTCGTTTTCGATATACATGGCTACTCCATGGTAGCGGGGGATGGATTCGCACCACCGACCTCTGGATTATGAATCCAGCGTTCTACTTCTGAACTACCCCGCATCCGTATTCAGGACAAACTTATCCTTGCCCTTGCAGCACCACTTATACTTCTTTCCACTGCCGCAAGAGCATGGACTATATAGCTTCAATTGATTGGCTGAGTGATCCCTTTCCTTGGTACGACGAAAGACCGGAGCCACGCCGCGAAACCAACCCGAGAAATCGTGTCCACGCAACTTTGGGTTTTCTTGGACTTCAACCTCTGGTGCTTTCTCTTCCATTACTCTTCTCCACCATCATCATTCGCGCCGACCTTGCCGCTACGGACCTTCAATCGGTACGCAACATGGCTGGCGTGTGCGGACTGAAAAAGCTTGCGCATCACAGCCCGTTCATGATCATCTGTGTAATTCAACGACAACATCTTCTTGATGTGACGCGGAATCTTCGCCTTGAAAAAGTCACTTCTATTAGCCACTGATATCTCCACTTTGCTTGGCTGCTGCACGTTCTTCGTCTGTAAAGGCTAGTGCGTCAGCCGTCGCATTCACTGCGCGGAATGCCTGCGTCTTGGATGCCAACACACCATATGTGGCAGTCATTTCTCCCTTGCTCGTTCCATAAGACATGGAAGTATGCATGGAGATTCCCATCTTCGAAGCTTCCCTGATAGCGTCCTGATTTGCACCAAGGAATACGAACTCCCACTTGTAGATCATCTTCTGATGCGAAATCATTTCGTTGATCTTCTGGAAGTTGTAAACGTGGGATGCGTTCTCTTCGCCGTCCGTGATAATCACGAACAGAACCTTCGACGGACGCAGCGATTCTGGCATACCAGCCAGACGCTTGCCAGTCTGCGACATGACTTCACCAATGGTGTCGAGCAGCGGAGTGCCGCCATTCGGACGATAGTTTTCATAGCTAAGTTCAGGGACCGCCTTGATCGGCTGGAAATCGAACTTCACGTTGACGTTGATTGACGCTTCCTTGGGACCACTGTAATCCCAACCATGATGAATTTCCTGTCTCTTGAGGAAACTTGGATATGCGAATTCGACCAACGTCATCGTCGCTTCGCCTTCTGCTTCCTTCTGTGCCTTTAGAAAAGTATTGAACCCGCCGATGGTATCATCAATGATCGTACCCATCGAACCGGAACTATCCAAAACAACTGCAATGTGCGTATAACCTTCTTTCATTGTTACTCCGTTAGAATAGACTCACACTTCTGCCAGAACTTCTGCTGGTGATCCGAGTGAAATATCTGAAATTGATGGTAGAAAAGATCACCTTCATCATCACCAAACGTTGTTCCGACTCCATACACTGGCATACCATCTTTTAATGCCCAATATGGCGGCTGATTAACTTCCCATGCAAATCTCACTGGTGGTTCATTATACCGCAAAGGCATCACTAAGTCAACCGGAACTCCATTTTCTTCTGCTGCCCAAGTGTATTCCTCTAATACATCCGAGCGAGGACGATTTTCGAATGCACTAGGCATTCCAATCTTGATATAAGTCTCCTTAGAAATAGCAGCGCAGGACGAGGCTGCGAAAAGATGCTGCCCATTATCTAAGTGATTTGAGCGTTGGGCATTGCCGATTAGTCTTCCCGCTGCGGCTGCACTGATATACTTTTCAATGGCTCGCTCGCTAACTGGAATACAGTCAATGTCCAGAATCAGGACTACATCATGGTCAAACGAATGGGGTACTTCATTCTCACCAATCGCAGCTTTGAATGCGGCGTTGACACATCCATTGGTTGCCCAAAAGTAATCAATGGCTACACCATGTGGCATGTTCAACTTGAACTGATAATGGCGATACTTCTTGGGGTTGTACTTCTCGACCACGGACTTTTGCAGCCCGACAGTCTTCATGTCAACGTTGTCCTGAAAAATTGAAACAATACATGGATTCATTTTATTACCCTTTGTAAATTACGTCGTTCTCAACGTCCCGTATCTTCTTCATTCTCTTCAATTCCTGATTGAATTCTATGGAAGCTTGATTCAGAAGAAGTGGATCGGATGGGATTTCTATTCCCCTTAGAAACTGCTTACAGTGAAATCTCTTCACGTTCAGTCTGTTGACTTCAAGGTGAACCTTCAATAGTGATTCTGGATGCTGTGAGACACCAGCTATCCAATACCTGAATATCTCAAGATACAAATCACAATACAAGTCCATTGCCTGCGAATCGCCTAGTGCAAACTGATCGTTTATACCACCATCATAGTCACCGACAACTGGAATATACAGAGTCTTCGGCGCGGGAATTATGTCCGCAGGGAAATAGCTGAATGAAGAGTCAAATCGTGTCCTGATAATTCTATCATATCGGATTCGATTGACTTCCTCGTATAGCTTTCTTAGCCTGTTAGCCTTGTATAGCTTATACCACATGAAGAATATGTTTTCCTTCCTGTTGGCTACTCGCGCCCCCGTAAGAGTATCGGAATGAAGTGGAAAGGTATTGGCTATGGATCGAATTTGGTACGTCAGAGGAATATCATCGAAGCTGTCAAGCGTCATCATCTTTGGTTTATATGCTTCGGCAAAGGCATTGATATCTACTGCCGGAAACTCAGGCGAATGGTTCCCTTCAAATTCCTCGTAGACTCTATGAAGTCCTAGCTTGTGTGACGTACCCTTATATGGAATCCAAGTATCAATGAATACATCAGCCTTATACGGCTCAATGATCTGTTCCATCAAATTAGGAATACGTTGAATGTCTTCTGGTTCTATTCTACCAGATATTAGAACGGCAGTCTTCATAGGTCGCCTCTGTATCTCAGAACGTAGTCTGTACAGACGCCATCGCACACCGAAATGTCATCGTTGTTCCACTCAGGCATCACCGCAATGCTGCCTGCAATCGGCTGCTTGCCGGGATATGCCCAAATGTAATTCTTGCTGGTGAGAGTAACCGTGTCATTCTCATGCCAGAAGTAATGGTAGAAAATTCCCTCGCGGTTGAAATATTCTAACACCGCAATGTTCTTGCAGTGAATCCATAGACCGGTCTGATTATCCCACAACCAATTCTCATTAACGATGTGCTTGGGCGCGTCATGTCCCAAGGCAAACTTGAAATCCTCGGTCAGCCACAGGTCACACTCAGCGTTGCCACACTCATGAATGGCTTCCTCAAGTACCCACGGCGCATTCTCCCATTCGGAAGGTCCGTTCAATAATCCACGATGTGCTATGTAAATCATTTTCTTGCTATCCAAAATCGCCTTTGACCATTCTTCCACACCTTGGAGTCTGTTAGTTTCCAAGTATAATTTTGATGTTCTGTGTTCAGGTCTTCATCATCGTACCTTTCAAACGAAAGACCCAACCTCTTCAATTCATTTTCCACTGCCAGTGCAGACGGACGAGTGCCAATACCCCACAAAGCCTGATCGTCCCCATTAGGCTCATTCACCTTCACTTCCTCGTCTTCGGCACTGTCCAGAATCTCTCCCTCATAGGCAAGAATTCCATCCGGTGTCAAATGACTTACTGTTATTTCCAGATCGGCTTTCCATTCATCCAGATGATACAGAGTACCCCAATGAATAATGAAATCGAACTTATACGGCAGTGACCAGAAATCATCGTGATCAACCAGAAAGGCTTTGGAGCTATTGATCTTCTCGACCAATTCACTTCGACCTTCCGTAAAGTAAACGTCACCACCCCAATTGTCTCTGATGTGTGCGCCGATTATGCCCAAGCCTGCTCCTATCTCAAGAATTTTCTTGCCAGCGAAAAACTCAGCACCGAAAAGAGACTCTAACTTCTTGAGTCTGGTGACTCTCCATGGTGGATAGTGTACTCCATTATGCGCAGACATTATTTTCTCCAAGCGAATCCAATACCGAAGTCGAATGGACAGAGAATCTCTACATTCCACTTATCACGATTCAATGCTCGTACAAAGTTGAATGGACCGGGATGGGCTGTTACGTCATGGAAACCAACCACACCCTGCGGCGAGAGCCAGCGAGTGTATTCCCAATCACGTAGAACCTGACCGACACTGTGCCAGCCGTCAATGAAAATGAAATCAAATTGCTCGACACCCATCTTGCGAATCAATTCCATGTTGTTATCAACATCTGACGAACTATTCTTGATGGTGTAGATGTTCTTAGACTTGTCATCCAGATAGGACTTGTCATCAATGTCAATACCAACGTAGACAGCATCCTCTCTCTTATTCTTGATAAAGACCTGAGTGAATGATTCCTCGGCGTTGCGGTTTACTCCAATCTCAAGAATGGCATTGCAACTGCCCGTCTTTGATAGAAACTTGGTTCTAAGCGCGGCTAGATTTTCAGCCGACGTTTCCTTGGTGTTCCACGCAAACGGCATACACTCATGAGGAACAGAATCTTGTTCGATCATTTTGTTATCATGTCTAATATCGTATCTTAAGTCTTCTGTCCATTTCATTGTACTAATCCCCACTTTTCGATTGCTTCGTTATATTCCGTGCCGTGGCTACCTTCGATGGCTTGTCGCATGGCTCTTGCGCCTGCGACGGTTCCACCGGGATGCCCATGAATCGCGCCGCCGACGTTTGCCATGTAATCGAAGCCAAATTTCTTGTTGATAACCTGTACCAGACCGGGATGCATACCGCAACTCAGGGCTGGCACCACGTTATCTTTTCGTAGAATGCTTAAAGTTTTCCTCAATTCCTTTTCGTCATCACTCATGTATCCACCCCACATACCGGAGTGAATGCTGTCCACGCCTGCTAGACCAGCCAGCTTGCACAGGACGTTCCATTCGATGCCATACGGATTGCGACCATCCGTGATTACCTTGTCTCCGCTCTTCTGGTAGTGAATGAACAACTTGCCCATTTCAGCCAGTGTGCGATAAACCCCGAAGCTCGACCAGAAGTTAATGTGTACTCCGTTGGCTCCGTTGTCAATGAGAAACTGCGCACGGTCACGAATGACATGCGGTTCGCCATTGATACAGAAACAGTATATCACCTTTCGACTCTGATTTGCAAGGTAGTTTGTGATAATTGGCACCCGCTCTTCCAGAGAGCAGAATGCAGGATTAGAGAGAATCTCGTCTTCCTTGATGAAGTCCACGCCACCGTCCACTAGCTGCTTGGTCATTTCCAACAGGACGGCTGGCGAGATACCGGTCTTCGGCTTGACGATGCCACCCAAGAATGGCTTGTTGTAATTGCCAGTGAACTTGCGGAATCCGCTAATGCCGTAAGTTGGCTTTGGGAAATACTGGCGCACGGAGTCTGGAATTTGAACGTCTATCAGTCGGCAGACGCGAACAATGTCAATGTCCATCTGCCCACCCATTAGCTGGCACATCAGGTGATTGATGCCGTCGCCCTTCCAATCGGTGTTGACTACAGGAAACGCAATTCGAACCACTCCCGAATGATTTGCCTTTAATTGGATTTCATTTCCAATGATCATGCAGGAATGATTCGCAAACAACTCTTCTGTTTCCCACTGATTGCGCACATTGGGATTGCCGACGCTCTGACCAATGGCTAGCGCCCATGCTGCATCGCGTAGGGTTGTGCTACTCTGCATCCAGTAAGTAGCGATCACGTAGTCTTCTGGTCTTAGTTCTTCTTCATTCTTAAACAAATTCATTTTACAACTCCACGAAATGTTTATCATTCGGTACTGACGGCACCTTAACAACGATCAACTCAGTATCATCAAGAAAAACCGCATCAGAAATATCTCCCTTTTCCAGTACAAAGATATCACCTTGTGTGAGAGTCTTTCCCTGAATGATCATGGCTCCACGAATCACGTAGTTGTATTCGGTCACTTCTGCATGATAGTGTGGTGTGTCCAATCTTCCTTTCTGGAATCTCAGGTAGCCCACTTCAAAATCTTTTGTCCTGAATACAGAGGGTTCGAAATCACCAACAAACCACCCACGAATCATTCGATCCATTTTATCTATGATCATGTAGATACCTCTCCAAATCAGCCGGAACACCTACGGGGTGGTGCATCTGGTTCGGAATGTGATAGATGCCAATCTTCTTACCCTTGTCAATAAGGTAGTTATAAGACTGGCTAATATAAAACTCGCCGTTGTAGGCTCTATCGTCAGCTTCAATCATTTCCTTGGCACTGGTGACGAAATCCTCGCCGTTGCGCCAGTAATGAATGCCGTTCAAAGAAATGTTACTAATGACTTCCTTTTCTCTTAGCTTTGTCACGTAGCCGTTCCTGTCCATAGCTGCATAGCTGTTCTTTTCTGTGTCCGAATGATACGTGACTATCATGCCGTCCAGCGTGGGATAGCGAGCATTGTAGAGGAACAATTCAGCATTCCATTCCATGATCTGATCACAGTTAGCAATCACCAGTTCATCGGAAGTGATATCTTCCTCAAAGAGCAGCGCGGAACAGGCTGGTCCCTCGGTTACGTAATCAATTACTCGGAACTTGGCTTGCGGAACGACCTTCTTGATTTCAGCCTTGATGAATTCCTCAAAGCCATCCTTGCGCAGCAGGAAAAACCAATTGCCGTTCAGTCCCAAAGAAGTAATCGCCCAATAGATCATGGGTTTTCCATTAATCGGGATCATCGGCTTTGGTACTAAGGACGAGGAAGCAAAACGCGATCCGCGTCCAGCTAACGGCATGATAATGTTCACAGAGGCAACTCCTGCACTTTCCAAGGCAAACCATCGGGGTATCTGCGGCGCATTTCTGCGTTGCCGCGATCAAAGAATTCCTTCTGCACGGAATTCGATGTATTACCCACCGTATAGTTCACGGTATACTTATATGTAGTCGCGAACTTTAGCCCGTTTGACATGAGGGTGGCTGACAGGACGCGATCCACTTCCGGCTGTCCCGGTTCGCGGAACTTGCGATACCACGCCGGTCCAAGGAATACAGCCAGCTTGGTAGGAACCAGATAGCAGTTTACGTCAACGAAAAAGTCCTTTTCGTGCATGACCGACGCCCACTTACCGAGCGATTCACAGTCATCCTTGCATAGAAATTTTCCATCCTTGTCCACAATGTTGCGGAATGAGTACGCCCAATCCACCTTTTCATCCTGAATGGTTTTCATCAGGGAAGAGATATGATCCTTTTCGATGGTGTTATCATCGTCCAGCCACATGACGTACTGCCCTTCGGCAAGAAACGGACCAGCCGCGTACATGCGGTGTCCGTTCCAGCGATCCTTGCCTACGGAATAGGGAAGCTGAATAACGTTGGGCTGGCGCTCGTCTGCAATCCAGTCATAGTCCCACATATCAGCAATGATAGCACTCGCCTCGGGACGCTGCCCATCTACGAAGATAAGATGCTGAACGTCAGGATAGTCTTGATTGGCAACGGATTCGATATTACGCCGCAGGATGGGATTGCCCGTCGTTGCGGTAATTACAGTCACTTTCATAGCGAACTCCAAAGGGGAGACAAGCTCCCCCGATATTATACGAGTGTTACAGTCAGGTTAGCCAGTGGTCCCGGTGCGGTTTCATCTGGAACGGTGACGGTAGCGGTAAGAGGCTTAGACTTCCTGCCAGCCGTGTCCACAACAAAGCCACGGAAATACCACTTACCAATATCCAACTCAGGAATCGTAGTGCTTAGAACAGGATTTGGAAAACTGTTGTACGGAGTCCAAAGGGTTCCGTCTACCGACAGTTCCAGTTCAACAGCAGCGATATCCGCTGGATCAAGCGGCTTGGTGCTTTCGCGGGTGGTGGGATATACCCAATTAACGTCTACGTTTCTAGCCATGTGTTTAATTCCTTTAACGGTGATGGTGGATCATTCTTAGGCGGCTTAGGCTTTTTCCTAAAGAGGTTCAAAAACCAGTCTATTACTTTACGGAGCATGAGGTTACTACCACGATAGGTTTGACAGTTCCAAGCCATGTGACTGCCGAAACCGGAACAACAAACTTGTTATTGACCGACTGGCTTATGTCACATGGAGTATTTAGCGGGATCGTACCCACTGGAACCAAAACAAACCCATTATCTTTCTTGACCAGATTGTATACGTAAGTCTCAATGGAAACGAACGACATTCCCGGTGGCAACGGATCGGTGTCAGCTAGGATTACCTTGGAGACTGTATTGGTCTTAGCCGATTCCATGCCAGCATTGTTGTATGCGGTCATCTGGAAATCCCATGTGCCTACAATCAGTCCAGTGACGATGTAAGTGGTCATGGAGTTAGTGGTGTCGGGAAGATCAACTACCTCAAAGCCAGTTGTGGCGTCCCGTAGTTGATAGTAGATTTTGAATCCACCATAGTTGGTGTAATCGGTGCCGTCCGTGTTCTTAGTTGGTGGCACCCACGTAAGAGTTGCCTCGCCAGCAAAAGCTGTAAAAGACAATAGACTTAGAATTACGAATGCTGCTATACGTTTGAACATAGGAGTTCCTTCCTGATTTCCAGCATTTTAGTTATGTAGGCTTTCTGTTCATCGGTGTACTTGATCCACATTTCGATTTCATCAGGTGTGCGAAAACAGCCAGAGCATAAACCGCTTTGGCTGTCCAACTTGCAAACTCTAATGCAGGGAGTGCCTGTTCCTAAACTACCATACTGACGCATCTTGTCCCTTAAGCCATATAGATCATCGCACCGTAAAGTACCACCACACCATATGCACCAACCAGCACCCATAAAGAAGGAGTAATCATTCTTCGCAATGGCGCTTCTGGCGTCTTCCAAATCAGATAGAGCAAAGCGGTTACGAAGAATCCCTTGAATGCAAACATACACCACGTTCCATAATTAGCAATCAAATATCGCATGAGTGGATTCATTTCCAACTCAATGCCGTATTTTGCAATCCCCTCAGACGTAAAGAATGCGTCCAGAAGATTCAGAATTATGAGAATTATGCCTGCTGTGACTGAGCCTCGCATTTCCCTTCGCCCCTTTCCAGTAGTTTATTTATGACAAGTAATCTACCGGGATAGGCAATCGGCACCTTGCTGGTGTCCAGATATACCTTATTGTTCTTAATCTGTCTTACCTTACCAAATTCAAGGTTAACAGCCCTGCCGCTAGTGCAAGCGCGAACCACAGTATCCCCTACCTTGATTTCGCGCCCAAGTGCGTCTTCTAATTCGGTTCCCATCCAGTCGCCATGCGGACGGCGCAGATATGGACTATCATTGAAACTATTCAGATGATATTCAAGTCTACCCATTCCATACAGGAACAACTTGGCAGACAAATCCATATCACCATTTGCGATCTTGTGCGCAGCCTTTCCTAGCCGTTGTTCAGCTTCGGCTTTGCTGATAGCTCCAATGGTAATTCGATTGGCTTGCGTTGTAGCAGCCTCGTTAATTTCCCATTCTTCTTCGGTTGGACGATGCATCAGCACAAGTCCTCATACATCCACACAACCTCGTCATACTCTTGCAGAAGTTCGTTGTACTTATCCACAATAGAGTTATAGAGGTCGGCTGACACTACGCGACAGTCCGGTGGAAATCCATCGGCTCTCTGTCCCTGCCGGTGCTGCTCTTCCGAATATGTTTTGAATTGTTCAGTCATATTAAACCTGATCAATATAAGACCTCATGAAATGCTCAATCACCTTGCGGCGCACCATAGTTGGAATATCCTGATACGGCTCTTCCAATAAGAACTTGCATCCGCTTCTCCAATTATTATACTTGAGAAACTCTGCATAGTCAAGCAAATGTTCGCGATTGCTTGGATCAAACTCTACACGCGGAGCAGGCATATAAGACTTCCTGTGGTAAATATACATTAGTCACACTCCAAAATCTGCGGTGGGCGGGTCTTGCTCGTCAGAGTCATCGTCCAACGCGGCTCTTCATTCCTCTTAGTAATTAAACTAAAATTCATGTGAACCTTGTTTAGATCAGCATGGTATTCGGTCACTCCCGAATCAGTCATGCCGACAGAGAAAACGCCACGGTTCATGAATCTACCGCTACGGTCAAAGAGCATGAACGGTGCGTTACGCCCCTCTTCAATAACCACCATGAACATACCCTGTTCCGCATCGGTGCTATCCAAGCAACGATACATGGAAGGAACGATTTCTTCCGCAGATGCGAAAAGCGGCAGCATGAGTGCTACCGCCGCAACCAGCTTACTCGCGTTCATCGGGAACCTCTGGATAATCCTCGCCCATGCGCCGAAACATCGTGCCGACGAAAATTGAAACGGGAATTGCTACAGCAAAGTATAGCAGAATCCAACCTAGAATGCTCATTCCGGCGTTACCTCTGTAAGATTAGTGCCGTCCCACTTGTAATTGACGGGATCGTTCGACTCGACAACGCGAGTACCACGAACCAAAATCCAGCGAAGAGCCAGATCAGCAACCCAACTCTCAGCTTCCTGCCGCGACTCAAAACGCAAAGCGTTTCCTGCCCACTGTCCACCAGCGTCCGCGATCACTTCCGCTGCAAATGACTTAGCCATGATAGCTACCTCTTTCTGTGTTACGTATTCTTATCTAGGAACGCTATCAACTCGTCCACAGACTTGAACACGATGGAATCCCGGTGCGCCCCATGATCATACAGGGAACCCGAAAACTGAAACTGCAAATACTTGGGACCGTAGATGTTTACGGTAGCGTCCAGCGTCCGCGCCTTGCCGAATGTCACGGAACGATAGGATCGTCCGGTCTTCGGATGCGTATGCTTGCCGTCCAGAATGCCGTAAGGCGCGGAAAAGACGCCACGTTCATGCACGTAGGTCAAAATCTGATTCTGGATTTCTTCACGGACTGACATTACATCATTTCCCCGTAAGCAATTGCATCAGCATCCGCGCACTCGTCCGCATACTGATACGGATCGTTGAAAAGCGCGTCCTCGCAAGCGATCACCCACTGCAACGGCACATTGAGCCGCGTAGAAATAGCTTGCGGTGTCATGCCGTCAATCAGCATTTCATCAATCGTCATTTGGAGTTCTGACATGCGCCCCATGATTACATGCTCATGTAAGTTTCGGTAGTCGGATCACAGCAAGCCGGGGTGCCGAGCGCGACCCAAACCTTGCGACCAGTGAACGGCGAGGTCTTCCACTCACCCTTGCCCTTGACAGCCTTCGCGTACTCTTCCAGCGAATAGACCGCGTAGCGACTGCCGCCGCGATCATACCGGTCAAGCTTCGCGTTCAGACGATCCGCTGCATTCTGCGCACACTTGCGCGAAGCGTAGCGAGTCCGAATGTTGAACGGCTCAACCATATTGTCGGCATAGACGATCTTGAAATTCTGTTCGCGCATGATCTTTTCCTGAAACGCAGAGAGGGTGCCGGGACGATTCCCGGCACCCGATTCACCTGTTAGGCAGCAACCGGCTGACCGTTCTGCACGATCACGCGGACCTTCGACGCCTTGCGATTGGCTCGCTTGATGCGCTTCGGGGAGTAAAGCTTCGCCTTCTCAGCCTCAAGCTTCGCCTCAAGCTTCGCGATACGCGCCTTGCGCTTCGCAGCCGCCGCAGCCAGCTTCGCCTCACGCTTCGCAGCGCGTTCCGCAGCCTTCTCAGCCTTCTCAGCCTTCGCAGCAACACGCAGGGCAGCAAGATTCTCTCGCGCCTGCACCAGAGCAGCCTTCGCAGCCTTCACAGACTCACGCGCCGCAACCAACTCAACCGACTTAGACATATGGACTCCTTTGTTTGTCCGTAATCTCAACCTGTAATACCAGTATAGCAAAATCGGTGAAATCTGCAATATTAAAAAACTTAAGAATATCAGGCACTTACGTTGTCCATTTAAAAGCCCTTTAGAATCAAGGACTTACGTTGTCCATTTAAAATGGTCGCTTTTCGGGGAATGGACATATTAGAAAATCAATGACTTACGTGCGTTTAATTCTTTAGTAGAATCAAGGGCTTACAAATGCCGTATAAGCCACGGAGAGCCGTTTTAAGCGATTCTAGGGATACCCGCTAGGGGTGCCAAGGGTCAGTCCCAAAGTCCTCTGTAATAGCGTCCAAAGAGGCGCAAACCGTTCTCAATGCGCTTGTGGTAGGTTTCCTCGCCGGGACGATCCACCCAAAATCCCCTAGTTGACAGAATACCGTCAATCCACTGCCAGCCTTCGGGAACCTTGGCATCCTTCGGAATGTCATGATGGAAGAATTGATTTTCGCCATCGTCCGATGCGAGTTGTTCAAACGTCCAGATCATTTCATCCATGATCCATTCCCAACGCTTGAACCAGTTTTCATCTGTATCCCATTCATTCTCTTTTGGTGGCGCAGAGGTAGACCGGAGTTCTTCGGGAACGTCCTCGTCCTCGGTGTTGGGTGCGCCGTGCTTACTTTCTTTTAGTTGCTTTAGAACAGGAAGAATAATAAGTGCCAAAGTGTAATCCGCATTCCATGAATCCCATGAGTCCAGCTTGATGCTGATCTTGCGCTTCCTCTTATCATGAATCCACTGGCAAGTCTTAGCCAACCATGAAGATTCGCCATTCTTGTCTTCGGCTAGCCAGCGACCAAATTCGTGAACACGACGATCTTCGTGCTTATCCATCCAGAAAAGAATCTTCTCCGCAATCTGATACGGACCAATCCAGTTTACGTAGGGACCAATTTTTACACGCATGATGCTTTCTGCCTATGCCAATTTTTCAGCCACGGTGTGGAATCACACACTCGCACATGTTCCATGATTGCTTCGCGCCCCGCCGACTCCATGGCTTCGCCAATGAAGAGGCACATGACCTTCTTGCCATTATGAAAGACGTTAATGATCATTGGATCATTCTCGTCCAAATCCCAACTGTATTCCATTAGAACGGTGGATCACCAACAAGAGTTAGAACAGGTTCTTCCTTCTCCCACACTGGCTGCATGACCATCATGAAAGAAGTGAAATCGTAATTGTGCGCTTCCAGACACTTCAACACTTCCTCGGCGTCTTCCAGCCGATCATAGCGCAGAAGAATCTTGAAACCATCGCCATGCTCGACAGGATATGTCTCAGCAATGCAATAGTGATAACCTCTTAGTCTTGCCACGGTACGCTCCTGATTGTTACGCCAGCTTCGCCACACATGATTGTGGCATAACTCGTATGATAGTGTGTTCCGTTGCCACTGCCGGGGAAGGGAATGGTGGGACCGATGATTTCGACAATACCAGCCTGAATCAATGCGCGAGTGCAATCAGCACATGGCTGTGGCTCCCAATTGAGATATGCTCGCGCACCCGCAAGACGAACACCGTTACGAGCGGCATTATAAATGGCGTTTCGTTCAGCGTGTTCGACCCAACTATACTTTGCGGGACGGTCCCATCGTTCGGGGTCCAGCTTTGGCATAGTGAGTGCCATGACTGGATCAGCTTGTGGATACCTTTCGGTGAAGTTAAATTCTTCGCGAACGCCGCGAGGAAATCCATTGAATCCCATGGAAAGGACTGCGTTATCGTTTCCTACAATAACGCAGCCCACCTTGGTTGACGGGTCTTTGCTTTTCTGAGCAATCAGCATTGCCTGCCTAATAAACAATTCATCCCAATTCATAGCAAAGACCCTATTTGATTACTTGGTCAGCAGAGGAACTTTTCTTGCCTTCTGCTCTTCTGGAATCACATTCTCAAGATAAACGGTAAGAATACCGTCCTTGAGCTTGGCTTCCCTTACGATCACTGTGTCAGCTAACAGAAATGAACGAACAAATGAACGTCCAGCAATACCCTTTACGATATACTGACGAACTGGTTCGCCATCTACTGCCTTCTGAACATCACTCTTCTCTTCAACCTTCTTACCTGTGATCTTGAGGTTATTCCTCTCGGCAAGAATTTCAATTTCATCTTCACGATAACCAGCAACCGCCATTTCAACGGCATACTTATTCTCCCCTTCCTTCACAATATTGACAGGCGGGAATGTGTTGGTATTATTGCCAATGAAATCGGAAGCATGATCTAGCGTATCAAACAGCCGATCAAATCCGAGAGTGGCGGGAAGAAAACGATCAAATACTGATAGTGCGTTTGTCATTTTAGACTCCTTTCTTAAGCGAGTTAAACATTAGCGGACCCCAATTGGGCGTCCACCTATATTTATACCACAATCGCTAAATGAAGTCAAGTAGATTCTGCGTACTTATTGCCGTACATCTTCTTTCTAATTTCAACTAATTCAGATTCATCCAGAATGCGTTCAATATCATCCTCGGAAGTCTTTTCACCATATTGAATTTCAATTATAACTAAGTCTTCTTCAAATGGATTGGTCAGCTTGTGCCACTGATCCTTGTAGACTACGTGAACATCGTCCTTATTGAGTCTTGCTTCGGTGTAGACGTAAGGTGCGTTACCATGAATGTTGCGGCGAACGATTCCTGCGCCGCTACGCACATACCAGACCTCGGAACGATGAAAGTGTCTCTGATAGGAAATGCTCTTTCCCGGCTTGATGATCAATTCCTTGACCTTGCATCCCTGCGTCTGATACAGGTCAACAAACGATCCCCACTGCCGATCTTCCTTGTGCTGTGCGATTGCATCCCGCAGCAGCCAGCTTGAACTGTTCTTCTTGTCCTTGCCGCCGATGCCGAAACGAAACTGTGCGAAGTTGCAGGACATTTCTGGAATGTTCTTCTCTGTGCGATCCCCACCATTACAGAAAATCAATTGGGCGTGTGGATACTTCTCGTTGAGCATTTCCAGTCCCTTGACTGCGCTATCGTCCGAATCATCGAACGCATAGACCGCGCCGACATAAACGTTGGTATCAAGGACAGCCTTGCGCTCTTCGAATGGCATGAACGGCTTACCCTTCTTGCGAGTCAGCCACTCATCAGAATTAAGCAAAACGACTACCGGTTTCTTGCACTCATCGAACGCTCCCTTGAGTAGAGCAATATGACCGGAGTGCAGCGGATCAAAGCCGCCACTTACTACAGGAATTCTACCCTTTGGCATTACTTTACTCCTGTGCTACCAAATCCCCCATCGCGATTACCCCAACCTTCGGGCGCTACTGGAATCTCGCACAATAGGAACTGTTCGTTGCGCACCACTTCGGCTTGCGCGATACGATCATTCAGATGAATCTGTTGGGCTACGTTGGAGATATTGGTTAGAATGACGAAGATTTCTTTCTGGTAATCCAAATCAATGACGCCCTCGGCGTTAGCTAGCACCAATCCCTGCTTGAGAGACAAGCCGGAACGAGCATGAACGCGAATGGAATATCTCTTTGGATTATTGTCTACCACCGCGACCACTTCACCCTTTCCGTTATCCGATACGATGTGCGGAATAGGATCAATGCGCATGATCAGACTGGTAGGCACCAACATTCTCTCGCCGGGAGAGATATAGAATGACTTGTCTGGATGATAGATTGATGCCCTGATAGGCGTGTTATATTGGTTATAACCGTCTACCCACGTTTGCTGTGGACCGGGGCAATAACGCAGATCAAAACAGGTAGCGTACTCGGAACCGAATACGGGTATCTGTGCGTCGGGACTCAGCCGATGGAAGCTCAATTTCACTTGGTTCATAACAACTCCAATCAATTAAACGGGATGATGATCTACGACAGCTTTCTTCTTACCGATATTGTACTTTGCGACAAGCTGCCAATCAGCCTTTTCCTTGTGAGGAAGAATCTTAATCTGACTTAGAGGAGCGACAGGTTGCAGGGACTTGTTCTTGTCCACCAGCTTGACCAATCCCCACTCTTCCATCAGATTCGCAATCGTGTTCCTGCGAGCAACGTCATTCTCGGACATGTTCGATGGCTTGCCGTCAAGCTCAAACAGTTCCTTGAAATGGACGATGTAATACTTGCCCTGCTTATGCAGAATGTGGCAAGACTGGTACAGGACGTTCTGATTCTTAGCCGCTACGCCAATACGGGTTAAGGTTTCTCTCACCTTGAGGAAGTCGTTCTTTTCAGCTAACTCGACTTCGACCAGCTTTTCTATGCTCATTTTCAGTCACCTTTATATAATTTTTCTTTCAGGTGATTGATCTGTTCATCGCTAAGAATGGATAAGACTTCCAGTGCCTTTGCATCTGAGTATCCATAGTATTCCTTAACAACTGCCAAATCAACCGGCTCAACCCTCTTCTCCCATTTCTGGAATGGTCTTCTGTAGGGCTTGACTATATTTAGCAAAAAGTCATATTTGAGCCGGTTGTCGGCGTGGGGAAGCATGTTCACGACATTCGCCATCAGCACCGTGTCAATGTGGTAAGACAGGGCGCGGTTGACCATGAAATGAGGATACTGCTTCTCGTCCTGCTCCGTGAGCATACAGTTCTGCTTGGTTTGCAGAATGGACGGAATGATTTCTTTGAATAGGTCAGCCATTTGATCTTTCCAAATATTGGACGGCTTTCATCAGCCCCTCAATATTGTCCCCCAATTGTCCAATTGCCTTATTGCAAGCGCCACACAACCATCCACGAAATTTTCCAGTTTTATGATCATGATCTAAATGAAATTCTCCACGACGGGGAATCTTACCACAACAATCACAAACTTCCGGTTTCGGTGGGGTGCTTGGATCATCTTTCAACTTCTTAACTAAGTCTGCTCTTTCTTTAATACACTGTTTACATCTACCATCATGACCGTCTTTATGTCCACGATGAAGAGGAAATTCATATAATGGTTTCTCAACCATACAAACAAAACAAACTTTACTGGCTACCTCTTCTTCGCCATAAACAGTGTGAACAATCATCACACAAACTCACACTCTGCCATAATCTCCGTAAGGCAAGCGACCAGATTCAACTCCTGATCCGCAACGAACGCAGCCTGATACTGATAGCGAGCAAGAATCACCACCGCATTCGGAATGGTTTCCTTCTTCATGATATCGTACAGGGAATCGTATATGCGCCGAAATACCTGAGTCGAATCGAACCCATGGTGGGCGCACCACTTGCGCATGTCGCGGAAGTTCTTCTCGCGCATGGATTTGACTAGCTCGTTGATTTCTACGTCAACGACCATCGCAAGAATACCCGCGTCAATGGTGCCGCCGACAGAGTACCGCTGCAACTCGTTCAGAATGCGGCGATAGTCGGGAAAGTGCTTTTTGACCACTTCCACCAGCACCGGCTTGTCGAATGGAATCTTTTCCTGCGTCAGAATGCTCATAGCACGATGCAGGAATCCAGCGCCCATCTTTGCCTTTTCATCAGACTTGAGAGTGAAGTCTACCACCGCACAGCGCGACTGCAACGGTTCGATGATACGGTTCTTGTAATTACACGTAAGAATGAACGTGCAGTTATGCGCAAACTCTTCCATCGCACCGCGCATCGCTGGCTGAGTGGAATTAGGATTCAGGTAGTCAGCTTCATCAATGATGATAACCTTTTTGGTTCCCTGAAACGAAATCGTGCTGGCGTACTGCTTGATCTTCATGCGGAACGTGTCAATGCCCGATTCGTCGGAGCCGTTCAGCATCAGGAAGTCACAGTCAACCTCGTTGCACAGAGCCTTCGCCACCGTGGTCTTACCCACGCCGGGACTGCCACACAGCAACAGGTGCGGAATTTCCTTTCGATCTACGTACTTCTGGAATGGTTCTTTGAGGCGATCCGGCAGGATGCACTCTTCAATCGTGCGGGGACGATACTTTTCAACCCACAACATTTCACTGGTCATTATGACGCTCCATGGCTAAACGTTCAATCTGTTCAATCAACTTATTGAACTTCTTTTGTTTGAGGTAGTCTTTATAGACCGTCTTCCATTCTGGCGGAAGACAGAACTGTAATCCTCGTTCCTCAATCATTTCAAATATGCGATAAGTATAGTCGCTCAAGTATAGCATAATAAAAAGGGGATGGGAAGGGTGAATTTCCGTGGAGAGCAGTCTGGCAAAAGTCCCACCGCGCCGGTTTCCGCGCATCCCCTACTTTCGTATCCGGTAAGAATAAAACACTTTCCTGATGGCGTCAGCCGTTGACATTCCATCTACTACAAGAAACGGAATAACCACATGGGTTCCATCCTTGTTAGATGCCTTGATAAACTCTTTCCTGTAGATATCCTTAAACGACGGAACTGCCGGGGAATTGGTAAAGTAATCCCATTCCCGATTAGTAATCGTTTGTGGATTCATGTCTGGCTTGCGATCAAATGCCATCTTGCTGATGCTAGGATCAACATCAACAGTCTGCCCATCCGCTGCGCCACCAATAACCACACAACGATCAGGAAACTTCTGTTCCTTGGAAGGTTGTGCTGCGATAGCCATTAGAGAGTTTCCAACCGCCTAATCAAATTTTCGATTTCCATCAACTTGATGTTGACAACCTTGCTGTCACGCAACAGCTTGTCCATCATACCCTGTGGTACGCTTTCAAGCTGAGACTTCGAAATCATTTCGGATGGTACTTCACGCAGCTTGCCTTCCGGTCCAAGCAACTTTTCAGTGACCTTGTACAGTCTGGCAGCGAGTTCCTGTGTCATAGCATTGGACTCATTAATCCTTGCTCCCAACTGCGTTGTCAGTGGTTCCATCTGCGGAACACAGGCATCCGTAGTGTTATAACCCTGATTGTACATCTTGTCCATCATGGCTTCGTAACCTCATCATAGGTGTTCGCAACCTCTTCGAAGTTGCCGCGCTCTTCCTCAAGATTACGCTTGTGGTAAATCTTAGCCAGCTTGCGCGAAATTGGCTTGGCAATCTCAAACTCGTCTGCCATGCGCTTCACGATTTCCTTGATGTTATCCCGCTCGGCTTCGATGCGGGTGAACGAATTGGAAATCTCCTGTAGACAACCCTTTACGGCTGCTTTCTGTTGTGCTGAAAATTTCATTAATAACATTCCTCTAATTCTACCTTATACCCAAGGTCTTCAAACAAGACCTTCAACGCTTCTGTCCCATAGTCTTCATCGTTATGATCATAACGATAAGTTCTATTTCCGATACGGATTTCCCATCCGTCACAATACTGTAGGATTGTCACTTCCATTCGGAAAGTCCAGACTCTACTGCTACGTAATATTGAACGTTCTTGGTGGTGTGTTCGAACTTGGTCAGCCCCGCTTTAGAGAGTTTGACGTTGTACGCACCATCCAACAGCTTGAAATTGGCAACCTGTAGGACGCATGAAAATACGCCGTCCGTATCGCCAATGACTGTCGAGGACAAGTCCGAAGAATCATCCTTGATAGTATTCGATTGAAGATAAATGTGCTTGCCATCGCCACGGAACACAAAGTTTTCGGAACCGGAGATACCCGCACTCTTACGCTGCCAGATCAAGTCTTCCTGCGTGAGCGTAAACTCGTAATCTGGCTTATCCATCACAAGTTCCTTGTCGGGTGGTCCCTTGACCACTTCGGGAGAGGAATACTTGATGTAATCCGTGCGCTTCCCGTCATCACTCTTGATCACGATACGATCCGTTTCAAACTCTAGCTCCGCATCCCGATACAGGGACAGCTTGGCAAGGAACTTATTCAGATCATACAGTGCGAAAGAAACCGGGAAGGACTCTACGACTCTTGATATTGCTAGAACCGACCTAGAGGGCGTAATCGTCTTGAGTACGCTTCCCGGCTTGACCACTAAACCCTGATTAATCGTTGCGAAGTTTTTCAGGATTTCAATTGTTTCATCACTTAGTTTCATATCAACCTCACTTTCACCTATTGTATCATTTCCCCATCAGCTTCGCAACCTTTTTCTCAAGGCTCTCAAGCGTAGTGGAATTATTAATTTCTTCATCGAAGGACTTGCCAATCCATGCCCATTCACTATAATGGATATCAGGATAAAGCTTCATTCTCTGCATGGAACCGTCCCAATTTGTAGTGACATTATAGGCTTCCGCAGTCGAGTACCATTCAGGCTCGACACCGCGCTTGACGCGAATGACCTTGCCGCCATGCGAACGAATCATGTCAATTTCATTTGGGAAACGAACGTCAGCCAGCACGTAATTCTTGGCTGGATCAGTACGTCTTAGAAGAGATAAGACCCAAACATCGGTATGAAAGACATTGCGCCCCGACTCTGTTCCCATTAGCTGTAGAGCATAACGGGGAGAGAATGGTTTGCCGATCTTCTCACTCCACCAAGGATCAGGAGTCTCACGCCATTCGCGAGACTCCGGTGTGTCGCCTTCCAGCAGCTTACGCTCCCATCCGAAGATAGGAGCGATTGCATCTTTCACTGCGTTGGCAAAACTTTCCTTGATGAACCCATGCTTGCGCGTAAGGATATCTGCTACGGTTCCCTTACCTGAACCGATAAAACCCACAAGTCCAATAATCATTACAAACTTCCTACGTGATTGGCTACTGCCGCCATGTCTCCTGTGAATGCATATGTGCCAATGTGATGCGTCTTCATCCATGGGCAGAGCCAAATCTTTCCACCGGTATTACGATACCACTGACAGAACATGTAGTCTTCTGACAGGTAACGATCCGATCCCTTACCACCATTTTCCTTGCTGTCAATCACGGTATCGAAATACGCATGAATGTAGCGCGAGCCATCAAAGTTAGCCTGACCAATATGATCCGGCTTGTAGCGAAGCTGCGGATACGCATCTTCCATAACCTTGAACACTTCACGCTTGACCAACATGAAACCAGTACCGATTTCCAGAACCTCAATCGGCTCACCTACCGAGAACTTCTCGGTGCCGGGAACTGGATTAAACACAAAGTCACCAGCAACCTTTTCTAGTTCTGTCTGTGGTAACTCTGGATTCTTCTTGAGTGCATCCCTGACTGCGCCCCACTTGATGGACTTCTTCGGATACGGACCACCAATAACATCCTTGCCCTGCATACTCAATGCGAGTAGAGCAATAACATCGCGTGGATCGTAGTGAATGTCGGCATCAATGAAAAGTAGATGGGTCATGCCAGACCTGAGAAATTCATCTACTAGGTAGTTGCGAGCGCGGGTGATTAGCGACTCGTTAAAGATAAATGAAAACTTGATTTGAATTCCGTACTGTGAACAACAGGCTTGCAAATCTAATGCTGATTTAGCATACATGCCATGGCATTGTCCACCATACATCGGGGTTGCGACGAAGATACTATTTTTTCTCAATTCGTCAACGCTAATTTCTAATTGCATGTGCGACTCCACTCAGAAAATGATAACGGTCTAGGTATATAGGTTGGATCATTTCCATTTTACGCGAATGACAACAAAAAGTCAAATAGAAAAGGGGGCAGAACGCCCCCTTTTCGAAGTCTTCTAGCGACTTTCTTTTTTAGACCTGACCATCCAGAGCAGCCAGAGCGATCTGAGTGCGCCCCGCCTTCATGTTCCTCTTGAACCGCTTCGACGGCTTGCCAAGACGATACACGTTGATCGTGCGACCCTCATAGGTCTTCTGGTTACGATAGATAGCGTGACCTTCCAGACGCAGAGCGCGAATGGTACGGGTCACTGTCGCCGGGGACACCTGATAGCGAGCCGCAGCCTGTGCAGTCGTAAAGGTGTTATACACCGGATTATCGAAGCTGGCGAGCAGCTTTTCCTTCAAAGTGACATTAGACATAGTTACCTCACTAAAACAAACAAACGAACCGTGGGGTTCTTAGCCCACACGGTTCATTATACCAACTAATTGATAGAAAGTCTAGTGCTTTCTTATTTTCTTATTAGTATTACGGTGCCAAGAAGTTGTGACGATCAACCGTATCGCGCAGAAGTGAATTGACATTAGCAGCCTGCTTCACTTGAACCTGAGTGATTTCGGTATCGCGACCATGCGAAGAAACCACGATCACGCCCTTTTCGGGATTCTGGTAAATCTTAACGTCCTGCCCGTATTCTTCGGAAAGAGCCTTGGCAACATCCGACAGTGACGCATCTTCCGGCAGTTCCGACTTGCCAAGCGCATCCGAGTCAACCTTGGTGTACAGGTCAACAAACGCGATCTTGGTTTCGGAGTCAAACCGATTCAAGCACAGTTCGATTGCCTTCATGCGATCCTTGAAGATGCTGAAAGCTTTCGCAATGTGAACAAGGCGGCGCGTGGAAATCAGTTCATCCACCGCACCCTCGGTAAAGGACTTGCGAATAACGTCTGCCCAAGTGACCAGACGATCCACAAACTGATCGTCGGCGCAACCAAACTTGTCGAAGTTCTTCGACAGAATGCTACGCTCAACCTTGGTATCAGGATATTCCTGTTCAACCGTCACGGCAAACCGCTCAAGGAAAGCTTCGTTCAGCACGTTCGCGCCAATGAAGCGACCTTCCGCGTCACCCTTACCCTTGGTGTTCGCAGTCGCAATGACCGTGAATCCCGGTGCAGCGTGAATGACTTCGCCAGTTTTCTTGTCGAAGTACGGCTTGCCTTCCAGAATGGAATTGAGGCACAACAGGGTTTCGGTACCGTAGTCGGTTTCATCCAGCAACAGTACGGCACCGCGCCGCATTGCTGTAATGACCGGACCCTCGCGGCGAACCGTGTTGCCGTCAATGAGTTCATACGAACCGATCAGGTCCGTTTCATCCGTAAGCTTGGTGATGTTAACGCGAATTAGCTCGCGACCAAGCGCGGCGCAAACCTGTTCGACCATCAGCGTCTTGCCGTTGCCCGACAGACCGGTGATGTAGATAGGATAGAACGCCTTGGAATTGAGAATGTTCTTAAGGTCTTTGTAGAAACCAAAAGGAACGTATGTATCCAGCTTGTCGGGAACGAAACTCTCGGTCACGTTCATGGCGCGACGGGAAGCCAGATTGATAACTTGCGCAGTCTGCGGCATGGCATTCTGCGGTGCGACTTCCTGCGCGTCTTGCTGATCAAGCGCGTCGGCAATCGAATGGGAAATCGTGCCACGCTTCAAGAGCGAAGCGCGGGAACACAAGCGATACTTGCCGCGTCCGATCTTCTTCCGCTCGTCGCGCAAGAGGAAATACGGAACCGGCAAACCCTTCGCTTCCGCGAAGTCAAGGATTTGCTTCGAAGTGACGGTATCACCATACTCGTCAATCAAGTCCTGAATGAACGTCTTCTGATCTTCCATATCGAAATTAGGTCTACGTGCCATAGTCACTTCTCACAGTATATCCAACTATACTGTCATTGTAAAGGATGTTTCGGCAAAAAGCAATATCCCGAAACCCAACAAAATCAATCACTTAGGCTTTTTGGCGTACAAATAGCAGATAAAACTACCGTCCATACCGGAGAAACAGGCTCGCCGTTCGATTGTTTCCAGCCAGACCAGTTCCTTGCATTCAAAACCATACTTAGAATAAGAGTCAACAAAAATTGGACGCCACGCGAACCAATTGTGCCAATTCTGATTGCGATTCAAACTAAACAACTTCACGCTGCAATCTCCTGTGTAAACTCTGTAATGAGCATTCGATTCTTGCGCTTCGCATCCTGCGCATTGCTGAAAATACGCGCCATGCGCTTCGCAGTCATTTTGTCATCCAGTTCGTAATCGTCATCTGACACGTTCTGGCTAGGCATCGCAATGTAGAAATACTTGTGATAGCCAAGATGCGGGACCGCGAAATACTTGTAATTCTTGTAAGACTTCTCAGCCTCAAGAACCACCGAACCCGCCGCATTGGTGCCGTATGCATTCAACGCCTGCTTGCACTCACGCGAAGAGCAGATGTAATAAGCAATGTGCTTGCAACCAGTCACTTCACCAACAAACTGCGTGATGCGCGACTGCTGATCCCACTCGTCAGGATTAAACTCAAGCCGCCTCTTGGTCTTGGAATCAGTCATCCAGACCTTGCGAATCTTGCGATCCTTCTTGCTGACCGGCTGCATGTAATAGGGAATGCGCTCAATCTTATCAAACGAGAAGCAGCCGCCACCTTCGCCATCGGTCAGGTAGATAACGTTGACGATATCAAGATGATTCTGCGACTTGAACCGTTCGATCATCGGGCGCGAAGCCAGCAACGTCTGCGAGAACGGAGTACCGTGCAGATTGAAACCAGCACGTTCCCAATCAAGGTAGTTTGTAGCGTAACGATTGTACGAATAGTTGTAAGAGACAACCGCGAGCATTTCCATAGCCTTGCGATAAGTCTGCTTATTCATCTTGGAACCAATCAGGTGCCGCAGATGGAAACCCTTGTCATGGATCGTGTAGTCAGCCTGTCCAAATTTCTTGAACTTGCCACCAAGACCAAAGTTATTCGGCAGTGTGCCGTCCGCAACCATAACGTGGATATTCTCAGCACCATCCGAAAAGCCGTAAACGTCAAACGGAATGCCAACCTTGCGACAGAAGACCGCAAGAATAAGAGCCTGTTCCATCGTCGCACCAAACACGTTGCTCATGGAACCGGACATATCCACGTACATGATCAGACCGTGGCTCTTGCCCTTCGGGACAACAGTCACTTTCTTGAACAGGTCATTGCTGAACCGATAAAGGTGCAGCTTGGACATGTCCAACTCACCAGTCCGCGCTGTCTGCTGCCGCGCATACTGCGAGGCATTCTTGCGCATTTCGAATTCCTTGACAAGCATGTTAATGAACTTGCCATTATTCTGTTCGAACGTCTTGATGCAATTCTGCGCAATCGGCAGTCCGCGACGATTCGAAGCATCGTAAGCAATGTGGAACTGCTTCACAACCGCTTCGCCGGGAACGACGATATTTTCCAGAATCGGCTCGGGAAGCGTGTACGTGTAGACTTCAACGTTGCCTACGCAAAGTTCCTGTTCGCGATCACGGAAAATGCGATCCGTAATAGACTCAGGCTCTTCCTCTTCTGCCTTCTCTTCATCAGGAAGGTCAGCCGCAGGACCGTTATTGCCGCCAGCCTTGCCGGATTCAGCATTGTCCTCGTCTTCCTCTTCCTTGTCTTCCTCGGAATCGTCGGACGCATTGCCACCCTTAGACTTGGTTTCGGTGTTTCCTTCCTCGTCTTCGGTCTTTTCAGAATCGTCAGACTCCGACTGCGCATTACCGTCAATCGAAAGGTCTTCCGACTCTTCATCATCGAAATCGAAATCGCCACCATCCGACTCTTCATCAGAGTCTTCGAACTCTTCGTTCAGCTTTTCGGCGTATTCCTTGAGCAACTTTTCGGTCAGATCATCCAGCGAATTGATCTTGCTGGAATCTTCCTTCTTCGCATAATCGAACACGCGAACGGAAATGTCCATGACCTGTTCCCAAGTCTCAGCCTTTTCAACCTCGCGCACGATGTTGCGCTCGTCATCCGTAAACGGGACGATAACATGCGCACCCACCTTGCAGTGAATGTTGATTCGGTCAATGAGATTCAGCTTGGAAAGGTCTTTGAGTTTCTTGATGCCGAAGAAATCGCGCTCGTACAGAGTGCGATAGGCATTCGCGAAGGACTTAGCTAGACCGGGATACTTGCGCTTGATTAGTTTTTCGATTCGCGCATCTTCGATGACGTTCATGCAGGACTTGAATTTCCTGCCGCGCTCGTCAATCGCATTGTGCCAACCCTCTTGCGGGGTCCACTTGGCATGACCGACTTCATGACCGGTCAGCATATCGTAAATGTCGCCGTCCATGTCTTCCCATATCGGGAGATACATGGTCCGCGCAGTCAGGTCGAACGATGCCGTGGAAATGCCGCTTTGATGAACGACATTGATGTTTTCACCCGCGAGTAGCTTCGCGAGCATTGACTTCGTTTGAATGAGCGTGTTCGACATAGTACCCTCTACTGTATTACCAGTATGGGGTATTTACAAGCAAAAAGCAACCCCCAAAAGCCTTTAAGAATCAAGCACTTGCGAGATGCTCTCTTATCTTCTTCATTTTCTTAAGGTTTTGCTTGACTTTGCGCCGTGCCATGTCCAGCTTGACGCTCGACACGCGAGTAGTGAATGTGATCCCGTCAAGGTGATCCAACTCATGCAAAACGCACGTTGCGTAGATACCTTCGAATCGCTTGGTCAGTTTGTCACCGTTCGCCGCCTGAAACTCAATCTCAACCCAATCAGGTCTTTCGATGGTGAGGAACAAACCGGGGAACGACAGGCATCCCTCGTTGACTTTCTGCATTGTCTCGGACTGTGCAAGAATGCGAGGATTGATCAGGCAGTAAATCTTGCCTTCATCACCCACATCAATTGCACACATGCGCACGGCGAGTCCAACCTGATTCGCGGACAATCCCATGCCCTGATGATGCTTGAGCGATTCCATCAGAGACATGGCTAGGTAAGCCACCTGTTGCCCCGGCACCTGATCAAAGTCTACTTCCTTGGTCGGCTCACGCAAAATGGAATTGTACTGATCCACCAGATTGAGGATTTCGTACTCGACCATGTTGCCATCTACGAACTTAATCTTTTTGCTCATTGTACTATCCTGCTAAAGTTTTGTTTCTTCTCAAACCTGAGAGACTGGTTAAACTTATCGTGCAACTGATCCTTGTGACTAATTACAAAGATATTAGTGTTCTCTGGCATCTGATGCAGAATATCCAGCAGCGCGTCAGTTCCCTTAGTGTCCAGACTTGAGTCAAATGTCTCGTCCAGAATCAACAGGTTCGTGTTCACGCTATTCTTGATACGTGCAATAGCTCGCCAAGTCAACATCAACGCAAGGTCAATCTTCTGCTTCTCTCCCTCGGAGAAATTACTGTACGAGAAATCATCACGATGCCTCGACTTAATCACTTCCTTGAATTCCTCGTCCATATGGAAATTGACAAAGAAATCCATGGCTGCGAGGTACTTGTTTACCAGCTTATTGATGATAGGTAGATACTGCCGAATGATACGGGTCTTGATACCACCATCCTTCAATAGCTGCGCTGCAATATCTAGGTACTCTTTTTCGTCCGAGACTTTCTTGCGCCTTTCGATGTATCCGGTGAGTTCATCGAAGAGTTTTTGGGACTGGTCTTCGGTGTCACCAGAGACAAGCTTGTTGCCGCTAAGTCCCCTAATTTCTTGTTCAAGTATATCAACGTACCGTCTATTGTGAACAATAGAACTATTGGTGTTAGCAATATCCCTTCCCACAGACTGTATTTCGGCTGTGATTTTGGAGATTGCTTTGAGTTCTTCCGCGACGGCATACATTTCACCACTTAATTTATTTAGACCGGCATCGAATTCCTTGACCGATTCTGAGCATGACTTGATTCTATCAGCTTTATAGTCAGCATCTATAGATTGCTTGCATGTCGGGCAGGAATCATTATCGTGGTAGAATTCAATTTCCTTCTCAACCTTGCGCTTGTTGGATTCGATGCGAGTCTCGTAGGTCAGCAGCTTTTTCTGCTTGGCAAGCAACCCACCTTCATGACCTATTTTAGAGGTCAATTGAACTACTTTTGAGTTCAGTTGAATAGCCTCGGTTTCCAGCGCAATGATCTGGTGCTTGGCTTCCTCAATCTGTTTTCTCTTCGCGTCAATCATTTCCTGATTGTTGCGCTTGAGGTCTTCAATATGCTTCTTGTGTAGAGCGATCTTTTCCTTGACTGCTTCAAGTCGAATCTTGATTTCATTAAGCTCGTTCTTGATTTCAGCAAGCCGATCCTTGACGATCACATTCATCTTGGAGAAAATCTGAATGTCGAGAAGGTCTTCGATAACAGCCCTACGATCTGCGGCTGGCAACTGCATGAATGGTGTGAACGATGCACTACCAAGGATCACGATCTGCGTGAATGACTTGTAGTTCATCTTGAGGATCATGCGTTCCAGCATATCCTGATAGTCACGCGCCTTGGAATCCTGATTGACCAACTTATCGTCGCAGTGAATCTCAAAGATATTAGGCTTGATTCCACGGCGCAGCAGATATCTCTTGGAGCCAACGTCAAATTCAACTTCAACCAGACAGTCCTTGCTGTTGATGGAGTTGACGATCTGAGGCTTATTGATATTACGGAATGGCTTATTGAACAAGCCGAAGGTCAGTGCGTCTAATACGGTAGACTTACCCGCACCATTCTCGCCCACAATTAGAGTATTGGGGTGGAGATTAAGATCAATCTCAATGAAATTATTTCCGGTGGAGAGAAAGTTCTTCCACCGGACCTTTTTAAATACAATCATGATTCAATCGCGAGTGCTTCCGTATACACTTCCCTTAGTATACTCTTTAAGCGCGGCTTTTGCAAGTCCATTTCCAGCCCATCTACCACTTTGTCAATAATTGACATGGTATCCTCGGCTTCGTCTAATTCCTCGCCATCTGCACCAAGTTCCTCATTGAAATTCTCAACGATGGTAACATCCAGCGGATTAAACGAATTCAGCCGATCAACGAATGTCTCAAAGAGGAATGTATTGGTTTTCTTCGAAACGACCACCTTGAGATACTTGCCTGTGTACTCACTGAAATCTTTCTTAGCCACATCATCGAAATACAATTCATCGTCGTTATAGACAATCTTGCGGAAGATCGTATGTGGATTGCGAATGAACTCCACTTCATGCGTCTTGGTATCGAAGGTGTGGAATCCACGCGGATCATCATAGTCTGCCCACGTAATCTCACCGGGACTACCACAATACAGGATGTTACCAATCTGCGAACGATGGTGAAAGTGACCACTCAGGACCGCATCATAGTTGGAGAGATAGTGCGCATCCCATCCACCATAGCAGATGTTGCCACGATCCATTTCGAAGCCAGTCAGTTCGAAGTGACCGACGCAATACGGACTCTTGGAATTCTTGATGTATTCCTTGATCTGCGCTTCATTCTCTTCGCATATCCATGGAATGTAATCGAACACCGCACCATTACCGAAGTCAACCTGTACTGGTTCGCGGCAGACATGAACATTGTCGTACTCAGCGAGCAGCATCGTGGTGGAATTCACTTCCAGTGTGTTCTTGTAGTAGATATCGTGATTGCCAAGGATCGTGTCCATGACGATACCCTGTTCCTTGAGGGGATTAAAGAAGTAATCCCGCGCCTGCTTGAGCGTATTGAAATTGATGTACTTGCGACGATCAAACAGGTCGCCTAGCTGAATCACATGTCCGATGCCATGCTCTTTCAGATAGGGAAAGAATGTCTCCGTATAGAACCGTTTGTATAGGTCATGGAATGCCTGATTGTCATTCCTCATGCCAAAGTGTGTATCACCGAGTATGGCTATTTTCATCGTTCATCCTGTCTCGTCTGCGTAATTCCCGACGCCAGTAGCCGGGAGACTGTGCATGGTAATCTCCCGGCTTGGCGTGTCTGCGAAGTGTCTTCTGTTTCTTGCGAATGGATTTAGTCATCTATAAACTTGTCGAGGTTCAACTTCTGCTTCGCTTTCTTGCGAGCCTTGGCATCTTCGAAGTTCTGAATGAACTCACTGATGTTCTCGTACATTTCGAACTGCCGATTATTTCCGTCGCCATCGTCCAACTGGTCAAACTCGTCTAAGACTCCATGTATCTCAGTAGACTTATACTTCACATACAACTGCTTTTTCTCGCGTTGAATGCGCCTCAAGAAAGCATAATACACGATCTGAGTAAAATAGGCAAATGGATTCTTGGATTTCGCTGGATTAAAGTTATCCGCGTACATGACGCAGTTCTCTATAGCATCACTTATCATTTCCTCGCGAAAGGTGTAGGACAAGAAATTAGGTTTATGTGACAGGTTCTCCGCGATCTTCATGAAGCACTCGCCCACGTATTCGGGGATGCGCGGTTTCGGCAGTCCCTCGCGTTTCGCCTTGCGGACGGCTCTTCTGTAAGTCACCATTTCCTTTAGGAATTTCTTGTTATCAATATAATTTGTTTTAGCCATAATGATTTAAACTTGACAAGCCCTCGTTTGGTTTGTATAATGAGCGTGTAGCGAATGAATGAATAGATGTAATCATTTAGTAAAGGATTAATGAACCTTACCACTGTCATCCTTTACAACCGTAAACGGAATTACGTTCTTATCCTCACTACCAACCCGTTCTCTCTTCGGTCTTTTCTTAACTGGCGCAACGCCATAAAAATAGCTAACGACAGTTGCGAACTCATGCTTGAACTCGTCGTTCACTTCCAACGAGAACATAATTAAAGTCTTAGGCAGATTAACCTGATCGTTCTTGGCAACGATGGGTGGAATCCATTCACGCACGTTCAGGAGTTGCTTTGCAGCCATGAAATTATTTTCAATGACAATTGCCATGGGTTGCTTGATTAGAATGTGTGTTTCTGTGTCTTCAAGTTCGTATGCAACAATGTCCTCACCAGTGGTGAGCTTATAGAACTTTGGGACTAGAGTATCCGTTGGCTGATGCATTAGCGTATTCCTATGTTGTGAATTCTGAATGGGAATCGTTCTTCACTATACATCTTGACACGTTCTTCATAATGTTGCAGGGTGTAATTCACGTAAGACTTGTATCTCAAGTCATCCGCGATATCGTAAAGGGTGGCTTTTTCCTTGTTATCTCCCAACCTAAGTCCTCTTCCGATAGACTGTAACGTTCGTATTCTGCTTTTAGTTGGGCTAGTAAACACCACATTATGAAGGTTGCGAATATTGATACCGGTAGAAAATGTTCCGTAGCTTGCGATGATGATGGCATTGGATTCTTGCTCCGTCAATTTACGAACTTGTTCCCGGTCATCAACGTCTGTGTTTCCACAGACGAAGAAAATCTTTCTCTGGTGATCTATCGTATCACGGAAAAGATCATACAATATCTTTCCGTGCTTATCTACATAAGTATATAGGAACAGAGAGTTACCGTCAAGTTTTATTGCTAAGTTTCTCAGGAAATAGTTCCTGCTCTGACAGCCGATCAGGTAGTCAATCTCATCCTTATACTCAGCACCGCGCATCTTCTTGCAAACCTCTTCGGGATGCTTGAGAACAACACACTCTACACTGAAATCGGCTAGTTGTTTTCTATCAATTAGTTCCTTGGTGCTGATGAATTTCTTCGCAGTACCGAATAGCCCCTCAAGAACCAGCTTGTTAACCTTTTCAGAGTTAAGAGTACCGGTAGTACCAATTCTTAAATCACAATTAACGAGATTAGTCATGATCTTCTTGAGCGAGTCAGCCTTGAACTGATGAGCCTCGTCACCAATCACAAAGTCGAACTGCTTGAAGTATCCCTTTGGCATGGCATAGATAGACTGCCATGTACTGATTACCAGTGGGCGATCCGGCTGGCGGGAGTCACCCGAGTCATAGTAAACTCGCTGGCAGTGCTTCTCTACGTTCCATCCGTATTCCTTGAAGTCGGTATACATCTGCTCGACAAGAGAAGTGGTCGGTACGATTAGGAGTCCCTGCTTCTTACCCTGCCCCAACAGATTACGAGCAATAAGGTAGATGATCAGAGACTTGCCTGATGCGGTAGGAGAAACAATGATTCCCCTACCTTTCAATAGAGCATACGCGACTGCATTCAACTGGTAGTCACGCGGTTCGATCTTTAGGCTTTTCGGTAGTGCGAATTTTAGGTTATCCTGCAAGTCGGATACCAGCCGAGTGACGGTACACTCATAGTCATTGATCTTGCAGAATTCTACTACGTAGTCAATTAGACCAGCGTAGATTTGATGAGTTCGAACGGAGAACAGGCGAATCTTTCCGTCCCAATATTTCAGGCGCTCGTTATTTCTCTTAGAGTGGTGAGCGTTAGGAACAGAAAAGGTGAAAAAGTCCGATAGCTCCTGTGCTACGGACGGTTCACAGTGGACTTTAGCCCATACGTTGTTAACCTGTTCTATTGTTACCATTCATTAGTTCTGACCCATGATGAACTTTTCCCAATCCATGAACGAGCGTAGCTGCCAAGTGCGGTTGTTCAGTTCCTTCATGACATTGGTACAGAAGGAAACGCACTCTTCATGCAATGCTTTCTTGGCATTAAGACGTTGAAGATCATCGTCAGCATCCATATAGATGTTGAGGTCAGCCTTTAGCGTGAATGGAAACGGCTCCCAACCAAACTTCTCAAGTTCTTCCTGAGTCAGCTTGCCATTGTAGTACATCCACTTGAGCTTGCGCATCTTGGCTACGTCCATGACGCACTTCTTCAAGGCAAGGTTGTGTTGAGAGAGGAACTTGTTATACTTGTTGTGAAGTACGGGTACGCGCAGGACTTCCTTTCCCGGCTCGGTGGAATCCACCTTCGAATCACGTTCCCAATTATCCATCAAGTCTTCAAGTGTCGGAATCATAGCAAATCTCCGTGGTCATTCAAGTAGTATTATACCAGAGTTTGTGTGAAAAATCAAAGCTTTTCGATGTTATAATAAGAGTACCTAAAAGTACAGTCAGCCGTTGGAATGTTTTCGGCTGAGTCGAGGGCTGAGAATTGAATTGAACTTAGGGTGGTCGGGAACAAGTCTTTAAACTGAATGCGGAAGCGTGGATTGTTCTTATTCGAATATATGGTCAGAATACCGTCAGCATATTGTGGCGGCATCTTATTGCGAGCCTGATTGAAAGACATTTGAGACAATCTTTTCAGGTCGCCATATTCCTTAAAATCGGTTGGAAACGTCATAGCCCGAATCCAATCATGAATCTGAATCCAGTCTTCCATATCCTCATTGATCATGAAGGTGACATTGAAGGTATCATAAATGGCTTTCTCGCCGGGAACAAACAGGTCAATGAACGGCGTAGGGTAAGTAACTTCCGTTAGGCTAATACCGGGAAGGTTGGCAGTCTGACAGAAGTACGTGACTCCCGGCAGGCGACTGAAATTCAATCGAAACTTGGTAGTTTGCAACAGGTCGCGATTAGTAGGATTACGGGTGATTGCTGCCATTGGTTGCTCCAAATAGACCTATGCTTTATTTAGGTAATAAAAAAGGGGGAGCCTTGCGGCTCCCCCGGTTCAGTTACGATTGTTATCGTTATTGTGTAGTTATCGTTATTATCCGATCAGACCGACAACTTGGAACCTACGGTAGTAGGTGTTCGTGCCGTTGCCAATCGTTCCGCTTACTGCGGTGTCAGCGCCCTGCTGCGAGTTCGCAAATGGGTTCTGAACCAGACCGTAACGAGTCTTGAAGCCAATCTTTGGCTGGAAGGTGTCAGGGTCAATTGCACGTACCATCTGCAATGGGACGTATGGGCAGTAGAACAGACCGGCGTCATAAGGCGTGTTGCCCTTGTAGCCGACGATAACGAAATCCGCACCCGTTACCGAGTATGGATCAACGTAGACCTTGATGCGTCCGAACAGGGTACCCGCGAAGGTGTTGCCCGTATCGTCAACAGTCAGGTTGGTGTTGTTGGTCAGAGCGCCCTGATAGTCGAGCAGACCGGTCATAGCAAGTGCAGATGCTACGTCGGTGCTGACGATCAGAATGTTGCCCTTACCACGGCGCGTGTCCTTCGCGATCTTGTTGCAAGCCTTTTCGACTGCGAACAGAAGACCCTTGAAACGCTCAACCGCCCAACGACCACTGGTATCAGCAGTGCTGAGTAGGTTGAACTGTGCCGTTGCCAGACCAGTTACGCCGACGTTCGAAGATGCATAGATCGTGCGAACGACTTCGCGGTTGATTTCAGCCAGAATTTCCGTGGACAGGATGTTGGAAAGCTCGGCTTCCGCGTCCAGACCATGGATTGCCTTGAGGTCTTGTGCAAGCTCAAGGGTGTACTGTGCCTTCAACGCACGGCTCTTAGCAACAACCGATACGCGGCTGATGGTGAATCCCATTTCCGCCATGGTGGTGCCAAGTGCTTCTGCCGCAGACGTTGCCATACCCGTACCGGTGTTAGCCAGCACAACGTTAGCAATGTTGCTGCCGAGAACGTCGTTATGAGTTCCGGTGCCTGCCCATGCAGTGTTAGCTTCGTTGTACAGAGCCTCTGGACGACCAATCAGGTCAGTGTTGGACGATGCCTGAGTATTTGCATACTTAGCCTGCATTGCGAAGATCAGTCCCGTAGGACCGGTCATTGGCTGAACGCCGCAAACATCATACGCCATCAGGTTAGGCAGCGCACGGCGTACCAGACCAATCAGGATAGGGTCAAAGCCCTTGATGTTGCCTTCGCCACCAACGACAGGCGACATGCCGCCGCCAACTGCGTTAGGCACTGCTTCGAACAGGTTGCCATATGCTGCCGCTTCTTCGCGCATTGCCTTTTCCTGATTCTCAAGAACCAGAGCGGTGACTGCTCGCTTGTAAGGGTCAGCAATCTTAGGGAGTTCAGGATGATCAAGCATCGGCTCCCACTTCTTGCTAAAAGTTTCTGATAGATACATTGTAGTTTCTCCGTTAGAGGTTTGCAGTTACTTAGGTAGCTGCTTCGAAAGTGTTTTTACATACCAATCCATAGTATCGGTTACTTCCTTTGGCTGTTCAGTCTCAACAAGAGCCTGCGGAGCCTCACCCTTCGTCTTCTTACTTGGGAAGTAATTCTCGCGAATCACTGCGAGCTTCTGCGAATACTCACCCTCTGTGGTGAATTCAACTCCCTCTGCGAGAGTCCTAATCTTTTCAGCCTGAACAGTAGTCAGCCCTTCAACGATCTTGCTAAGAACTTCCTTAGCCTTGGACTCGTTAAGCGACTTCTGTAGCTTCTTGTTCTCTTCGACCTGTTCATTCAACTTAGCTTCCATGTCAGCGACGGACGATGCCATCTGCTCAACGAGGTCAGCCTTGTCTTCTGGAACTTCGATGTAGTGTTCCATGAACAGGTTCTTCAAGCCGCCGATAAACTCTTCTGCGATTTCTACGCGCAGACCAGACTCGACAGCCAGCTTGTTCTCTTCCATCCACTGCTCGACAACATAGTTCAGATACTCATCAACTTGTTCAGTCATTTGAGTCTGGAACTCTTCGGCAGCTTCGGACATGATCTGCTCGTTCTCAGTTACAACCTTCTCAACGATAGCTTCAACGCGAGCGCGAACGGCTGCTTCGAAAATGGTCGTTGCCTTGGTCTTGAACTCTTCGGAAAGTTCCTCACCAGAGAACAGTGCATCAATATCTTCCTTGCAGGAACCCATGTTCTCTGCAACCATGGACTTGAGGGCAGACTTGCGAGCTTCAACGATTTCTTCCTCGGTCAATGCAGGAGCTTCGACCTCAGTCTCTTCGCACTTGCAATCCTTATCGTCTTCCTCGTCCTCGTCTTCCTTATCCTCTTCCTCGTCTTCCTTCTTGGCTTCGTCAAGCTGATCTGCTTCCGCAGCCAGAGCCTCAAGCTCCTCTTCGGTCAGAGAGTTCAGATACTCTTCAATCTCTTCCTCAGTTAGCTCGACCTCATCAGTCTCGGTTTCTTCCGCCATCTTAGGATTCTTGACAAGGGTGGTTCCCGGCATAGCTTCTACGGAACCAACAGAATTCTGCTCGCCCTTCTTCTTGACGGGATCAACTACTGGCTCAGATGGTGCGCCTGCCGTTCCCGGCTTAGGTGCCTCGGCTTGCTTTGCAGCCGCAGCCTTACCAACAGCATCGCCCTCTGGCTTGCTCTGATTGTCAGAGCCACCAAGGTCCGTGACCTGTGCGCCGCCAGCCTGCATAGGCTCCTTGACTGCGCCCTTTAGGGAAGCATTCAGGATTTCAGCAGCAGATTCAGAAAGTGACTTGCTCATTTTAAACTCCTTAACTGGATAAATCTATTTATAAAACTCAAAGTTTTGACAGAAAGTTTTCGAAGATTCTCAACGAGATTTCTTCGATCTGATTTCGCCGTGCCTTCTTGATTTCATCGTACATTTCGACAACATCAACTTCCTTGATGGTGCCATTGTCCCACACCCACTCCTTGCCTTCCATTATTCCTTGAACAAAGGCACCGGGAGCCGAAGGGTCGGCTACGATATCCGCCGCTGTAGCGAGATAATAATCGTCCTGAACCAAGTTTACACCGTCCTGCTCCTTAAGCGAACCCATGCCACGGCTGGATACGCCAAGGGTTGCACCACCTTCCAATAACGACCTAGCAATCTTGCCCATAGGGGTTTCAAGAATCTTGGCTTTGCCGATGAAAGTGGCACCCTCTTGCTTGAGGTTAGTGATCAGGTGTGAAACACGGTCCAAATTAATTGATGGGCTATCTGGATGACCAAGCTCGCCAAAGGCACGGTTTCTCGTCACGTACTCTTCGTTATAACGCTTGACTTCCTTTTCCAGAATATGCTGTGGATATACGCGCCCATTACGGTTCTTCTGTTCCCCAACGAGGAACGGACCTGTAATGTAAAGTGATGTAACACCGTTCTTTTCTTCGGTGATTACCTTTACATCCTGAATCATTTCCGTAATAAGTTTCATCTTACTTTGCCCCTAATGATTTCCTGCGTCTTAGTGAACGCCTACGCTTCATTAATGCGCGAGCCATTTTAGCCTTGCGCTTTGCCTTGCCCTTACGTGCAGCCCTCTTGCGCTTCTGGCGCTCCGCAGCCGACATACGAACAAGCTTTCCACCGCGAATAGTATAACCGGGGCGAGTTGCAACCTTTCTTCTACGCTGCACCTTGCCGCCGCGAATTCTTGCCCTGACGATCTTGACGTTGGCTTCGTTTAGCTCAACCTCAATTAACGTCTTGAGAAACTGTAGTTTCTCTTCGGTAATCTGATTCAGTCTCTCGTAGATTTCATCCATTAGGATATCCTACGATTGGTGTGTCCTCTTCCGGCGAGTTACCACCATAAGGGACAGTGAATACCATATTATATTTATCATTTGTATAAAGTGCAACCTTGCGTCCATCAGGGAAAATACGAACTCCCCTGCGGCGCAACACCAACATTGGTGCAGGAATGGTTTCGGTAGACATACCGGACTCATTCAACTGATTGCGGAATTCCTTGAATCGCATTACTTGAATCTCTTGATTCTCTGTAGAGCCTGATTGAAGTCATTTGGATGTGCTTCCAAGGACTGTCCCATTGGAACACCCGCCTGCGTCAAACTCTGAACCTGTGCAGCCTTGTTTGCAGCAAGCTTGCGAAGTAGCATGTAACCGGGAGCCTTTGGATTCTTGGCTACTAGCTTGCCAAAATCACGATGTGCTGCTGCTGCCATCTGTGGGTTAACACCCTTGATTCCTAGCGTTTGCGTAGCCTTGCGCAGATTAGTAATAACGTTGCGATTAAGCTGCGCGTTCGTTACAGCACCACCCTGTGCAACTTCATTCAATGCGCTGAGTTCTTCATCGGTCAACTCTTCGTTAACCCAACTCCAAATATCAGCTTCTTTCTTGCCATGTTTCTTAGCTAGATGTGCAACGTGAGTCTGCACATGCTGCATGTATTCGGTAGCCTGCGGCGTTGGATGGAAAGGCTTCATGCCTTCGCGAGCCTTCTTCATCATCGTCTTGAGTTCGTGCCTGTCATAATCTACATTAAGATCAGACTCGTTAACACCGGCTGCTGCCATGAACTTAGCGCGATCAAAACGTGGATTCTGCTGCGCATACAGGGAAGCGTGGTGATTAGCCATTTCCTTGCGCTTCTCAGGATGCTCAATAGCCTTAATCAATTCGGCTGTCTGGCGAAAGTGCTTGCGAGTAGGACCGCCTTCGGTCAACTCAACTTCTTCCTTTGCCATCTTCCATGCCTTGGCATAGAGAATTCTCGTTCCCTTTTCTTTGCCATACTGCTTGATGAAACGCTGCTTATTAGCCTTGATCCAGTCTTCCTGACCGGGAGCAGAAACTTCGTCAAGCTGCACTTCTTCCTCTACCATTTCGGTATCACCAGAAATGATAGAAGATGCAATCTCAACCTTGCGTACTTCCAGAGCATCTGAAATCTTGTCATTCAGAGTAGCTTGAAATGCTGCACTTGCCTGATCCTTATCGTCGGATGCCAGTGCTTCTAGGAATTGCTTGGAATACATTACTTTTGTCCCCCGTTAGCCGGTGGTTTCTGTTGCGATTGTGGTTGCCCACCTGTATTTATAGAAGATGGAACTTGCGTACCCATTGAATATTGCTGCTTTGCTGCTTCCATTTCAGCAATACGCATCATTTCTTCCTGCTCCTGTTCAAGTTCTACCGCCATTTCCTCAATTTCTTCCTCAGAAAGCTTAAGGACATTCTTGCGAACCCAATTCATGGAGTAGTATGTGCCGACATAAGGAACCATCTGATTGAGCAACTGGACGCGGTTTGTCATCAACTCCGCTTCCTTCAATTCAGAGAAGTTGTTATCTTCAATGAAATCGTAGTAGATGTATTCCTTCAACTGATCCCATTCTTCATAGGATGCGATACCCTTTAGGGCTAGCTGCCGCTTCATCAGTTCATCGAACAGCAATGAGAACTTCGCACGTAGACGCTCAACAAACTTATTGAACTTAAGCTCATCGCGAGTAATCTCGGATGCGCGACCTAGCGAGAATCCCTGCTGCGGCTCAAGGCGCGAAATAGGCACATTGAGCGAGCGATAAAGCTGTTGCTGGAAATACTTAACGTCGGTGAGTTCACCAAGATTCTGTCCACCTTGTAGCGTCTGAATCTCAGTAGCCTTGCCTTCGCCGCGACGAGGAATCCAGAAGTCTTCGATCATGGACATGAAGCGACGATCATCCTTGACCTCGCCGGTTCCCGCATCGTAAACGATCTTGTTGCGGAACTTGGTCATGATATCGTGTAGATACTGGTCAGCCTTGACCTTCGGCAGATTACCAACGTCAATGTAGAATACACGGCGTTCTGGTGCGCGAGACAGACGGTAGATAACTACTGCGTCCTCAATCATGCGCAACTGGTTCAGAGGCTTGATGGCTTTGTGAAGATAAGACAGAACCAGATTACGGGTTACGTCCATCAAACCAGAGTTAATGTTTACAACGGCGTCCTCGGCAATCTTCATAGATGCGTCAACGGGCGAAGACATGACCATGTTTCCTGCGGTCAGTGCCTTGTCATTGTAAACGTAGAAATCCTCACTACCAGCCACAATCTCAACGCCAGTACGTGGGTCTTTGCGCCGCATGACCGTGCGCACCTTTCGAATCTTGCGCGGATCAAGGTATGAGATAGATTGAATACCTAAATTCGGATTAGCTTCATCAATACGAATCTGGTAAAACAGGCGTCCATCAACGTACCAACGCTTGAAGATATCCTGTCCAGAATTGTCGAAGTCCAACATGCGAAGAAGCTGCTTGAATTCCTCACGCAGAATGTTCTTGACATTATCCGGTTGTTCCAGAAGGTCGAGCGAAATCTCTACCGACTTGCCCTCGTCATCATGGACGATTGCTTCATTGACGATATCATCAATCGCGGATTCGACTTCTGGCTGCATTGCCATCGTGCGATAGCGTGAAATGAGTTCGTTCTCGTTCTTGAATGCAGCCTCAAGATTGAGATAGGTACCATAGTAACCACCTAGCGCAGCCGAGTTAATTACATACGCGCCATCATCCGTCAGCGGCGGCGCAATGCTCGGCTGAACTGTGGGAGCGGGAGTTTCTTGATCAGATACCCGATTAATCTCCCAACCGAAAAGTCTAATAGTTGCCATTAATCACTCCATGTCAAAGATGGGGGAAAGGCGAATTCCTTTCCCCCGACCATTCAATTACGCGCTTGGGTTAGCTGCGCTAGTGTCAAGCGAAGTCCAGTATTGATACGACAGAGTAATCGTGTACTCTTCAATCGTGTCGTTCGAACCCCAATCCAGATCAATTGGTGAAATGTCATTTGGGAACATTCCGACCAGCTTGTACTTCTTGATTGGTTGACCACCGATTTTCGCATACTGGTAAACTTCTGCATCAACAGCATAGCTCGTTCCCGGCGACTGCGGCGAAGTGCTAATTGCACCTAGCTCGCGAAGGTTGGTTACGTTGCCATTGATACCACGGTGCCAACGTTCGAAGGCATTGCGCAGAGCAAAGTCTTCATCGTTAAGTACCGTTACTGACCAATCAGCAAAGGTGCGGTTTCCAGCAGCCTTTACTTCACGACCAAAGTATGGAACCGTTACGGTACCAATCGTTGATCCCGGCAACTGTGCAGTCTTCACGAAGAAACGGGACTGTGAGCCAGCCAGACCACCAAGTTCTACGAACGAAGGAAATACGAGCGAAACCTCAAAGAGATTCGGACGCGCTCCATCATTCTTCATTGCAGTTCTGAATGCATCTACATTGAAAGCCATTTTGATTTACTCCTGTAGCCTGTTAGCTATTTATTAGAACTTGCCCACAACTTCTTCGAAGGAGACACCCGTTCTCACCGCTACGAAGTTCAACTGGATGAAGTTGATGCTCTTAGCAGGCTTGACGTAGATATCACCAATGAACTCGTTACGGTCAATGACTTCTGCCGTGTTATTGGTTTCGTCACAGACCACGCGGTAATCGTAGATACCACGACGACCCTGAACAGTTCTCAGGAATGGCTCAACCAGATTGACAAACTGTGCGCGAGTGAATTCATCGTTGAACTCAAACAGGCTAGAACGTGCTGCCTTGGAGATTGCCTTTTCAAGAACGATGAACAAGCGACGGACGTTGATGCGGTCAAATGCCGATGGGCGTCCGAGCAGAGTCTTGTCACCGAACAACATCGTACCTTCGCCAGAGAAACTGACAACAGGGTTGACGCCATTCTTGTAAAGCTCGTCACGATTTGCCTTGCTTGGGTTGTAAGCCAACTTAATGACGTTCTTGATCTGACCACGAATCAAGCCTGCTGGCGAGAACCATGGGTCACGATCCGAGTCGGTGCGAGCGCACAGACCAGCAATGTCACCATTCAGCGGTACCCAACGGTACACATCGTTGTACTTGTCGTACTGATACTTCCAGCCGCTATCCATGACTGCGTAGGACGAAGAGACATTCGCCAGCGCATTCTTGCGATAGTTGACAACCGCAGTCGTTGCATCTGCTGCCTGTACGTTAGCCAGTGCTGGCGACAGGAACACAACGCAGTCCTTGCGAGTTTCTGCGATGTTGTTGATTGCATCCAGAACAACAGTCTGAGAGTGGTTTGCAGTCATGACCAGCGACAGGTCGGTGGTGTCACCATTCTTGAAGGTGTCATATGCGCGAATGATATCGGCATCATTGACTGCCAGACTCGTACCATAAGTGAACGAGTACACATTTTCGCTGGACTTGAGTTCGCTGAACGTGACCGTAGCATTTGCTGCTGCGCCCCAATTACCAGCCTGATCACCAGTCGTACCATTAACGTCTTCTGGATGACCCGTCCAGTAAACATACTTGGACTTACGGAACAGCACATCCTTGTAGTAGATGGACTCGCCCGATTCGTTCTTAGCCGTTGAACACTTAGAGAGGTTAGCGAACTTCTCAAGGACAGTTCCCGGCGTACCGGTAATCAGACCATCCTCGTCAACAACGACAAGATGGAGTTCGTCATTTGCTGTGGAGTTGCTCCAATTGCTGGACAGGAAGTAGCTGGTTCCCGGTGCCTTGTCAAACAGGTTAGCATATGCCCAATCGGAGAAGGTAGCCGTGGTGTTTGCCCAAACGCCAACCTTGAGCGAGTTACCAACTTCACCGGGACAACGCGATGCGAGCCAAGTGGAGCTAATAGGCAGGCTCAGAGCCTCGTATGCAGCATCATTCTTGATCTGCGTATTTGCAGCAATAACACCCGCAACGGATGGTACCAGAGCAAATGCAGTGTTAGATGCCGTATTTGCTGCGCGAGCAACACGTAGGTCATCTGCATACGCTAGGAAGTTCGCTGCGGTGAAGAATGAAGCAAAGCTGTTAGTCTTTGGCTTACCGAAAACGGTTACTAGCTCGTTTTCGTTCGAAACTTGGCGAACTTCTTCGACTGGACCCCACTCATACGGTCCAGCAACGGCTCCCGTAGAGGTAGCGACGGCAGGAATCACCGTGGTAAGATCAATCTCGGATACGTTCACGCCGGGAGATACTTGAAATGCCATTTGTCTACTCCTGTTAAAAGGAACTTAGGAACTGTATCAATTATTTAGGTTTTCTAGTGTTTGACGATTTCCCATACACTACCGTCTGCCACAAACCGGTCACTGTCCGATCCATCGGCTAGCACCGGCAGAGGCAACTCTTCTGCTTCAAGTTGTTTCATCTGCTCCCTATACAACTTCTCCCTGATGTTCATCTGAACAAGGTCAGCGAAAAATTGCTGGTTAGTCATCCAAGAAAACAACACAAGACACATTACCAAATCGTCATGCGAACCCTCATCAGCCTCATAACTACTACGCTTATTTATGAAAGTAGAAAGTTCAGAAATAATGTGAAAGTCTTGAAAAACAAGCTTGTATGTCTCAATCAGGTTCTTCATCTTGGCGCAGCCCTGCATCTTGACCGACTTGGTGGTACGAATACCCCGGTCAGCCTTCTTGCCGGTATAGTTCCAAGTCAGGATGGTGCGCTTCTTGATGATATTGGTGGAAAGGATATTCTCGTACTCGTATTCGTGGAACAGGCTGTCCGACACCTGTGCGCCCACATCGTTTATTTCAATTAGAACGAAGGCTTGGTTGTACCACTGCGCCATCTTCTTGATGATGCCGGGATAGAGGGGTGGAGTGATATCGTTATCTCGGTAAGTACAGACCACCCGATATGGGACTTCCGTAACGTCAAAGACCACAAAGGCTGAATAGTCCAACCCCTTGCCTCGGCTAGTGTCCACGGTCATGACATACTTGTGACCCTGCTGCGGCTTCTCGTACCAGCACAATCCCATGACCCCTTCAAAGGTGTTTGGAGTGACGAAAGCCAGATTCTTGAGGACGTAACCGGAAATGAGGGTACCGGACGATCCGTGGAACTCGCACTCCATTTCCTGTAGATACTTCTCTTCGCCAAGGACGCGCTTCTGGTCATCTGCCCACGCTTGGTCGCGTCCCGGCACAGAACGCCAGTTAGCTTCGATGTGTTCGAAACCATTGCGACCTTCCACGGCATCCGTCCACATCTTGTAGAAGTGGTTCATGCCGTTTGGTGTCGAGCTAATCAGAATCTTTGCGGTCTTACCAGAAGTGATAGTTGGATAGGTCGAGGTAAAGAAGTCTTCCGCAATGTTGTTTGGAACGAACGCGAATTCGTCAAGGTACAGGAAGTTAATAGAGAATCCACGAATCGCGCTAGAGCCGGTGGAGTCAGCCAGTACGCGGCACTTGTTCTCCAACTCAATGTCACCCTTGTTCCAGCCGAGAATGCCCTGCTGCATCCAGACGGGAACTTCCTCATACGCTAGCTGAACGCGAGACAGAATTTCGCGAGCCGTCTTAGCCTTGTTAGCCAGAATAGCCACGGTCTTTTCGACGTTGAACAGAATGTACCAGAGGACGATACCAACGGTCAGTGTGGTCTTACCGATCTGGCGACCCGCCTTGATGATCACACGATTGCTGTTGACGATCTTAGGCACGGCTTCCTTCTGGTAAGGGTACAGATTAATACCCACCAGACCATGGTCAAGAGTGATGATCTTGACATAGTGTTCAATGAAATACTCCGCGTCATCCCGGCAGCGATTGTACTCGTCAACTTGCTCTTGTGTCAGAGCAACTGAGACACCCGCTCGCTTTAGTTTGGGATTACGAAGATATGCCTGATCAGTGTTCAGACTCATCCTTTATCCTTTTCAAAAGATCAGTTGTGGTTCCCACGAAAACTGCCTTATCTACATTAACATTACCAATGGATTTAGGCTTACCTTCGCCTTCAATCTTTCGCTTTTTTTCGTGTAAATTCATCAACTTATCTGTCATATCTGAAAGATTTTTGAGTAGCTGCCCCGCCACTTCATAGGCGCGAGGGTGCTGAGACTCGTCAGCTACCTTGAGCAATTTGTCAAGCGCATCCTTACCCTGATCAATCAGATCACGGTGTGTTTCACGCGATAGCTCGTAGTCGTATTCCAGATCGTTATCTGAACTCGGTTCTTCTACCGCCTCTACTGGAACAGGAAGCAAGTCGCCTTCCTTGATGGTTACAACATCGGTGGTAACGTCTTCCAACGTTTCCGCTTCCGTGATTGTCTCCGACTGAATTCCAAGAAGTGTGTCTAGGTGTTTGTCAACTTCATTCATTAGTATTCCGTTATCGTGGTGCTGAATCCAAAAGCTTCTGCTTCGCTGTTAGCCGTGTTAGGAGTTGGCTCGACAGAAATGCTGACCAATTGATTCGAATCAATTCCATAGCTTGCTACATTGTATCTAGCACCAGTAACAGCACCGACCAACTGAGTTCCAATTCGGAACGTGCCGTTGGTGTCATAGACTACAATAGTATTCGAAGTGGCGTTCCAAGAACGCACATAACCGGATGCGACGGCAGAACCAATGGTGGAACCCTGATAGACAAGCTCATCTATCTTATACGTTCCGCTGCCAGTATCCAGCGTCATCTGCTTGAGAGGATTGCTCTCAAACGTATTGTCGTAGATGTTTGCGGTGGCTTTGCGAATGATGGAAATGTTCGCAACCGGTCCAAACAAATATCCCTTAGCAGTGAAGTTCAGTGTCCAGATAATCGAACGAGTGGATTCTGGATCACCCTCATGCGAATCGTCGTAGGTGATGGAGTTGAACACAATTGGCACATCCATCTTGAAGTCTTCGATACCTACGAAGTCCAGAGTCACTGTGTAGTCTGGTGTAAAGTAGGGAAGAATCTGCTCGACAATCTGCGCACCATCTTCCGTGTTACGGACAAAGATGTACAGATTGAAATCGAAGTTGTACGGAGTCATCTTGACTTTCTTCAAGCCAAGTGGAAGTCCTTCGGCAAACTGATCCGTGAAGTTGCTGATCTTGCGCAGCGGATCGTAAGCAATACCATTCATTTCGAATGCCATGCGCGGCAGCGTCAGGTTCACAGGATTGTACTGATCCGGCGCAGCCTGAATTCTCTGAAAGAACTTTTCCTTCGACGCATACATCAGCGGCACATTGATGCGCTCGACTTCAACTGATGGATTTGTGGTATTATCGTAGCGCACCAGACGCATGTTATTGAACATGGTTCCGAACGCAACTACCAGCTTGCGAATAATACGATGATAATAGTGCTGACCAGACAACATTATGGTTCACCGAACGGGTTGGATTCCGAGAAGTCCAGAATCGTGTCCGCTTCCTGCTCAATGAGTTGGTTATCCACGATTTCGCCTTCGGTGGCAGTCTCAAGGATGTTGTAGGAATCCAGATTACAGGTAGTTCCGGTAATACTACCGGTAATGGTGGTATTAACCGCGAACGCGCCCTTGATGTTACGCACTCTCAGAATACCGGCTGGCAGGCTGAATTCGACCACTACACCCTTGGCTGTTGCAGTATCCACATCCGCACCCTGATAGGCAATCTCTCCGCGACGGAAGGATTCCGCACCAACGGTGACTACGCTGGAAACTGCTAGATTAGTAGACAATGCTGTATCATCACATACGAAGTCAATCTCTTCAATACCAGTATTTATCCACTCGCCATTGTACTTGAAGGTTTCAAGCGACAGCGCATACATGTACGGCAGACGCTTGCCCAACTGATAGAACGAAACGTCCTTCTCTACGAACCTAATTTCCATTAGCTTGCGCTGCGCTGGCAGATAGATCAGGTCGCCTTCCTTCGGCATGTTACGCAATGACTTCGGAACGTACTTTTCAAAGGTGCGGCGAGCGACAGCTACGCGAGCCGTCTTTTCAATCTGCAAGCCGAACTTGGAGAAGAATTCCTGCTGCCCACCGAAGTCGTTGAAGGTTTCCAGATACATGTCAATCTTGTAGGCTGACTCATAATACTTCACAGGATCGTCACCAAACAGAAAGTCCAAGGCTCCCTGTGAGGTACGCGGCATGTAGAAAATGTCTATGCCGTGGTTACGAATGGATTCGATAACCATGTCTTCCAGAAGCATCTGCTCTCTGGAAGCTTCCTGATTATTGAAGTATACTGAGGTAGGCATTATCCGACCTCAAACATCGGTGGCTCTTCCCAAGTCTTTCTCTGCACATCCTCAAGACGCGCAATCTCGGAAACGGCTTCCAGCCAAATCTTGTCTCCCTGAATGACCATACCACCGGGAAGTGTGTAGTTACCATACTTCTTGAGGTTCTCGCCCCACTGCCGCTTGATCAACTGAGTGGTGTATTCCTTGAGCCACACATCGTCGTAAACATCCGTGAACTCTTCTGGATCAAGGACGCGATCACACTCGACAATGAACCACGTTCCTGCCGCGATTTCCTGACCGCTCCAATTCATGTCAATGTAGAGTCGGTTCTGATGCTTGCTCCATCTAATCGGGTTCTGACCAACTAGAATTAGTTCCAGCATACGAATGTGCGTTCTGGCAATCCAGTAATACTGATAAGAGGAACTGGTGAATTCGTACAACTCATTGAGTCGTAACTGATAATTCAGGTCGAAGATATTAAAACTAGAACCGGAACCGTTGCTAACAGTGCTGCTCGACAACGGGAAAATTCTTCTAACACCAATTACATCCGCTGGCATTGGAATCCAGCCGAAGGTGTTCGACCCGACGTTGCTGCCGTTCGCGAGCATTTCCGCAGTCATTTGAATGGCAAGATAGTCATGATGCCCCGAGTCATAGCTGAACTCAGCGAAGCGTTGCAGAGCATCGTCAATGCGATCCTCTACCTGATCCTCATCCACGTTGATATCAATGACCGGAAAGCCTAGCTTGCGCAGGCAATAGTCCTTGAGTTCTGTTCTACTTGCTGGACGCATTAGCTTTCTTCCTTCCACTTACGTTCTTGTTCTGTCAGCGGATCGTTGTCATAGAGTCTGGCTTCCTCTTCGAACGGGTTGCCAGAATAGCCATAGCGAATGTTGTAATACAGCCAAGTCAGGTAATACTTGATCCAGCCGATCCTCTGAACCTGATAGATATGACAGAGTTCGTGCTTAAAGAGCCTGTCTGATACCAATTCCTTCTCATCCCTAAACAGTATATAGGGGTATAACGTAATCCCAAGCCAGCGCCGATTTCGGTTGGTCAGCCAGTTGTTGAGATACCAGTGCTTGTAGCGGAACTTTGGTGTCATTTGGGCATACTCCGTCTGATTAAGTATTTATCAATATCCGTCAGCGTAGAAAGTGATGGTATTAGAATGACAAATGGTGCTATTTGCGTTCCATTTTATGGACACATTTGCGGTACAGTCGTTCATCGTCCCCGCACTGTCAGCAATATAAAGCCCTATCTTTCTATCCGTATTCAGGTTATACCAAGTGTTATTTGCCAGCCCATAGCTGGATAAATCATGTGTTCCAGCCGTCTTTACGTAACGAAGATCGTATTGGCTTGCGGAGCCACTAAGTAACCACGTATAATCTGGAATAGACGCCCACGGACCTAGATGGGTGGTTACTCCTGATGTGTTGAATTGCAACCACGCTTCGGCACTCGGCTCATCTTCATCCCCATAGGTACCGCCCTTGATAAGAATGACTGGCGGCGCTTCTGGACTACGATTCAATTGTACAAACATTCTTATGATTCTGCTCATGCTGACGACACCTGTATATTCTTGGAAGCAAAGAACGCATAATCTGGTGCGTAGAACTCCTTGATTCTATCAATCTCTGCTTGAGTCAAGTCCTCAATATATTTACGATTGGTACTCTCATTGACATGCGGAACCTGATTTGCCCTCAGAGTAAATCCCAAGGAATCAGCAATTCTTACCACTTCATTTGCGAAATCGTGGAAATTATAGAGTTCGATTGGTACTGGATGCCATGGCGCGGAATCCCACGGTCTGCCGGGAAGGACGTTTGCCAACCAGCAATATTGCCAACCGATACATCCATGTTCATCTATAAACTGATCCACACTCATGCTTGGATCAAGTTGGTAATGATCCAGATACCACGCCATACCAGACAGAAAACGATCAACAGGATCACGATAGAAAGCAATAACACGATATTCCGTTAACTGATTCTCCACATCAAAGTCTGGATACAGAACCGGCAATCTCCATAATGGTGAGTTGTGATGAAGCCCATCACCAACACTAAATCCACCACGCGGAATCATCGTTTCTCGCAATGACTTTGATCCAGTCTTGGCATTGAATAGCACGATCAATCTTAACTGATTGTGAATAATCATGTTATTCCCTCTGCCCAACATGTCCAACGACAAATATTAGAAGAAATTATGGTAGCGTTTGCATTGTACTTTATGGCAACGTTAGCAAATCCTTCCCTCGCCTGCGGCGCAGAAGCAGTAAGGTATGCATGTCTTAACACATTCAATGGAAGCCAGACGTTATTAGCTACGCCCGAAAGTACGGTTCCGCTCGTTCTCTGAAACCTAACGTCCAATAGCGGCGAGGAATTGGAAGTCTGGAATTGGTATGATGCGATATTAGGCGCACTATAACCACTCCAAATATTATTAATTCCACTAAAATAGCATCCAGCCGTAGAAGTTCCAAAGTCAACATCATCAACCCAAAAAGCTTTAACCAATCCGTTTAATATTGCCGACGCACCAGAAAAATTAGAGAATGCAATAGTACCGCTAGTGGGGATAGATACCGACGTTGCATTAGCCGTACCTGATGCGACATAGGTTCCACCCGCATAGTATTCGTTGATGGCAATAGGATTGCTGCCACCAAATTCAGTCTGAATATTTGTCAGAGAAATGGAGCTAGGAATAGTTGGAACTGCCATAATCAATCACTCCATCGTTCAAGTTCTTCTATGCGCTCGCCCTGTGATGTTACCTTTGCGTCGAGTTCCTTGACTGCCTCAATCAACAGGGGAACAATCTTAGCATAGTCAAGCGTCATATACTGTGAATCAATTGGTGCTGGACGAATAATTTCCGGCATGATTTCCTTGAATTCCTGCGCGGAAACACCGACCTCTGGTTGACTCTCGTCTGAAACATATCCAAGTTCCTTTGCCTTCTCGTTACCGGTGTAGTAGAATCCCTGTACTGAACGCAACTTCGCCAATGCTTCCTCAATCTTACCCAAGTATTTCTTGAGGCGCATGTCGGAGTAGTATGCGGTGATGTTATTCGTTGCTCTAATTTCACCAGTGGTTCCCGACGCGGCTGTGCCGATACCGAGTGATCCCAACTGCACCGAAGACGATGTGGTGTAGGTTGTGCCAGCCGTACCCTGTCTACCCTGAACACCTTGTGTACCTGTTGCACCTTGCGTTCCTGTGGCTCCTGTGGTGCCTTGCGGTCCTGCGGGACCAGCCTCGCCAGACCCAACAAGATCACCAAAAACGTAAACCGCATTGGTAGCAGAATAGACGGCTGTTACTGCCGAATTTTGTGAAGCAATATTCAGAGAAGTCGCAGCAACGTTAGAACGAACAACTGCCGTACTGTTTGCAATGGTAACATTACCAGCACCTTTACGAACAACAACAATTCCAAAGCCACTGGTCGCTGCTGCACCTAGAGTGATGGTGACGGCAGACGCCGAATCAACGAAAATAATCTTGCCAGCGGCGTTATCTCCATAGTGAGTGCTGGCAGTCGTAGTAATTACCGGCATGTCGGTGACAGTTGCATTCGCACCAAGTACAACAGACCCACCAAATGGTGCCAAGTCAATTTGTCCGTTTGCGTTGACTTCAATGGAAGGAATACCCGACTTGTCATTAACAGAGAAGATAACTCCATCCATGTCATTGCTGATGGAGAATAGCTGCCCCGTATTAGCTCCATCAAAGGACAGAGTGCCGTTACTGTCTGGTAGGACAGTCAGGGTAATTAGTGTATTAGAACCGGAATTTGCGCCACGAAACTCTATATTCGGATTATAGGTATCCGAAGAGCGGCTAGGCGTAATTACGATATCTTTGTATGTGTTTGCCATGTTGCTGTCCTGATGTGTCTAATATTTAGACGCCATGCCTTGCCCGTTGCGCGTTGTAGAGTTTCGCTATTTCGTCAGCCGACAACGCACGATTCCAAGCCTGTGCTAAAGTAACATCACCGTCAAGATACCTTCCGGCTACACCCGCGTCATCCCAACCGATATGTGTCGGTGAGGTAGAAGAGGCTAGTGTTGCGCCGACGCTGCCGCTATTGACCTGAACGCCATTGATGTAGGCTTTCAACGCACCCGCATCATAGGTCATGGCTATATGATTCCACTTAGTAATATCGTCCGGTGTTCCTGTAATCTGCTCCCATGAGGTTGTGTAGACATAGAAGTTGATGACCTTTGAAGACACTGCCGGATGCATGATGAACTGGTTGCGCCGAGAGAAGATCATGCCGGTGTCGTTCCAGTTAGCCTGATTCGACTTGACCCAAATGGCAGCAGTCAGCTTGTTGGTGCCAGAGAAGTTGTAAAGGTCCGATATGATGATATGACTATTGGTGCCATTGAATTTCAGCGCAGGAATGCCAGTGGTCGTATATCCATTCTCCGCGCCGTTTGCCATGGCTACCGTAGCACCACTTCTGCTAAGATCAATTAACCTTCCACCCACACCATTGATGAGTTCCCCAATGCTTGGCTCCGTGCCGTCCATCTTGTCAATGCGCGGTTGCCACCAAGCTTGTGCGGTGGTGGTGTCCGTGGAGTAGTAGAGATACGAGCGAATCATGGTCTTTGCGGTTCCCTCAATCCACGTATAGTCCGAACCGCTACTGTTAACTTGTCCAGCCGCAATGTTGTAGGTTCCGGTATCTGGATGATTGCTTCCCGTACCCGATCCAGCCGGATGTACATGCGCTACAAATAGATACCAATCATTAGTATTCAAAGTCCAACCAGCCGCTTGAAAATACGGATTGGTGGTGTTGGCTCCCGAACTCCTATAATTAACACCCATGTTCGCATTCACATCATTTATGCCATACAGTCCAAAGTAGTAGCTGCCATTACCTAAAACGTAACGCTTGATCCAGACAGAGAAACGATAGTAGTAAGCCGGATCAATCGCCCAATAGCCACTGTTGAAACCACCGTCCGCGTCCGAACCAACGTCATTGGATGGTGTATCCCAAATACAACTCATGACGCCTAATGGATTGGTGTTTGCGATTCTCTGGTTCGCGGCAGACTCACCATTGATGCTCCAATTGGTAACGCTGCCGGTTCCATAATTCCATGTGGAGAGATTCGCGGTATTATACAACCCACGAAAACTCTTGATGTTTCCCATGTCAAGGGAAAGCACTAGACCATCACTGGCAATTTCTGGACCGCTATATGATCCCATTATAGTCCAAACCTTCCGCGAATTGCGTTGAAATTACGTGCGACCTCATTGGCATTGAGGCACTTCCCGTAGTAATACTTGGCAATTGGTATCTGCCCTGTGAATGGTAATCCGTTGGCACCCAAGAATCCTATGATAAAAAGAACCTGATTACTATTGTAACTCATATTAGTAGCTGACGAAGTGGCGCGTAATGTGCCATTGACATAAATTCTTACCTTGAAATCGGAAGCATCATACGTTACTATGATGTGATTATATACACCATTTGTTGCCGCAACGGTACTGTCTAAAAACTGATAACTGGTGTTGTCATACCAGCTTGCGGCATAATTACTACTGTATATTGCAACTCCACCATTGCACATGTACGAGCAACCGGCTCCCGCCTGATTGCCAAAAATTCCTGCGGTTGTGTGTGCTGCCGTTGGGTATGCAACAACTTCCCACGATCTAGGAATTGCGTTGGATACCGGATAGTACGACGGTGAAATGTCCACATAAATTCCGTTAGCACCCGCGCTGCCAGTAAACGAGAACACCTGATTGTTTCCAAAGGCACAGTTAGCAACATTGATAGAGTGGTGTCCTGTAATATCAATCAGAGAATTGCTGTCGGTACGTGGCGCAAGCGTGAAGGCACTTGCATAGTTCTTACCCAACTCCAACTGCGGACGGCGAATCTTGACTATTTCGTTGTGCGTATAATAGTAACCATACCAGTAGAATCTAGTATAAGCCTTGTTAACATCATGACTTGCACTGATCTGAAACGTACACCAACGCCGCTGCCACTCACCAGCTTTTGTATTGATAGCAGTCTCTTGTGATCCACCCTGTCCATCCCAAAATGCGGTAACGCTAGTGGCATTCATCGTGTACATGCCGGGATTTACTCTAATGGACGTATTGGAAACCCACTGATCATATGAGTAGGTGTAATAATCTCCTGTGGTCAGTCCTAACGCAGCTAGATTTAATGCATGGTTTCCATTGAATGCCTTCCAGTTACCGCCATCGTAATCATTCATAGTGATAACTGGTTCACCAATTAGAGGATCATATGTCCATATGGCGTGGAATGTATTGCCCCAATCGCCCACACCACTATTGACAAAACCGGTGATATCGCCACCAGTCATAAAACTATTTACGTAAATTGCATTAGGATGATTGTTCTGCCACAGATACGGCAGAGTGTTGGCTACGTATGGAGTATATGAAGAATCCTTGCGAGGATGCCACACATTCATGTAGTTTACGGTAGGCGCACCAATGAAGGACTTCTCGTTTCCCATGTCATAGTGGAAAACAAGTCCCTCACGAACCGTTGCTGGATTTACGCCCGTTGCCATTAGACACCAAACCTCTTACGATCTGCATTAAAATTCCTGAGTATGTCGCTTCCGGTTCCCTCATTTCCACCAGTAAAGTATCTGTTGTAGATACGAGCAATCGCAATATTACCATACAGGTTATAAATGCTATTGTTGTTATCCCTTCCAAGACTACACGTATTGGTTGACCAACGAGTTACTCCCAACCAGCGCATACTCGTAGACAAATTCTTGAAGACTCCATCTACATAAATCTTTGCACCGGCAGTTCCGAAAGTATATACAATATGATGCCAAACATTATCCTGACCAGAAAACCCACTAGCCATTGATGTGATGGTGCTACCTACATCATGTCCACCCGTAATATTTCCACCGGTTGAAAAGTATAGACGAACTCCATACGTCCATCCGAAAATTCCGCCGAGCGTCTGGCTAGTACCCATGCCGGGAGACTTCGCCCACGCCTCAAGCGTAAGTTCATACTTACCACCATTAGGATCGTTGTTAAACCAATCCGCACCAACGCCCCATGTCTGATAGCAGTTCGATGTTCCATCGAAAGCAAACGATGCGGGTGGACCGGCAGAATACGTCATGCCGGAAGGCATCGTAGCTGAATCGCCATTAGCAGACGGACGATTGTGCTTCGGCGCGATATTGTAAACCGTGCTACCGCTACCGGGATAACACTTAGGGTTTCCCGCGTCTATGCAGAAGATCAATCCCTCTTTGACTACATCACTGTTATATGCTACAGCCATGTCAACTCTCCACGGTCAGCTTCGGCACATCCTTACGTTCCGCATAAACGGTGAAGAAATAATCATACCCACCGCCATCTTCGTTGATGACATAGATCGTATGATTGCTTATCATGGAGACAAACAACTTCTGATAGAATGCAATTGGTGTTAGGTTTACAGTGATCGTACCCTCATCCACCAGCGCCCACCAGTAATCGGGAAGCGTGATGATTCCAGTAGAAGAACGTCCGCGAACATAGACACCATTCTCCGGTCCTTCCAACGAACCATATTGCAGCTTCATTCCCGGCTTGGTTGGATGGTCAATCAAGAAGGACTTGCTTACGGCAGTAAACGCTCCCTCATTAGTGATTTGTGCAACAGTGGTTCCGTTTGCCCTAAAGCGAACGTTTCCTAAAGGATCAATGCCATACCCCATTTCAAGATTTAGATTCTCACTACCATCTACATGAATCGCAGCATCAATATTTCCACCACGGCTGAATAGAATGCCGCTAGAAACATCAAATCCTTTACCGATAATCACCCAATTTGTGTGACCACTACTCCATCCACCAATTCTTACATTGACGCTTGTAGCATTAGATACGGACAGGTTTCCTGTCGTAATGACATTACCAGTTACATATACGTTTGGACTGATAGTTAGAGTTGTTGTATTCAACTCCATATAGTCGCTAGCGCCACTATCAGCATTTGTCGCAATATAAAAGCGGTGTCCACCATTACCCTTGAAATAGGTATAGCTACCCTCAACACCGAAATTATAACCACTGGCTTGATTTAGACGATTGTCATACAGGGATATCTTGTCACCAAGTTCTGCTCCAAAGTATATCGCACCTACCTTCATCTGACCAGTTGCAGCATTGAATGTCAGGTTAGCTGAATTTGCTCTAGCTGTCTGAGCAGAACCAACTGCACCGACTAGAACAGGATATGTTGTAGTGTCAGCCGATTCTTCTGTTGCAGTAATCGTGGTTGATGGACCGCTCGTTCCCTGAATACCCTGTGTACCCTGTGTACCCGTTGCACCTTGTGAGCCAGTTGTTCCTTGGCGACCTTGAATACCCTGAATACCTTGTGCGCCTGTTGCACCTTGTGTACCCGTCGCGCCTTGTGATCCTGTTGCACCTTGTGCGCCAGTGGTGCCTTGCGTACCCGTTGCGCCTTGCGAGCCGGTAGTACCTTGGCGACCTTGAATACCCTGAATGCCCTGCGCACCCGTAGCACCCTGAGTGCCGGTTGCACCTTGAGTTCCTGTCGCACCTTGTGTACCGGTTGCACCTTGTGTACCGGTTGCACCCTGCGAACCAGTGGTTCCCTGCCGACCCTGAATGCCCTGAACACCTTGTGCGCCTGTTGCACCCTGAGTGCCAGTTGCACCTTGTGCGCCCGTTGCACCCTGAGTGCCAGTTGCACCTTGAGTTCCTGTCGCACCTTGCGTACCAGTAGTTCCCTGAATACCTTGTGATCCAGTTGCACCTTGCGAGCCAGTAGTGCCTTGGACGCCTTGCGCACCCGTAGCACCCTGCGATCCGGTAGTACCCTGTACGCCTTGTGATCCGGTTGCACCCTGTGTTCCAGTTGTTCCTTGCACACCTTGAGTACCGGTAGCACCCTGTGTTCCAGTTGTTCCTTGCACACCTTGAGTACCCGTTGCGCCTTGAGTACCTGTGGTTCCCTGCCGTCCCTGAATACCCTGAACACCTTGTGCGCCGGTTGCGCCCTGAGTGCCAGTTGCACCCTGTGTGCCTGTGGTTCCCTGCAATCCCTGTATGCCTTGCGCACCCGTAGCACCCTGAACCGTAGCTACACTGAAAGCAACGTTGGCATTGCCTGCGGCTGCGCCTGCTCCATCCGTGACAACAACAGATACGTTCTGAGTGTTGACGAAATTCAGTTGACGCGCAGATAGTGTCGAACCACCGTTTGCAGACACGCGCACGGTATTTGCAACATTCGCGAGTTCGAACTTGACGTTGGTTGTACCGATAAACAGATTGGCGACATTGACTGTATTCGCTGTCGAGTTCGCGATCAGTGTTGCCTTAGCACCACCAACAGCCAGAGTTCCCGCACCCTTGTCAAAAGTCAGATTAGCGGAACCACCGAATGTTGTATCGTCATTATACTGAATGTGAGTATTCGAACCCCCCGGCTGAGTCGAGCCGCCGCCGCCCGTTTGTATAGAAGCGCGAGTGTACGTGTCAATGACTTCGACATATTGAAGTTCCGCGTAGTGACACTGAGAGTTTGCGCTAGATCGTCCGTTGTATGTGAACTTACCAACAATGACCAACTCTTCTGGTGTTACGTCACCCCAACTAATTGTACTTGGTGATTCGGATACTGCCGATGCCAGAGAATTGTGAACATTCTGACCAGCCATGAGGAAGTAACGACGAGACTGTTGAATTTCTGTCGTTGCACACAGATACATGTTGACCCACTGACCTTGACCACCAGTGCTAAGTGCGGTCTTCTGCCACGTTGCACCCGTATACTGGTTGTAGCAAATCGTAGTACCATCAGTCAGGAATGGAACACCCTTGGAGTCAACAGCAAACGTAGAGGTCTGAATAGTCGGACCACCTGACGTATTACTGCGCCACATGACACGATAAGTACCACCATCCGAAAGAACACCAGTATCCAACTGAATGTCTTCGTCCATGATACGAATCGAAGTCGCGGAGAACGTCACCGCATCGGTGTTAGACACATTAAGAGTATAACCTGCATACGTTGGCAATCCCGGCTTCGATGCGACCTTCGTTCCGTCGCCAAAGTGCAGACGATAGTGCAACTCTGGATCACGATCAGCCGTGTGCAACTCCATCAGGGTTGCAGCAGATTCCTTAGTATCCGCATTATACGAAATCGTAGCAACAGGACAGTGCTTCAACAAATCCCACGGAGAAGCTACGCATGTCAAAACACCATCTGCATCGAAGTAAACAAAGTATTCGTCGCTTACGTCAGCATGACTAACAGCTTGTGTACCAGTGAAAATCATGCGTCCATTATTGAACGTGTAAATTTCGAAATCGTCGGCAACCGGATAAATGGATACCTGTCGAGCAGCATCGTTATATCCAAGCGTGACCTGATATCCTGTATCTGGATGATATGGGAAACCGAGGCGACTCTTCTTAGCTACGAAAGTATTTGCTACGTTCGCACCGCCGATATAGAGATTGGTGGTGTTGATTACATTAGCAGTGATAATGTTGGCTTCGACGGTATTACTCTCGGCATTAATACGAATTGTATTAGCACCAACGATGAGAACATTGCCATTGGCTGTTGAGAACTTGAGATTAGCCGACGCACCAAATACGCCACCGTCGTTGTAAGATACTTGCTCATCCGCACCGGGAGAGGTGGAGAGAATAGCGCCCTGAATACCCTGAACACCTTGCGTACCGGTAGCACCCTGAGTGCCTGTTGTTCCCTGCCGACCTTGAATGCCTTGTGTGCCTTGTGCGCCTGTCGCACCCTGAGTACCCGTCGTTCCCTGTACACCCTGAGTGCCAGTCGCACCCTGAGTACCTGTCGTTCCCTGTACGCCTTGAGTTCCGGTTGCACCTTGTGTACCAGTGGTGCCTTGAACACCTTGCGTTCCTGTCGCACCCTGAGTACCTGTCGTTCCCTGTACGCCTTGCGCACCTGTTGTACCTTGGCTACCCGTCGTTCCCTGCCGACCTTGAATACCCTGTACACCTTGGCTACCCGTCGTACCCTGAATACCTTGTGTGCCTGTTGCACCTTGTGTACCAGTGGTGCCTTGTAGTCCCTGAATACCCTGAATACCTTGCGCACCATCGGCACCCGCAGCACCACCGAGGTTTACATCCCAAACATTAAACGTACCAGAACCGGTGGTAGAAGCAATTTCTGCTTGCATCGCACCAGTACCACTATCATAGGACGAAACCGTACCTTCCATAAAGGCAGAGGCACTATTAGCAATAACAACAGACTGACCAGCAGAATATGAAAGACCACTTGCAACAGTCAGGCTCTTTGTGCCAGTACCAATCGTAAGAGAGGTCGCAGAAGTAGTTGCGTAACGATCACCAGCAAAGCCTTGTAGTCCTTGAGTTCCTTGTAATCCCTGAACACCTTGAGTGCCTGTTGTGCCTTGAGTGCCAGTTGCACCTTGCGTACCGGTAGTACCTTGTAGTCCTTGCACACCCTGCGTACCAGTGGTTCCCTGTACGCCTTGCGATCCAGTTGCACCCTGTGTACCGGTTGTTCCTTGCCGACCCTGAATACCCTGTACGCCTTGAGTACCAGTGGTGCCTTGTAGTCCCTGTGTACCCGTTGTTCCTTGCACACCCTGCGAACCAGTTGTTCCCTGTGCGCCTGTTGCACCTTGCGTACCTTGTGTACCCGTCGCACCTTGTGTACCAGTCGTTCCCTGTACGCCTTGTGCGCCTGTCGTTCCCTGTACGCCTTGTGCGCCAGTTGCACCCTGAGTGCCTGTTGCACCCTGAGTACCAGTAGTGCCTTGTAGTCCTTGAATGCCTTGTGCGCCCGTAGAACCTTGTGTTCCAGTTGCACCTTGAGTACCGGTAGTTCCCTGTAATCCCTGAATACCCTGAAAGCCAGTTGTACCCTGAACGCCTTGTGCGCCAGTGGTACCAGTTATACCTTGAACGCCTGTGGTACCTTGAATACCTTGTGCGCCAGTGGTACCCTGTGAACCTGTTGCACCCTGCGATCCAGTAGTGCCTTGTAGTCCCTGTGTGCCTTGAATACCTTGCGTACCAGTTGCACCCTGCGAGCCAGTGGTTCCCTGCCGACCCTGAATACCTTGCGTACCTTGTGCGCCCGTAGCACCCTGCGTTCCCGTTGCGCCTTGAGTACCGGTAGTTCCCTGTAATCCCTGTGTTCCTTGTGCGCCAGTTGCACCCTGAGTGCCTGTTGCACCCTGAGTACCAGTAGTACCTTGCCGACCTTGAATACCCTGAATACCCTGAACACCCGTTGCGCCTTGTGTGCCAGTTGCACCTTGCGATCCTGTGATACCCTGAATACCCTGTGGACCGAGCGCACCTTGCAGACCTTGTGTGCCGGTTGCGCCTTGAGTTCCTGTGGTTCCCTGAATACCCTGATTAGCAATACCCTGAGTACCCTGAACACCAAAATCACCCTGAATACCTTGTATACCCTGAATACCCTGCGGTCCTGCAATGGTACCCGCTACGTATAGTTCTACGTTCGCATTTCCACCTTCTCCTGCGGTGACAGCCACGGTAATGTCGGCTGTATTGACAAAGTTTACGCCATTGGCATTAATGGTGGATTCAGAGTTAGCAGAGACAAGAATTTCAGATATACCACCACTTCCGAATGATCCTTCGGTTTTCCACGAATAACCATCCCACTCCCAAACTGTGCCGTCAGGAGCTACGAAGGTGTCGCCGGGATTAGGATTGATGGGGAAATCTGCCATTTTGTTCTCTTAGACGTTCATCCGTCTATTTATGGCAGTTAAATTAAAACTGCTTGAGCGAAGGGTTTTGGACCCGCAATTGTCCATGGAGTTAATACGTATTCATCGGCACTATTCAAACCAATTGTACAGGAGTCGGTCTGGTGAGCCGAGAGGTTAATAAAGTTGATTAACGCTCTTAATCTATCACCAGCAGTCCAAGTTCCTAGACTTAAAGCAGTAAAGTTAAATGTCTTGATTCCTGCGGTTAGTGCTTGTTCAGCAGAAAGTGTTCCGGTGGATTGTACAGTACCAGAAGAAGATACGCGAAAAAGTTGAGCAGAGATATTTGCTGATGTTGCACCAACTGTGACATTACACGTAACAGTATAATTTCCAGTAGACCCCGCAGCACCGGGAACTGCCGGTTCCGTCCAAAAATAGATAAAGGACGTTCCACCTTTACCCATACCAATAGCAAGCGTGTTTGGTGTCGTTGTTGAAGTCAACAACTGGTTATTGGCATTAGCACCAGCGACACTAAGATCAGATGCGGTATCTCTTTGATAATAAGTCTGTGCCATTACGGTTCACTGCTCTTTCTAGCGATATCAAGAATGCGATAGTATCCCTCATCATCCATCCAGAGTCCCATCTTGATTCCTTCTTTCTCACCTTCACCCTGCCACACATAAACAGAATCATCGAATGCTTCCGTGTGAACAGTCTTAAATGGTGGAGTATGATACCACACGATGCACTGAACACCAAACGGTGGTGCGTCTGCCCATGTTCCTTGAGTAGAATCAAATGTAGAGCCATCGGCGTAATAGATACGCCATGCCTTGATTGGTAGCATATCGTATTTCCTTCCAGACATAATTAACTCGTTATAATCAGATTCAGAGATACCGTGACACGATCCACCGTTACTGTTGGGTTGCTGTTGACGCGGAACTGAATGATGTTACCAGCAGCAATGACGGCTGAACTCCATCCAGTATTGTCGCCAGAACCCTTCTGCGCAGTTGCCAGTCTTGGAGTCTGCGCACCACCACTAATCTTAGTCATGGTTGGGAAGTTGGTGTAGCTCGCAGTGTAGATATCAACGTTGATCGAACCAGAAGTGTTACCAAAAGCTTGCCAGCCACTAATGACAGCCGAGTTAGCTACCATTATGTATCCCTTGGATTGTGCAGCTTCGGTAGCACCTGTAGTGATGGTAGTTCCACCACCATCAATGATATAGTTGAGTACGCGAGGACCGGCAGTACCTTGAATACCCTGTACACCTTGCGAACCAGTAGTTCCCTGTACGCCCTGTACACCAGTAGTTCCCTGAACACCCTGTACGCCAGTGGTACCCTGAACACCTTGAATACCCTGCGAACCAGTGGTACCCTGAACACCTTGAATACCCTGTACGCCAGTAGTACCCTGAACACCCTGCGAACCAGTGGTACCCTGAACACCTTGAATACCCTGCGAACCAGTGGTACCCTGTAGACCCTGTACACCAGTTGTTCCCTGTAGACCCTGAATGCCTTGTGCGCCAGTGGTTCCTTGAACGCCTTGCACACCAGTTGCACCCTGAATTCCTGTGGTACCCTGTACACCCTGTGCGCCAGTAGTACCTTGTACGCCTTGAACACCCTGCGTTCCTGTCGCACCTTGAATGCCGGTAGTACCTTGTACGCCTTGTGCGCCTGTTGTACCCTGAATACCCTGCGTACCGGTAGCACCCTGAGTACCAGTGGTTCCCTGTACACCTTGTGCGCCAGTTGTACCCTGTGTTCCGGTTGCACCTTGAACACCTTGTGTTCCTGTTGCACCCTGTGTGCCAGTGGTACCTTGTACGCCTTGTGTTCCAGTAGTACCCTGAATACCTTGTGTGCCTGTTGCGCCTTGAGTGCCGGTAGTCCCCTGCACACCTTGCGCACCTGTTGCACCCTGTACACCCTGTGTGCCTGTTGCGCCTTGTGTACCAGTCGTTCCCTGCACACCCTGTGCGCCAGTAGCACCCTGTGTACCAGTTGCACCTTGTACGCCTTGTGTACCGGTTGCGCCTTGCGTACCAGTAGTGCCTTGGACACCTTGTGCGCCTGTCGTTCCCTGAATACCTTGCGTACCGGTTGCACCTTGTGTGCCGGTAGTACCCTGTACGCCTTGCGATCCAGTTGCACCCTGTGTTCCAGTGGTGCCTTGAACACCCTGAATACCTTGCGAGCCAGTGGTTCCCTGAATACCCTGCGTACCAGTTGCACCTTGTGTACCAGTCGTTCCCTGCAATCCCTGAATACCCTGCGGACCATCTGCACCGGGAGTACCGCCGAGGTTTACATCCCACGATGCGAACGTGCCAGTACCAGTGACGCTGGAAACCTGAACAGACATTGCGCCTGTGCCAGTTACATAGGAGATAACCAGACCTTCCAGAGAGTGTGTCGCATCATTAGCGATAACAACAGTCTGACCAGCCGAATATGCGAGTCCAGTACCAACGGTTAGATTGAGAGGATTACCCGCTGGATAATTTTCAATTGTAATTGAGGTAACAGATGTGGTTGCATAGATATCGCCGGGAGAACCGAGAACACCTTGCAATCCCTGAATACCTTGTGCGCCAGTTGATCCCTGTACGCCCTGAGTGCCAGTTGCACCTTGAGTTCCGGTAGTGCCTTGAACACCTTGCGCACCTGTAGTTCCTTGAACACCTTGTGTACCCGTTGCGCCCTGTGTACCAGTCGTTCCCTGAATACCCTGCGAACCAGTAGTGCCTTGAACACCTTGTGCGCCAGTTGCACCCTGCGTTCCTGTAGTTCCTTGAACACCTTGTGTTCCGGTAGTTCCCTGAACACCTTGAGTGCCAGTAGTTCCTTGAACGCCTTGTGCGCCTGTTGCGCCTTGTGTACCAGTAGTACCCTGTGCGCCTTGCGCTCCGGTAGTTCCCTGTACACCTTGCGAACCGGTAGTTCCCTGCGTACCTGTGGTGCCTTGAACACCCTGAGTGCCGGTAGTGCCTTGTACGCCTTGTGTACCAGTCGCACCTTGCGTTCCAGTAGTTCCTTGTAGACCCTGAATACCTTGTGGTCCGTCCGCGCCGGGAACACCACCAAGGTTTACGTCCCACGATGAAAACGTACCAGTACCAGTAATCGTAGTAACTTCAATTACGATTGCGCCAGTACCAGAGTCATACGATGTGATTGTACCTTCCAGAGAATGTGTCGCATCATTTGCAACGATGATTAGCTGACCAGCCGAGTAAGCAAGTCCAGTTCCAATCGTGATATTAAGAGGATTTGCAGCAGGATAGTTTTCAATCGTAATCGAATTTGAAGAGGTCGTTACGTATTGGTCGCCGGGTTGTCCGAGAACACCCTGCAATCCCTGAATACCCTGTGTACCCTGAACGCCGGTTGCGCCTTGCACACCAGTCGTTCCCTGCACACCTTGCGAGCCAGTCGAACCCTGTACGCCTTGCGCACCCGTAGTACCTTGCGTTCCTGTTGCACCTTGTGTGCCAGTAGTGCCTTGTATGCCATCGGTTCCCTGTGTACCCGTCGCACCCTGTGTACCAGTTGTTCCCTGAACACCCTGAATACCCTGCGCGGCATACAGTCCATCAAGTCCCTGAACACCCTGCGCACCGGTTGCACCTTGCGCACCATCCGCGCCAATATAGCCAGAGGAACCCTGAATGCCATCGGCACCCTGCGGTCCCGTTAAGCCTTGCGCTCCCGGTGCGCCAGCCGATAGCCCTACTCTACCAACTGCATTCTGTTCTGTAACAGTTACTTTCATTGACTGACCTGTGGCGTAATGGTAATGATGCCTTCAAGAACGCGAATGGTGCGATCATCATCCGTGGTCATCTTAAGATCATACAAATAGCGTCCAGCACGAATGTTGGCTGTATTAGCAGCATCCAGTCCTAGTGTAACGTTGCCATTCGCAGCATCAGCCACAGTAACAGTCAGATTAGCTGTTGCGTTGGAAGAGTAATAAGACTTACGAATCTGGCAGACAAAGGAATAACCGGTAACGTCAATCGGCGTGGCGTCATCGTTGGTCAAGTCCACGCTACTTGAAAACGTGGTTCCCTGATCCATTGTAAGTTCTACGTATAGTGCCATGGCGGTCTTCCGGTGATTTATTGATTATTTAGGAGAAAGTTATGCCCTTGCTGGCGAGGAAAGTATAGTCTTCCTGACAGTATGCCCGAATCTCCGACTCCTCGCTTGGCGATAGGCTGTCGAGTTGCGGATCAAGCGTCACGCCATTCAACTGTGGAATGGTCACTGTACTGCTATCCACATCGAACTCAGCCAATAACGTCGCCATTTCAGTATTAAAGTTATGGTAATTAAGTGGTATTACTCCATCAGTCAGCCACGGCTTGTGTGTCTTCGCGAACACGCCCCTCTCAAAGAAGTAGCGGAATTTTCGGAAAACCTCAATAAGCGGAATCTCATCGTGTAGCTGCTTCATTTCTGGCGTCCAGTCCTCATAGGCTAGACGAGAGGTACACTTGATCCTTACGTCATTACCCCAAAACGCATGAAAGAAGCGAGCGTGTAGGCGACCACGGCGAAGGTGATTGACGCACGAAATCACTCTGTCAAAAGGATCACGATAGAACGCAAAGACCTTGAACGTGGACAAATTCTGAGCGTTTACTCCCTTTCCACGAAACATGGGATGGTCATCACCAGCTTGAGCAAACTTGGTCACATCATTCATCGTGAAGTGATTGATGTTACGAACGTCAGCCGAAACTCCCGCCTGACGAAAAACCTCGTAGCGAGTATGAGTTCCTGTGCGCGGAACATCAAGTACAATTATTCTTTTAGGTATGGATACGATCATGACACATTAAACCTATAAAGCTTTTTATTCCTACCTACCAGTGCCTTAGTATTTTCATCCTGACTGTCGAGAAGCGTGTTATCGTGCTGATCAATCCAACCAATCACAACCCCCTCATCAACCTCGTCAAATGGAATGAAGTTTCCCGGCGTCGGTGCTGGCAGAATCAATTCGTGTACCGATGATTGAACTGGTGTTCTTGGAAGATTCATGTCTATGTCGCGAGTCACGATCATATAGACGATCTTATCCCACACCTTGTCCTGCAACGAAGGATCAAAATGCCATGTGGACTTGTCAAACAAGACATTTACGTGATGTATTAGAATCATTTTGTGTCTTCCGTCCAAACTAAAGCATACGCATAAACATTACAATACACATTCGCCACCGTGACGTTATCGCTTCTTCTGCGAAATGCCAGATATCCTTTCATGTAAGAAGTTGTGGTACCATTACCGAATTGGTCTGCGTAAAGCAACCATTTTGGATTTGTGCTGGCTTGTATCCATGTATTTGCAGATGAACTACCAGCCGTCATAGTAGTTCCAAATTTAATTACAGGATTCCATAGAACGTCAAAGTCATCAGTTAGGGTTGAATAGGCAATAGTTTTAAATCTTTCCATCCAACGTTGCACATCATTGCTAGGGCTTCCATCGGTCAAACCCGCGTAGAATATGCCGTTTGCAGCGATGTTTATGCTAGAATATGCTGTTGCACTCCCGCCTGCGCTGTTTTCGGCACTACCATAGAACAAGAATGCGTTGTAATCATAAATGCCATTTGGCACGTTGTTGGCATAATAGCCTATTGCATCCGCACCCTTAAAATCACTAATCTTTAACGTACCACTGGTAGGAATCTTTCCACTGTCACCAACAGCACTTGGTGGAACATAGGAGCCACCTGACAAGAATGAACGAAGTGTTACTCCACTTGTCCTTTTACCATACCAAGTGAATACAACCTTACCTTGTGCGCCAGCACCACCAACGACACCACTGGAATATCCCGGTGCGCCGCCGCCCCCCGGTGCGGTACCAGCCGCGCCGCTGGATGAACCACCAGCACCACCATTTGCACCAGTTCCACCTGTGGTTGTTGTTCCATTAGCTCCCGCTTGACCAGTACAATTTGGCACCAATACGGCACTACCACCATCCGAATCTATAGTAGTAATATTTTGATCTGGTGCGCCGCCGAGTGAATAAAATCCACCGGTTGATGGAGCAACGTTATATCCCGGTTTACCACCGTATGCATATAGTGTGCCTACAAAAGTATCATCTAAACCGGGAACACCATTAGCGTGACTAAATCCACCCGTCGAACCTATACCACCAGAACCAGTGACAGCCGCACCACCCGCTCCACCATTACCAACGCGATATCCCATGGTGGTGACACCACCTTCTACTGGAACAATATATGATACGTAGCCACCGCCACCACCACCGTATTGTGAGCCAATGGAATTGTACCCGCGACCACCGCCACCACCACCCCAAAGCTCAATCTTACACCAAGCAGCAGTGGATGGTGCAGTAACCGAGCCATTGGCAACTGTCGTGAAAGTATCAGTTCTTACGATAGATGAAGAATCATAAGTGTACGCATTGATAACATCAGTAAGCTTGATTGGATATGAATTAGCCACGCGAGGCATATTAATTCCCCTCTAGCTTCTTGACTCTTTCGTTCAATTCCTTGATTGCTTCGATGAGTACCGGAACCAGACGATCATAAGTGATTCGTAGATATCCTCTGTCATCCGTGTAGATAGCCTCTGGAAGAACATTTTGAACTTCTTGTGCGAGCAATCCAATCTCCAAGCGGTCAGGACGTTCACGATCAATGATACCAATATCCTTTGCGTGTTCATTCCACCTGTAGTAGACGCCACTCATGGTGCATAGCTTGAAGGTTGCTTCTTCAACCGTACCCTCAACACTCTTGAGTCGAGCGTCCGAAGTTGCGGAGAAGTCCGTCGCACTCAGAGTACCAGAACTGTAAATCAGAATAGAGGTACAGCAACGTGGCGTCTGGTTGGAACCGGTGGTTGCAACCATGACTGGATAGTACGAACCGCTGGAATATGCCGAAGCAAGAATAGCGGTAGACGGACCAGTGATACCCTGAATACCCTGTACACCGGTTGCACCTTGCGCACCAGTCGAACCGGTTGTACCAGTTGTACCCTGCGCACCGGTTGTACCCTGTGAACCAGTCGTACCAGTTGCACCCTGTGTACCGGTTGCACCTTGAATACCTGTTGCGCCAGTCGTACCTTGCGCACCAGTCGTACCTTGTGCGCCTGTTGCACCCTGCCGACCCTGAATACCTTGCACACCCTGCGCACCGGTTGCACCCTGCGCACCGTCAACACCAATCGTGCCAGCAGTACCTTGCACACCTTGTGTACCCGTTGCGCCTTGCGAACCGGTTGTTCCTTGGCGACCCTGAATACCTTGAGTACCCTGTGCGCCTGTTGCGCCTTGCGTACCCGTAGTACCCGTAGTACCTTGAGTGCCGGTTGCACCCTGCGTACCCGTTGCACCTTGTGTACCAGTGGTACCTTGCAAACCCTGAATACCTTGCGCACCGTCAGAACCAATATAACCCGCAGTACCCTGTACACCCTGAACACCAGTTGTGCCTTGTGCGCCAGTGGTTCCTTGTGGTCCCAACAGTTCAGGATTCGAAGAGTTTGCAGTGAAAGTAATGTTAGCATTACCCGCCGCACCACCCGCGCCTGCCGACACAGCAACGTTAATGGATGCTGAGTTAACAAAGTTCAACTGAACCTGTGAAATCGTAGCCGTACCATTTGCCGAAACGCGCACTGTGTTAGCAGCGCCGTTGGCTTTAGCGTATGCAGCTACCGCGTTATCGTTTGCACCCTTAGTGAGAGTCAGAGTTGCAACGTTGCCGGAATCCGTAGCATAAGCCGTCTTAACATTTGCCAAGCTGAGAATGGTATTACCAGTTGGATCAGCCAGATTGTTAGCACTTAGTTTCCATGCCCACGCAGCAGAATCAAACAGGATTTGTGCATTACCATTAGCACCACCCTGATTTACACCAAACCAACCATCACCCTTTCCGCTGGAAGCGGCACGAAGACGATAAGAAACTTCGTTAGATTCAGCGGGAGCCGAAAGAGAACCACTTACTGTCAGGTCAGTGACCAACAGATTTGTGATGTTAGCCGTCGCCGCATTCATACGAGTGGCGAAGTTACCCACATCAATCTGCGCATTCGCTATTGCAGCATTTGCAATATTTGCATTGGCAATGTTAGCTACAGCACCAGCCGCACGAACATTCAACGTAGCGACATTTGCAGTTGTTACGTTGATCAGGGCGGCATTCAGGCGAGTAGTAACATTACCAGTGAGAATGTTAATGTCACTTAGTTCAAGCGTTCCGATGTTAGCTGTTGTTGCGTTGAGGCGCGTCTTGACGTTCGCCACATAAACTTCTGCGTTAGCTGAGTAAACATTCGCAATGTTACCCACAGCAATGTTGGCTGTGGATGACACATTCAGTGTAGCTGCGTTAGCCTGACCGGTCACGCGCAGAACGCCACTCTGAACGTTGGCTGCGGCTACGTTGCTTACAGTCAGATTAGCAACAACGGCTTGCGCACCCGAAGCATTGACATTCAGTGTTGCAACGTTGGCTGTGGTAATGTTAGCAAGAACCGCATTAGCGCGAGTGGTAACATTCAATATGCCAGCGGCAGCATTGGTAGTCACACTGTTAGCAATGGATACGTTGGCAAAGTTGGCTACGCCACCCGTTGCGGCTACATTCAAGCTACCGACATTTGCGGTGACGATGTTAGCCAGTACAGCATTGGCGCGAGTGGTAACATTCAACATCACTGTCTGAACGTTCTGAGCGGCTGCGTTGTAGATGGTCGCGTTAGCAACCGTAGCAATTGCGCCGACAGCATTGACATTCAATGTAGCTACATTTGCGACAACGATGTTGCCAGTTGCAATGTTAGCCAATTCCGAAACCACCAGATTTCCAGTGGTGCTGTTCTGCGTGACAACCAGATTAGAGGTTACATTGACCGCATAATTGGTATTAGAGTTGCCCACAGTCAGGACATTAGCTACATTCAGCAACAGATCATTGTTGGAATATACGCCAGTCGTTTCAATGAAACCGTTGGCGTTTATGTTTGCGGCTGAGATAAAGACATTATTGCGGAAATAGACCGTGCTGGTATTGCCGTTGGCATGGAAACTTCCAGTCCTTTCGCGGAACTGAATGTCAGGAGAGTCAGAATAGAAGAATGATCCACCACCGTCCTGCTGGATGTTCTTGACTTGCAACTGTCCAGCAATCTTGGCATTAGCAGTAACGTCGAGCGAGGTTCCACTTGTGCAAGCCAAAAGAAGCGGACCAACGTTAATACGAACGTTTCCGGTAGGCTTAATGAAGTTGCCGCGAGCAATCTCATTGAGGTCATCTTTAGCTAGGTTGGTCTGTATTACCCACTCACCAAACGTGTTGGTGGTTTGAACCGCACCAATATTAACTGTGTCTGTCATTGGTTATTTACTCTGTAGTAGTTGGGCAATCATTGCCTTTATCTCAGCAACATCACTCTTGATGTTATTTATTTCTTCCTGCTGCTGTTTTTCCCGTTGAATCCTAGCCAGCTTGCGTTCATGTTCAGCAATAACACTGCGATCCGTGTTGAGAATGGCAAAATTACGGGTATCCCGCACAAACCTATTGTTATCTTTAACTTGAACTTTCATTTTTATCCATCCGGTGTAGCAATGATTCTCAGATTAGTCACAACTGGAACCACGGTGGAGTCTGCGGTTAACAGACATACCTTGATAGCAAATGACTTGAACTTACCGCCGATTGGGTACTGAGTACCATTTTCGGTGTACTTGAGTGTATTCTCCAACAGGTCTGGACGGAATACCATTTCGACCAATTGATTAGCATCCTTCGAATACTTTTCAACTGGTCTTAGCATACGTACCCAAGACTTGTCCGAGAACCTTTCGGGGTCTTCATTACCAAGAACCTTGTAATATACCTGAATGTCCGTATTAATTGGACGGACACAATCCATGAATACTCTCAAGTCGCCCGATTCGAAACCTTCTTCCAGCGTAATTTGGCGAGTGACGTACTTGGCACGAATGTTACCACCACGCTTTCCAGTTTCACCCTGCGCAACTGCGGTAGCTGTAACGAGTCCGCTCGTAGCGTTACCACTTGCGATAGATACTAACGGAGTCTCGACATAGCCGCTACCCGAAGAGTTGACCACGATGTAGTTGACACTTTCCGATCCATCCGTGTTAGCTACCGCAAAGCCATCAGCACCGGTTCCCTGTCCACCCGTTATAGTGACGTTGTAGAAACCGATATTCCAGTTCAGACTACCATCCTCATATGCGTAATAAGTCTGTCTAAACAGATGCGCAGCCGCATTCAGTGTGTTATTGGAAGAGCCGATGACAACATTTGATGGGCTAGCCAATGTTGCTGTCGCATTGTATCCAGCACCGCGATTGGTGATAGAAATAATGTTATTGGAAACACCACCATTGTTTACATCATGTTCGCCAACGATAATTGAGAACGAATCCTTATTGAAAATTGGTGAAACGTCGGTATCAGAAGATGCGAACTCCACCAATACATTGAGGCTGTTTACATTTCCAAGAATGATCTTACGAGTGTTCAGGAAGTTTGCTGACGATTCCTTGGTGGATGCGTCGAGCAACTTGCCGTATTCGAAGATTTCCTGTGGCGAAATATAAGTGTAGTTATCGTAATTGCTGTTCGACTTGTAGACGCCCTTCACCTTGAAATCAATGCTGCCGACAGGGAAAGTCAGCTTGTTGGTGTTCAGAAGCAGGCGATCCACATTCATGTTAGCAAGTGGTGCATCCTTGAGGTTGAACAGGGCAGAACCGCTGCTCTGGAAAGTTGCCTTGTTGATGCGGAACATCAGGTCTTCATTCTGGTACGGTGTCCATGTCGTTGCATTCTGCGAACGGAAGAACGAACCAGAGTATGGCTGCTCGGAGATACGACGAGGCGGATCAGCACCAAGCACCGAACCACCGAGTTCTGCAATGTAGCACTCATATTCTGGCGAATCGGAGTACACGATCAGTGCGTATTCGGTATCTGGCTGTAGGTAGACCGGATCACTAAATGGGAAGTTCGTAATCGTATCTGGATCGTCAATAGATGGCGAGGTCGAAACCTTAACATCCTTAGCCTTGACCGTAGAAACGGCTAGGTAGTCCTTGGTTGGGAATCCATTGCTGCAACGTGCGATCTTGACCGACACCGGTAGCTGCATGGAGCCGCGAGCCAAGGATGGCTTCGCACCGAAGAACAGGTCAACGGATGTTACGAACACACCGTAGCTGACCTTGTTGCTCTTTGGCTTAGGCGTAAAGAACGTCTGTGCGATTGGGTCGCCCGAGCGGAAACGCGGCACAACTCTTGGTCGAACACGCGGAGTTGGCGTGATGATAGGTGGCGTAACCGGAGTTGGAGAGATTGGCTCTTCGGTTGGTGGCGGCGGCTTAACTGGATTGTCCGGTGGAACCGGTGGAACTGGAATTACAATTGGCGTAGTTGGAAATTGTAGATTCAAGTTCTGCAATGCATTCTGCAAACCAGCCGTGGTGAACTTAGCTGCTGCCTTCATTGTATAGTCGCTGTCCTCAAGAACGTTGGTGTCCGTGATTGTGAATACACGCTCACCAGTCTTGAACTTGAAGTTTGGTTCTTCTGGAATGTTCAGAATACCACACAGAGTACCATTCTCATCAACGTAGTGGTTGCCAATGCTGTACTTGGTATTACACGTTGGGGCGACAAGTAGCGCATCCGCGATAGTGACAGTATTTCCGGTAACTGCGGTAATACGACGGAACTGCCCCAAGCCTGTTCCTGCCGTGAAGTAAATCAGGTTTCCAACTGCGGTGGTTACGTTTGCAGTAGAACTGAGGTACAATGTAGTACCTGTTCCAGAAGTGTTAGCCACATTAGAGAACAAACCAGAGGAATGTTCATGCGATACGATGGAAACGCGCTTTGCAGTGTTGGCAGTGGAAACCAGAATGTCGCCATTGGCAAAGTTGTAATAACGATATCCAGTACCCACGGTCATCAGAGCAGCCGAATTGGAAGAGTTCCAGATACGAGACTGAACGTTTGTGGTAGTGGTATTGACATTCATCTTACCTCTTACTGGACTGATAACAAGCAATCCAGTAGAGGGTCCACCAGCAGTAGAGTAATATTCAACCTTACCGACGAATGTTGCGCGTTCGAAGTTGCGAGTTCCGTCCGAAGACTGGAAGATCATGTCGCCATTAGCAAATGAAGATGCGGTCACGTTACCGGAGATATTAGCCTGAATGTAATTCTCATTAACGTACAGGATGTTCTCGCCGGAATTACCGATTACGCGAACGAAATTGTTGGTAGATAGGCAGAAGAGTCCTTCATTCTGCTCAAAGATATCAGAGGTATTCTGGTTGACAACGCGGCTGATGTTTGCGTACATGAATGTCTGACCAACCGCACTGACATTTCCATGAACGCTCGCAGCCTCAATATAAACGTTGGCATCTTCATCGAAGTTACCAGACATGCTCTTGACGAGCAAGGTGGTATTAGCTGACGTATACGTATCAACAACGGCTGAGAAAGTTGGCGACAGGTTAGAGGAACCCTGATATAGAATGTCACCAGCAACCGGTGGACTTGCCCCCGTATTTGGCGTTACAGTCAGTACCTTCTTAGAGTTGAGTACAATCCTGTTACCCTTCTGAGTAAACAGGTTCATAGCAACGTCATCAAACCAGATTCTTGCCAACCTGTTTGGACGCAGATTGTCGGCGTCGAACATAACGTCCTGCCGACGAATATACGGAATCAGCGTTGATTCTGAAATGAGCTTACCTTGGGTAATGTCTGCCATGTTATTTTACCTTAAAACTTTTCCACTGTACTCAGTGCTGCCATGTTGTGGTGCAGTATGTAGGCACCTTCCTTCTCACCCGCCCAAAAACTGTTGTTATGTGCGTCAATGACACGAACGAACTTGACACCAGCATCTTCCACGCTAACAACCTTATTCCAGTAAGTCATACCATCCTTGAACACTGCAACTGCCTTACCAAGAACATCTGGTGCAAGATGTAGTCCCTGTAGGGTTGGCAATGGAGCCGTAGTCGAGCAGACCAGCGAAGTGCCATCTTCCGTGACCACACGAACGCATGGTTGCAGTTCGATTGCACCCTTACGCACTTCACCAACGAATACTGCAAGATTAGTCTCATTAGCCAGCCAAATCTTGAACCCATCCTGTAGCTGATAAGCTTGACGAATTTCACTGTTGTTCCATACCTGTCCATCAACCCACGGAATGTAGGATTCCAGAGCAACGCAACCACCACCGCCACTAAATCTCGTAGCCCTAACAGTAGAGGTAGTAACTGTTGGTAGTGGGGTGACTGTTGGCTGCGGTGCAGGCTCCTTGACTGTGATCAGTGTACGCAGAACATCGAAGATCGTCCTGCTGCGCGTGGTCGTAGGAGCAGGCTGCGGAGCAATGACCGGAGTCGGAGTTGGTATAATGACCGGCAGCGTGAACCAAGTGTTCTGTGCTGGCGGATCAGTTGCAGGCGTAGTGATAATCTGGTTAGCTGCATTGGTAGAAGGTACTGGAACCGTGACCTGTGGAGCAGGCTCCGCAATCTGGTTCGCAATGCGCTCGGCATTGAAGATTTCACGAACGCGACCATCAATCTCAGGCGCACGGAGTACGTCTGGCTTGAGAGTTTCTGATACCCAATAATCAATGTCAGGATTCAAGCGAACATCACCCACAAACTGTGCAAACAGGAATGGCTGCACAGAAATGAGCTTGTTGCTTGTAACTGGCTGTGACACCATTTCTTCCTCGGTGTAATTCAGAGTCAAAGTCTTATTGCGACGATTGACGTTAGAACCACTCACCAAATTAAGACCAAATGAACTGTTCTTGATGTAAGGGCGCATTTCACCCTCTTCCATCGTCACATTGAAGTCGGGGTCTTGATAATCAGCAATGTTGAAATTCTTGAAACCTTCGCCAATGATACCGAACTTTTCCTTTTCAGTCTTACCATCATCATACTTGGTATCATCATACATTGCCATAGATTCAATGTTGTTCAGAGCAGTGTAGTATTCGATAGCCTGAACGCGCTTGTCAATGCGAGCGATATCCTTCATGGTATAACGCTTAGTCTCATTGTAGCGCATACGAATGTCATCCACACGCGCAACGAATGGCGGCAGATAGATCGTATACAGAGTCATTGCGTCATCCGTATCATCTGGTGGGACCGGCTGTGGAGCCGAGACACCCTTAAGAATACGGAATTCCTTGTTCTTCGACAGTACCAGTTTGTCAATACGAGGTAGATAGTAGCTGAAACTTAACTCGCAAGACGAATCTGGCGCGGGAATTCTTGGAATATCCAGTGCAGTTGGGCTACCAATCTGGCGTACTGGACGGAAGTCCAGACAGTCGCGCAGGAAGTATACGTAGCCATCATTTGAGTAGTATACCGGAATGTTACCATCTTCATATACATCCGCTTCATATGACTCAACAGAGAAGTAGCTTGTTCCAACGCCATCATGCTCAAAGAAGTCAACGTGGACAAGCATCTTTGCATTAGGTGATGGATACCCCTGCTTGAGAATGAGCTTGCAGTGATCGTATAGCTCATCAGACTGTCCATAGTCAACAACGAAGTTATCAGTGATATCCTGATAATTCGTAGAATCTGGATTATCAGCGTAGGTTCCAGCCAGAACCTTACGAATTTTGACTACATCAGGAACATACAGATTGATGCTATCACCGGGATAAATTGCGGTCACATTTGGATCAACCACGTAGATTAGACCATGTTCAACGTTCATTTCAACACGATTTACCGAATCAATGGTCACGGTATGATCAATATTTACTGCCGTGTTTGCTGGATAATTATAAGGTGAAACAGACAGGTTGGTGTTACTGCGGAACGTCTTGGTTCTGCGGCTATCCTCTGCATCATTCACCTTGGTCATCACATAAATGTCCGTCTTGGTAATGGTTGATGCTGTATTGAATGTTAGTGAGCCACCAAGACCACCGACGATAGACACACCCTCGTTGACGGTGATTGGATAAATTGTACCATTGGCAGGACCGGAACCGGTATTAGCAGCTACAACAATAATGAGATTATCTTCAAGGTTGCTGTTGGTACCAGACCAAGGAATGGACTCATCTGCATCGAAGTTGTGAACAAAGGTGGTATTACCAGCAGAGGTAGACCCAACAAGTCCCTCAACGTACTTGATGTAGTTATAATCTACATTTTGAATGCTGTTACGCTGAACAGTATTGCGTGGCAATGGGAAGAGCAATCCCTTACGAGCCGAATCAAAGAGTTCAGTCTGTCCGTCTAACAGTACAGATTGAATGGAAATGTTTGCGTGAGCATTAGCCGTTACACCATCAGTTTCCATGATGGATTCAAGATCACCAATACCAAAGTTCAACTGGAATACAGTATTGGCTCCTGCCTTGGCACCCTCATCCCACGGACGATCTAATGTTCCAACTTTACCGCTGTAATTCACGATCTTTCGAACCTGATTTACAACATTCGATGAATAGTCATATTGCGTGTAAACAACAACAGGATTGGTTGGAGTGCCAACAAGAGTTGATGTGAACGCGCTGTTGACGGTCAGCCAATCACCAGAAGAATCAATATATACTACTTCGCGGGACTCATCACCCACGCGAACGATATCACCGATGTTCAGGCTTGAGAATGCAGCAGCAGAGTTTGCGTTGACGCGAGTCGAATATGCAAATACGTTTGCTTGAGTAACACCAGCAACGGCTACGAGGTCAAGCGGCAGAACACTAACCGACACATTCAAATACGCATTGGTACATGCGCTGGCATGTGCGGGGAACAGAATGGTGTTAGCGTTGGTATCCGCACCAGAAACCTTGAATACCTTTGGCTTGATGCTGATATCCGAGAAATAGAAGTTGAACACACCATTGGAGTCGGAATTAGCAACACCAGTCGTTTCAGGAATTGCGCGAGTAATTGCGCGAACCTTTGCAGTACCAATCTTGGTGTTTGGATAGCTGATTGTGTTACCGACGTTTACCTTGTCGCGAGTGACGCAATGTAGGTCAACAGATTCAAGCGCGTTGGTTGCAATGAACGCAACGTTCGAACCGAAGACATTCTTGAACTTGAGGTAATTGCCATAAGAGGTATCGAAATCAATGTCCACCATGGAACGAGTGTCAATGCCTTCTTCGCGTGGCTTTGCGACTTCCATGCGGAACGTGCCGATGGTTTCGAACTCAAATCCCTTGACGTAGGCTTTACCCGGCTCAAGGTTGATAATGTAGTTGTTTGAATCTGGTGCGTCAGAAACCGAAGCGCGGAATGGAACCACGGTGTAGTCACCGGATTCATCAAACGTTCTACGCGCAAGCGTCTTTTCGATTTCCGAGTAGATTGGATACTTGACTTGCTTGGTGATTGCACCGTTCTCTAGGCGCATCAACTCAAAGAACTTGGACTCGTCAACGGCAGTTGCAAGAGGTCGAGTCGAAAGCTGTAGATTGAACTGATAGCGATCTGCGCCGGGAGCCTGATAGTTGAAGCTGCCCTGCGCTGGATCAAGCAACGTAGAATCCACACCATAGTCAATAACATCGTCACTGACTTCCAGACCAATCTTGACATTTGCATACTGTGTATATGCATCAACAACAGTGGTCTGTGGATTGATCTTGACAAAGAATCCGTCTACGTAGAAGATACCGTCATTGATCGAAACGATGGTGCCGAAGCCAGATGCAGATGAACCCTGCAACCTTGCTCTTGTGGTGGTTCCGGCAATGCGGAATACGTCACCGTCGCTAAATGCAACACCGGAGAGATACTTGATCATCAGGGTTGGAACGCCACCCGATGGGAAATACGATGCGAGAACCTTAGCCTGAACCACAGAATCGGAGTCACGCAGAATAACCTTACCAACAAAATCGTCTACTTCAACGTCTTCGGTGTCATAGGTTTCTTCCAGCTTGATGTAAACCACGTTGTTGTCCAACGCAAGGTTGCCACCAACCACAGGAGAACCGTCAGCAAAGATGTGGTCGCCAAACGACTTGATCTGGTTCTGTAGAATGGACTGAATCTGAGTCAGTTCACGCGCCTGAACCGCATATCCCGGCTTGAACAGAATACGCAGATAGTTATTATCTTTCGCGTTTAACTCAAAATCGTCATTATAGGGGTCTACATTGAATTCCATTGCTTACTCTCTTAGAATGATAGGATTAACCTGATCTGCTCGGTTTGGTTCTCATTACGAACAATTTTTTGCCTATTCTCAATATATAGGATATCTCCCGCAAACAGGCTTACATCAGGCTCTTCTGTGCCTAGAATCGTCGCGCTGGCATTGGAAACGGTACCGTACAGGGTACTGCCGACAGTCACATTACCAGACAGATTATTCACGTATAGTTCGTTCGTATTAGGCTCCCAATGAACCACTACGGCTGTGAATGCAGGATCACCCGAAGCACCAATGTACACCGTTTCGTCATTACTGTAGTTTGATGTACCGGGGTCCGTCAAACTCAACTTAGTGGTGGTTCTGTAAACCGAATCATTCGCATACAACCCATTCGCAGTTAGTGGATCACGTACCAGTATGATCTGACGGAAATCGAATGGATCAACATCTGTTCCTACTGGAATCGTTCCCGATTCGGTTCCCTCAAGGTCTACCGATATCATAATGGAAAAGCATCCAAGTTCCTTTGCCGGATTGCTGCCATGTCCACCATACGGTGAAATTGCTACCTCAAGATTAGCTGATGTTCCGTTTGCTAGCTGATCAGGATCGTCAATGACAATCTCAGCCGTAGTATAGTCGCTACCACCATTAAGTATATTTATGTCGGTAATGACACCAGATTCAACCCTCGCTGAAACTGTCGCGCCGGTTCCATCACCAACAACGGTCAGAATTGCGAGCGAATTTGAATTACCTGATTCGCCATTGTCGAGGAAGTATCCAGTGCCGCCATCCACGATGTTGATAACGTCAATACGACCACTAACAGCACCAGCAACCACCGAAGCATCTTCTACGACAGGCATCCAGTTTTTGGTGAAGAACTTCTGCTTCAAGCCATACGGAATGGTGTACAGATACTTCCACTTGTAACCATCACCCGTTTCGATGTACGGATTTTCTGGCAACTGTCCGTCAATGTCAATTGTCGGCTCAACTGTGGAATTCGCTTCATAGTTGTTGAACAGGCACTTGAAGACCTGATCCTTGCTATTACGCACATAGAAGTTATTCGCGAATTGCGGATAGGTGTTCGAAATACGAATTGCGGCTGTATTGGTGTAGGCAGTGGAAACGTTGGTATTGATCACCACTGCCGTTGCGTTAATGAAACCAACAACTTCCTTAGACTCATGCCCAATCTGAATTACATTTCCGGTTGCGAGGTTTCCGGTAAAGACTGCTGTGTTCGAATAAACGATATTTCCGGTAGCATCCACGGTTCCGATGGAAAGATGCGCTTCGTGTGAAAATAGTGCTTGATTGTCCGAATATGGATCGTAATGAATGCCAGAAATCCAATCCCTGCGCGGAACGACCAGATACATTGACGCAGACTCAACCTTCTTCATGGCTACCATGTCACGCCAGACCTGATTTGCATAATTGGTAGAAAATATGATACCCTCAATCTCATCAACTTCTTCTGGATCAACGGCATCACCCCAACGAATCGGACGACCAATACCCATATAGGTATTAGCAGCCGTCGTAAAGATGTTGCTCTTGATGTTTTCCACTATCTCAAATTTTAGCAGTGGAGTGATATTGATTTTATCATGCATGTTATTCTACCGTGATGATTTCATAATCGTAAGGAAGACTGCTGTAATCTGGTGCAACAATGTACACCACATTACTGACAGTATTACCGATAGTCGTATTTAGGGTCAGTGTATTCGCGCCCATGCTCAAAACCTGACAGGTTTCGACATAGCTATTGGCATTAAATCTAATTTCATCACCAACATTGACAAAGCTGGAAAGGCTCTTGTCATGCCCCACGATCAATACCGTATCGTTGCTTTCCTCGGAAGACAGCTTTCCATAGCCGATATAGGTGAAATTACTCTCGACTTCCAGTTCCGTATCCGAGTTGACCGCAGTAATGATCTTGACCTGATCACGCCACGTATGACCGGGATAGTTGTCCACCAGATAGAGCATGTCGCCCACGTTCGCGTTCGAAGACCATGTGGTGGAAGAACCCGTAACCACGTTGCTCCAAGAGTTCGCAATGGTGATCTGACTGCTGACAGGATTCTCAGCATTTACGTAAATTACGGAATTTCCACTGATGCCTTCCTGTAGCTGCGAGCGTGTGATGGTGCGAGACAGCATGAGCGTACCAATTGGATGAATGATATCCTTCATGGTGTTCTCGTACTCAGACAGGCTCTTCTCCGACTCAATGACGTAACTGTAATTCTGATAAACGCGACCATCCTGCAATCTCTTGTCGGATGATGGGAAACCGTCCGTATTCAGATAGAAGCCGGGGAACTTGATGAGTCCCTGATAGAACTCTGCGTATCCCTTAGCCTTACCGTTGCCGTAGAAGTAAGGATTCGTCAGTCCGGTTGCGCGAAGTGCTGCGGGATATTCAGCCGGTGCAGGCACGTTTGCGCTCGTATTGACCGTGAACTGAACGCCACCCTGAGAAGTAAAGACCAGACTGGTAGTGTAGCTGGTGTTACCGGAGTAGTTGAACAGACGCAGACGCTTGGTGGAGCGATTGTAGGACTTGACAATGCCTTGGAACAGAGCCGTTTCCAGCGTTGCGCCCTGATAGACGCGCTCGCCCTCGCTCAAAGTCTCATTATCGTCCACTCCATCAATGATCATGTCCACAACCTTGAAGGAAACCAGCGGCTCATCAATGTAATCGAAGCCGCGACTGATCATTCGAACGTCACGAATACGTCCAATTGCACCCGTTTCCACTGCCACTTCGACACCTTCACCGAATCCGTAGGCTGTTAGAATGGCATTTGCGCCCGAAACGGTGTTTACGGTCACTGTTCGATGCGTAATTCCACCAAAATAGCCTGCACCACGGTCCAAAATGTCTACGGAAGTGATTTCTCCGCTCGCGCCGACTGTTACGACACCGTTAAAGCCGTATCCACGCCCCGAAACCGACACAGTTTCGCCGTTTGCGTAGCCATCGCCGCCATTATCAATGTAAATGTGCGCAATATGCCCAAAAACACCCAAACTTTGGCGTGTATTAACCTTATCTGGATACTCAGCCGTGTTCGCATAGTCATAATTTGCACTCAAAAGCGTGTCAAAGTAGCTTTGCGTGTCCACAGATGGCTCTCCTGCAAAGCCATAACCACCGTTGATGACGTTATAAAGCGCAATTCCGCCCGTATCAATGTTCTCATAAGTGAGTGCTTGAACGATTTGCGTGTTCAGATTAGCGTCTAGGTAGTATTGCAGATTCGGCGGATCAAGGTCAATCAGTGCGTCAACGTCAAAATTGGTTAGAGATTGCGTTGTGGTCAGTGTTTGCCCGACCAAAAAGCCGGTTGTATCCAGCGCAACGGTGCTATTGACGTTATAGAGAATGACGTTAGTTGGACCGCCTGCCCAACCGGTGTTAGCGGAAAGAATCTGTGCGGTAAAGTTGGCTGTTTCGAAGCTGCCGTTCGAATTAGCGTATACGTACTCGCCGGGAATCCACGGATCGTCGGCTGGCGTCTGGCTCAGAGTCAGCACGATGTTCTTGTTTGTATTGGAAAAGAGCGGATAGAATGTGCTGCCGTCGCCAATGACCGTCGTATTCATGTACTCAATCGGCATCTTGTCCACGGAAATCGTTTCCAGATACGATTCCTGTGAGTTTGCGCCGACCAGAGTCGTAATACCAGCCACGCGAATGTCCGTAGACAAATTAGCGTTTGGATCATCATCCTCGCTGCGATAAACAATGGCTTCCGTGTTCCAGTATGTGCGATAGCCATAGCCGGGGAATCTGACGGTCAAGCCCTCAATCGAACCCACGGTGACGTTTCCGACGATTGCAACCGCGTCATTGGCTTCCACGGAGTCAGCCAAACCGCCATAGAACACAATCGGATCACCGACCTTGTACGTTCTACCGCGCCTTCTGCCGTCTGGATCAGTGCGAATGTCCGAATCCATGATGACGCCACTGATCGAACCGATGATGCGCTCACGGAAAAGCTGCTCTACGCCGTTCTCGTCCACATACGGTATCTCTAAGTATTCGCCGTTCGTGAATTCCTTTTCGACATTCGATACGTACATTTCCAACAATTCCGCGCCGTGCAAGGTAAAGGTGTTCAGCAACGTAGCGGTAATGATGATTTCTTCGGTAGCTGGATCAATGATATAGAGAGTGCCGGTTGGATCGTAGCTGCCCGACGTATTAGTGATAACCAGAGTCGTATTGCCGGTATAGTACGTGTCTACCGTAGCGGAAAACGTCGGCGCGATATTACCACCCTGATAAACGGTGTAATCGCTCAGAATGTCTACCGCATTGTTGGGCGTGATTTCCAGCACCTTCTTAAGCAACGATCCGCGACTTGGGTCTACCGTCTTGTTCGCGGATTCGATGATACAGGTGGCTTTCGAAATAGACCCTGTGGCTTTGTGCTTTTCCAGAAGGTTTACGTCTATGCTGGCGTTTTCCACGCTTAGAGTTAGCTGGAAGGCTTGAGGCAGCTTCCACTTACCATCCGACGCGATCAGGACTTGCTGTTTTGGATAGTAAATCTCTACGTCTTCGCCAAAGAGAACGCGGAAAAGCCACTGAACGGACTCAATCGAACCCTTCTTAACGTAAAACTCTCGCGCTCCCTTAAGGATTTTTACGAGGTCTAGCTCGGACTTCTCAGGAAAGTACGGCAGGAGTTCCTGCTTGAATAGGCGAATGAACGGGTCGAGTGTGTTGTCAATGTCCCGATACTCGCCGGAACGCATGATGTGATAGACCGTATTGCCCTTGGTTTCGTCTTCCAGCCAGCGATAGTAGGCTTGCAGGAACGCTTGAAACTGCGGATTGTCAGCCCGAACAAAGTCCGGTAGCTGGCGACCAATTAGCGCACTTACGGTTTTTTCTGCTGCTGCCATGATGCTTAACTCTGTACTACGCCGACTCTAATATCAATTGCGGCTGGATCGGTATCGTCCAGCGTCAAAATTGCGTTGCGGGTTGTCGAGAAAACGTTGGTGTTTGGTGAGGCTTTAAAGGTCATCGTGCCAAACGGATCATTCACGAAAGTCGGCGCAAACGAGTCGAGGACGATATAGCCGTCATCATAGTAGATCGTTCCCACGTTGTTATTGATCACGCGCTTGATGTTGTTTACGTCATAGTAGAACGTGCGCAGCGTTCCCTTCTTGCCCTGTAGAACAGCCCGAAGTTCCGCGCCGCTTCCACCGCCACCTTCTACGCGAACGACGGCTGCGGAATAACCCGAACCTGAATTAGTCACAACGACGGACTTGAGCTTGCCGTTGATAATGACCGCACTTGCAGCCGCGCCTTCTCCGTCGCCTTCGATAGTGACCTTCGGAATGTCCGTATACTGGTCGCCCGTCGCTAGAACGGTGATTTCGTCAATGCCGGTAAAGGACTGCGGGACTTCTTCGATGAACGCGGTTCGCTCTACGCCATACTCGTCAATGATGCCGAAAGACGGCGACGAATAAAGCCGGTCCAGCGCGGTTCCTTTCCGCAGCGGCACGTAAAAGTCAATTCTGTAACTTTTCGCTTGATTCAGCAACGGACGGAAACGCTTCTCTATCAGGACGCGAATACTGTTATTCTGAATGCTCGGATCAGCCTCGTCTACTGCGCGAACCAGCTTGGACATGCGGAAGGTGTTATTAAAGGTGTTCAAATACGTATTAGCGAAACCTTCCACCGCTGCCCGAACAGCCGTGTTGATTGCGCCTGCGGTCTTCGTGGTCTGGCGCGGATCGTACACTACGTCAATCACAAAGTTCATGTAGTTGTAATCCGGCGCGACATACTCGGGCGTTACGGTCAGGACGGAAATCGGCTTCAATACGTTGTCCTTCATGTACTGAATTTCCGTCTGCGTGACCTCGTAGTTTCCACGCGGCTTGCAAGAGAAGAAAATCTTGCCGTATACTGGCGGGTCGTTCTCTTCGCCGCCCCACACCGAAACCGAGTCGAAGTACGGATAATTCTTATTAATGAGTGCTTCGTAGTCGTTCTTCGTCACAGCGCGGTTTTGGGCAATGAAGGACTTCGGCGCGGTAAAGCGAATGGATTCGATATCTTCCGCTTGCTTTCCTGATGAACTTTCCTGCGTTACCGTGACCACTCCCGTAGAACCCGGCTTTGGATTGCTGCTTAGGCGGAAAGTGCCGATTCCGTTCGCTTCGTCGCCGCTCGTAACGACATAGCTGACCAGCACCAGATTGCCGTCATCCAGAGCCTTGCCAATTACGCCGTCGCCAAAGTAAATCTGATAGCGCCCGTTGCGGTTTTCTTCCAGATAGTAGACCGGATCATCCGAGACTACCGAAGTTGCGTCTTCCGCGAGTTCGAACGTTTCCAGCGAGTAGTTGTCCGCACCTTTCTGCACCTGAACTGTAATTGTACTTGTATCAATGCCCTCGTCTGGCAGTTCGAAAATCTGCTTGCTGTTCGTGTCCGCGACATAGGCAAAGACGTAGCTGACGGGGTTTCCTTCCTTGATCGTGACGGATTCGAAGATAAAGTCGCTGTTTGCGTCCTTTGCCACCGTGCGCGACTCTATCGTGACAAAGCTGTAACTCTTGCCGTCCTTCGGTGCGCTCGTAAACTTCGTGAACTTCGGCAGCGTCATGGAAGAGTTTGCGCCGCCGACCACTTCCGCGAACTTTACGTCAATAATGGCTTGGCTGGCTACGCGGCTTCTTGGCGTGTATCCGAGAAGCTTTGCGTGGGAAACGACGGACTGCCGAAGCTGCGCGGTGTCTATGAACATTTCGTTGCCGACCATGTTCATGTAGTAGCCCATGTAGTGCGTGTTGTATGCGAGAACGTCCAACAGCACCGACAACGCGCTTCCGTCAAAGTCGTAGTCGGTAAATTCCGGCTGGCTTCTCAGGAATTCCTTGAGGTTCGCTTTGATTGAGTCAAAGTCGAGTTCTGTGATGCGAATTTTCTGTGCCATTTAGCGAATTCTCTCTAAGAAAAGTGTAATTGTGATTGGGTTCGCTTGGTTCACAATGAAGAACGTAAGCGTGACCGAATAGCCGTTGTTGTCATAGTCGGGCGTGACGTTTACCGTAGTGAGGTCTACTCGCGGTTCGTGCTTGCCAATCGTCGTGCGAATCTCTGCGGCAATCGCGCTGCCCGTAATGCTGTCCACCGGTTCGAAAAGGTGTTCCCGCAGCTTGCTATGAAGATTCGGTTGCCAGAGCCGCTCAAAGCGCCCCGTCTGTAGAAGCCCCGCGATAGACTGCATGATGGCTTTCTCGCCCGTCTTTCGCGCAACGTCGCCCGTTACCGGATGAGCGGCAAAGGTAAAGTCGAGGTCTTTATAGGTGCGCGTTATAAGGGAATTAGCCATTATCGTCTTCATCCACGATTGCGATCTTCGTTGTGCTATTTAGTGTAGATTCCAAAGTAGTATTAGCATTGGCGTCTTCGTAACCCTGCGCCAGCCCGTAAGCAATCGTCAAAGCTTCCGACTTCTTGCCGCACTCCACAAACGAATTCCAGTCGGTGTTAATGCTCTCCTGTATCAGATTGGCTCGCGTGGACATGAGGGCTGACCATGAATTGATCGTCGCGGACTGATTAGCTAGCGGAGAAACCAGAAACGATCCCGCAGTCAGAACTCGCAGCATGTCTTTCATTTCCCGCGCAATGTTACGGACGACAACCGCGTTATACAGGGAGCCGCTCTGATAGCGAATGTAGTCCACGCCGTCATTCAGAAAGTTCGATAGCGTCTGATGGTTTTCTATAATCTTACTTTGGCTTATCTTGGAGTAAGACGCTGCACTTCGCGAGACTTGCAGCCGCGTTCCGTGTATGACGAAATCCGTATTGTCCGCAGTGGTCGTAGCCAAGACTTCGATGTTGCCCCCGTAAAGGCGAGTCGTAAAAGTGACGAATGGATTTTCCGAATACATGGCTGCGATTTCGCGAGTGTAGGCGTGGTGTCCATCGTGCAATATGTAAAGCTCGTTGACCTGATGCCCACGATCCGCGTCAGCCGCAGTCGCCTGTATGAGATACTTGGCTGAACGGAACTTTCGCGCATTGAATCGGAAGATGATCTGCGGACCACCGGAAAGTCCATAGAGATTCAGATACTCCTGTGTGCTATCCGCAGTCGCTTCGGCATTCGGGCTATCCTCGTCCAGCGTTAGTCCCGACAACCGATTAGTGTGATCCAGAAAGGCGTCCAACTGAGCCACGCATCCAGAGAGTCCGTCCGGTCCACCGATAGCCTCGCGAAGCATACGATACTCGGTGTTCAGGGATGGATTGGAAGACACGCCCGATAGCGCAGTATTCAGATTCGCATAGTTGCCTTCCGTATAGTAGAAGAGCAGATCACGCATGGAGTCAATGTCAGCCGCTAGCGGATTTTGCGAGAATGTCGTAAGACCAGCCTGTAAGCCATTGGCATTCGCAGCCGCAGTCAGTGCCAGCGCGATCAGTGCGTTACTCATCATGGGCGCAAAGGGCGCTTCCACGGCATTGTACGTCATGGGAGCTTCGGTGACTTCCTCTGCGTCCAGTGCGTCAAACTCGGGATCAATCTCGTCATCCAGCACTTGCGAATATGGGACGATGACCGTGTTTGCGGGAGCAGCGGCAGCGGTGTAGGTGATCACTTCACTCGATGAACAGGCAGAAGTTGAAAAAGTTACCGTTTTCGGGTATAGCTTCTTACCCGTCCGTATTACCGTCTGTGTTTCAGTGCTAATCTGGACGTTGGGCAGCATCGGTGGATACAGATTGAGTATGATTCCCTTGTCCTTGGCAAGCTTGTATAGCTCATAGTTGATGGCTTGTAGGTCTGAGCGTATGCTGTACACCCAACCCGTATAGTATCCCGACAGCCCATTCAGTGTATCCTCAAGCGTATGAGTGGCTGCGCGTAGCTTGATGGCATCCCTCTCGGTACGCAGGACTGTACGATAAGCATCTTGAGCTTTCGTATATTTTACTAAATTCTTGTCTTCTGTGAGTCTCATGGCGTCTTCAATCCTGTATTGGATGGGGACGAGGCTGAACCAGTTGGCAGTATCTTACAAATGGACTTTGGACACTTGACCTTGTTGGCGATCTTACCAGCAAGGGAGACTGACTTACCCTGTAGTGCGGCTGACTTGCCCTTGAGATTGAGCTTGCCTGTAGCTCCTATCTTCATCACACCACCTGACTTGATATCTACTGTCTTACCCTCTTGCTTTAATGCTCCACCAGCCTTAATGCGTACTTGCCCTGACGCTGCCATGTTAATCTCACTGGCTTCCACATTGAACTTGCCTATCACCTTGAGATTACAGTCTCCACCCACCGTGATATTGCAATTACCATCCACTGAGATATAGTCATCCCCTAGTATGACTGAGTACCTATCCTTGGTGGCTTTGTAGGTGCATGTACCATCAGGCTTGAACTCTACATGCGAACCATTCTTATGTGCAAGATGAACACGCTCGCTGCCCTCTGTATCGTCAAACTCTAATGCGTGACCAGACTCCGACTCATGAGCAGCATTGTATGGATAGGTGGGTGAGAATGTGGGTGCGGGTTCATCCCAACTACCCTCTATCTGTTTCACGCCTGTCTTGAGATTGCGTTCGCGAGTCTCAATGACTGTACCATCCTTGCGTCCACGGCTGAGTCTATTGAGCGTGGATTCATTGATGCGCTTTGGATATACACCATTAGGATCATTATACCCCACATTGGAATCTGGTGTTTGAGTAGGATATCCCGGTAGTACACCCATGACCACTGGCTGTTGGCAACTGTCACCATCCATAAAGAATCCAATGACCCAATCGCCCTCTTTTGGTGCATGAGCAGCATTAGGCGTATTGCTATTGTGTAGGCACTGACTCCATGGCAGACTCTCAGTAGGTATGTCTTCCTTGTTCTCGGTATGCCAGCCAAAGCAACGTACACGCACACGCCCCAACATGTCAGGGTCCATGCGATCCTCGACCACACCCACAAACCAGATGAATCCTTCCTTGCCAATGAAATATCGCTGATTCATGTTACTTGCTCAGTTTACGTATTGAGAGTGGTAGATCAGTCTTAGGCTTGACTGGCGCAACTGGCAATGAGTCTCGCCCACAGATCAGTACAGAGTCAAATTGTGATTGCATGACATTGAAACGATGCACCACGGCTGTCACCAGATACTTGCCACTGCGTACCTCGTCCTTCATGTTCTGTGTGGTAGGTGTAATCATATACTTGAAGTCTATGTTGATAGGCTTGCCAGCTTGCAGGGACATGTTTCCCGGCATGACCAGTTCCAACAGTGAATTGCTCAATAGGGCAATGGACATGACACGCTTCATCCATATCTCTGACTGTGTGGCTTTGTTGCCAGCAAACTCGGTGGTCTGTGGATAAACCACCTGATAGGCAGATGAGGCTTGATAGTGTGATGTACCATCATAGTCGAAATTGACAATGGGTGGTATGTCATACATCTTGGGTATGTCTTTGACTGAATACTCATTGATGGTTATGGTGCGCCGAATAGGATCAAAGCCAGTGAAGTGTATGCCCAAGCCACCATTACGAATTAGAGTTAGAATGTCGAAATCACGCTTGAAGGTGAATGCGTCCAGATAGTATTGATGATCTTCCAGTGTCTTTTCAACCGTGGAGTATTCATATACGAATGGCTTGCTGTTGACTTCCTTATCCTCGTACATGGATTGCAGGGAACGGAAGTTGAAACCATCCAGATTCTCATAGAACAGGTATGCAAACTGATCATTGCCATTGGTAGCACGGCTGGCTAGCCAGTTCAAGGCTTCTGTTGGGCGCAGGCTAGGTATGACCAGATTGGTGCCTGTGTCCGTATCATCCACATTGACCTTGGTAACTGCCAGTTCCTTGCTCAGTATGTCCTTGACGATATCCGAAATGGTACGATCTGAGTATGCTCGGCTGATACGCTTGGTGGATGAGGCAACCATTTCATCAGATACGAAATGAATCTTATAGGTCTGGCTGTTGTTCTTGGCTGGCTCACGCCCACTGATCTTGTAGATGCGAAATGCTTTTCTGACCTGATATGAGGTTCCCGGTTCCTTCAAATTCAGATACAGGAACTCACTGCCATGTACACCCTGCTGATTAATGAGGTCAACACCATCCGAGACTAGACATTCACCATTAATGTAATTGGTGAAGATATCCTGCCTAAGAGTAATTTCCAGCACCAGTCTGGCAATGTCAATAGTCTCGCCACCACCACTGATTAGCGAGATAGACTCAACACGAAACTCTCTAAAGTCTAATGCTTTGTCTTGTGGAAGATGAGTGGTATCATTCATTCATAAGCCTCTGGAACTCATTCTCTACTGCATTGATATATCGTGCATCCAATAGTCTGATCTTGCGCTTTTTCTCGTTTTCATTCTGCTCATGAGCATAGACAGACACAAACCAGTATTCATACGTAGTGACCACACTGGTCGAGCTATCAATAGCCTCTGTAGTGGTGTCATAAGTCACTCCCGTATCTGGCGACAGTCCATCCAACCATGGATTGATTGTGGCAATACCAGTAGTAGGATCAGCCTCATACTGCGATATGGTTACTGTAAATGTATTAGATGTTTGTACAATGCCATTCAACAGGACGGATTTGGTAATTCTTTGTTCATAATGATGCGCTATGGATTGAGCGTCTTCTACGCTATATCCATATTTGGATTCAATCACATCGTCCAATTGTTCCGAATTCAATGGAAAATCATATAGTGGATTCATCAGTTTATTGAATAGCAATACAATCCAGAAACGTTCCACACTGCCGTATAGCTTGTGTGCAATAATCTCTGGTGTCTCATTCTCCTTGACTTCATACTCATAGAAGATTGATGTGTTTTCCAGTATATCACGCAGAAACGCAGAACGAGCAAATATATTCGTTAGAATGATATCTGAGTTTTCATTGGTAAGGTCTGTAATAACGACCTTTGGAAACTTACTGAAATAAGTCATTAGTATCCATCCTTACGCAGTCTCTTGTGCATGATTTCAAGTTCAGTGAATTGCATCTGAATACCAATCTCCAATGGTGTACCATCATGGAACGTGACAAACTGATCGGTGGATGATCCCATGTCAATATCCAGTGCAGTCAATACGCATGTGGATATCTGTAATGGAATACGCTCATTCTCTTCACCACGATACTTGATGTAGATATCAAAGTAGGATGGTGGTGCCATGAAGCGTCCTTGTGTCATTAGATATTCTGGTGATGCGTGATACTTGAGGACTCGCACGATCTTTAGAATCTCATCCGCTTCCTTGGCACTGCGCGGCAACAGCTTATACTGAAACATGAACTTGCGGAACTGTGTGCCACCATAGAATACCTCAAACTGTGGATTGGTAGCCAGTCCGCGTGATTGCAGATATGCTTCTGCTGCTGCTTTCGGATCACCCAAACCTAGTCCACCAGCTTTCTCTGCCGCAGTACCAGCCACCGCTGCTGCGAATGGTGCCAATCCCTTCACAGCACTCTTGAGTCCTTGCCATGTGGATTCATTCTTCTGGAATGATTCAATGATGGATGAGCCAGCTTCCGCTGCCATACCCAAGCCACCAAGAATCTCAGTCATGGACTTCTCTTCGTAGTTGTTGTTAATCGTTTCTTGTAATGCTTGGCGTGGCATGTACAGAGCAATCACACTGTAGAGTTCAGCACGGCGCTCCCAATCACTAATGCGCTCACCATTGACTGCCTGATTCCTGTTAACTGCCATTCCACCTTTGCCATACCTGTCAATCAAGTCCTGACTATGCCCATACTCTGGTGTAATGTCCCTGCCACTCTTATCAAACGTCTTGGTCTTATCCTGTGTATCCTTTGGCAATCCTTCCGGCAATGGCTTATAGCAATGGAACTCAACCGTATGTGGATACAGATTGACATTACCCACATCCAGTGGATAACGATACAACCCCTTGATGCTTTCATCAGAGGTTGGATTCAGGGCATCTAATGGTCCGAAGCTTTTCTTGAGGATTTTTCCTACGTCGGTAGCTACCTGACCTATGTTTTTGATGAAACTCATTGATTAGTTCTCTCGTTGATTGCCTATTTATTAAGCGTACACAGGATGTGTTGTATCCTGTTGTGCTGCTCGTATTAATGATGAATCATCAGTTGTTGCACTTGAACGTGCCATGGATACTGCTCCCGGTGATGGACCGCCACGCGCTGCTGGTGCTGGTGCTGGTGCTGGCGTAGTCATGGCTACCATTACAGGTGCCTGTTGCTGTGCCTGCTTGACCTGTCTGGATTCACCATCAATCTCTGCACCCTTATGAGTTGATGCTGGTGTAGCCAATCCACCAGCACTATCACCACTGTACATAGCGGTCAATTCACCACGTTCTTCTAACCCTAGTGAGCCGCCTTGAATAGCTTTGGTTACTCCCTTAACATCCTCACCTTGTATACCCTTGTCAATCACTCTGCTCTTATAATACGCAACAGCAATCTTGGCAGCGATCTTAGGATGTGCAGCCAGTGATGGATTGTTAACCAAGTCCATACCTATTAACTTACCAAATTGCTCGTAGTTGCTCTTGCCAGTCAATTGAATATATCCGCGACCACGATACTTCCAACCATCCTCGGCAGAACTATTACCCAAGTCAGAACGCTTGCCATATACACGCATAGCAATCTTCTGTGGATTGCCAGCATCTTCCTCTGCGTCTTTAGGATTCTTGTAATACTTTGGAAATACTTGCATGAGCCTATCGGCTGAGTAATTCAGATTCTCTTCAAGCCTTCTGAATCCATTAGACTCATGATGCAATTGAGCGAGCAGGGATGCACGATGTGCGCCTGTAATGCCAGCCGCATCCATTGCTTCCATTACATTCTTCTTACCTTCGGCTGACGATGGTGCAGTGTTTCTACCACCACGCGCACCTTGACTTGCTTGTGATGCAGACAGGACACCAGTGGTAGATGCTGGCTTAGATGCCGTAGCTGGTGCTGGCGTAGCATTCCTACCGCGCCTGCCGCCTCTTGTGGTTGGTCCGGTCTTGGTTGCAGTGGATTCAATTTGTCTAGCCATTTCATAATCAGGTGGCTTGGATAATGCTGACAGTTCTGCTCCCGGCTTATCCTTGGATTCATCAAGACGAACAGCCTCATCGGTGTATGCTTCCTTCTCAGCATCACTCAATGATTGGAACTCCTTCCACAACTGATACAAGTCCCATGCCATCCATGCAGTGAATCCTAGTGAGATAGCTGCACCAATCCAGCCAATGACTGGTACGGATGCCATGACACCAGATGCAGCGAGGCGTGTGCCAATACGTGCTGCGAGTTGTGGTGCTTTTCTCTTAACGAAATTAACGAACAGCTTCCACATCACCTTGGTAGTAGCAGCGCCAGCCGCAGCACCACCGACAGCACCCACATTGGATGCCATCTGTATCTCAACATCTTCTTTCTGCTTTGCGATCTGTGTGCGCGTCTTTCTCAATCCCTCAACATCACCAGATTTGGTAGCGGCTGCTGCCTGCTCCTTGAGCATTTCAGGGTCTTCTGATTCAAGGCTCTCATCCCTCATGCTATCAAATAGCTTGTAGCCAAGATAGCCACCAGCCAGTGCGCCAAGTCCTAGTATACTGCCGCCACCCTTACCACCAAATCTCTTGCCTGCTGCTCGCTTACCATATCTTCTCTTGTATCTTTCTTTTGCCTTCGAACTGGTAGCACCACGGCGACCTTTGCCTCGCGCACCCTTGCCCTTGCCACCACCAAGAGGAATAGGCAATGGTAATCCGTCAATACCAAATCCATCATCACCATAACCACGCAACCCCTTCAATAGTGCAAATAGCTTCGCAAAGTTCTCGCGCATTTCATCACGCAGAGCAATAATAGGATCAGTCTCAAACAACTTACGCTCAGTTGGATCAGAGTAATCGTTCTTTCTTCTGAGTTCAGCTTTGGATGCGTCCTTCTTCTGTATCTTGAGTGTCAGTATAGCAGTCTGCATGGATGCCTGTTTGATTGCGTCCTGCATAAATCCCGGTTCGATTGCCTTACTGGTTAATCCACCGCGAGTAAAGAATCCACCACCTAGCTGCTTGACATTCTGCTGTAGGAACTGTGCGCCTGCGGGTGCTAGCGGATTGTATTGAGCAAATTGAATCTTACCAACCTTACTCTTATCCTGCCTGCCCCACGAATCAGTTAATGGCTTGCCCTTAGCTGTGATATTACGTGGCATGATGAGGGACTTGATATCAGACACATCACTGCCGATATCACCCATGTTACGCCTAACGTCAAGAACACTGGCTTTGACAATGCCTAGTTCCTGCTTGAATGCAGTAAGACTGCTGCTCACCTGTTCAATAGTCTTGGCAACTCCGCTCATGACCGCAGCGGTTTGTTGTTGCGCTCTTTCTAATTTGGCTGTATTTTGTTTTTCCTTTTGATCACCTACCCACCTTGGCTTCTGCTTGCCAAACATGGTATCATAGAATTCACCCGCGCCCTGCTGACCAAGCATTCTGAGGATGCCACCAGTCTTGGTTCTTCCACCACCATACATGGATGATTTCTTCTGTTCAATCCACGCACCAACGCCAGCCTTTATCCTACTGGTAGGATGCTGTTTAATCTGATCAGCAAGTTCAGGGTGCCGTCTAAGCAATTCCCTGTTATAGTTGGCTTCCTGAATAGCTTGCTTGACAGACCTACTCTGTCCATACTTGAACTCTTGTTCAGGTAAGCTTGGTATGTTGTTTCTTGCCATTAGCGTCTTCTAGTTTGTTGTTCCAGCTTAATTCGTTCCTTCTCTTCCTTGAGGTATGCTCGTAGGAGAGTAACATACACAGATCGTTCCCAAGCAATCATATTCATAAGGTCATCATATTTGTACTGATGATGTTGCATCAACGCAAAGTTGGTGCGCATAAAGTTCTCAAGATTGTCATAGCTAAAAGTTACATAAAAAAACTTGCGAGTCCCTCATACCTCAGAGTATGTTCGAATCCGCATTTCTTACATACAACTTTGTCTTCAAGCAGCACTCTAGGCGAAGTGGCAAAGAATGCCTCAATGTTATTCATCTTGTCTACAGTGAGGTTTTCAATGAATTCGATTAACTCATCCTTGGACAGATCAGATACCTTATAGATAGACTCTTCATCAAAGATATGATCAATGTTATCCAGTAGGGTACCCAATACCTCACGGTATATTTCCTCGTCACTGTCCTCTTCGCTAATATCAGCCGTGGATGAACTTAAAGTTGGATATTTCAATTTAATACCCACCTTATCGGTAAGCATTACAATATTCTTGTGACCTTCTGGTATTTCATACTTGATCTTATCCAAGTCGAGATTATAGTCCGTGTCTGTATCGCACGGCACTCCATCCACTTCATTCTTGCAATGGAACGACAGTTGAATGGTCTGTCCTACAGATGCGGCGCGTAGCTTGACAAAGATCATTTCAACGTCAAACAATGGTAGTGTGGTGATATCCACACCCTCATCAATCAAACAGTTGTTTACGATCTGTTGCACGGCAGTCTGAATCTCATTAGGGTCATCTGATTCCTTGGCAATCATCAGCACCCGTTCTTCCTTAACAAGAAATGGGCGAAACTTCACTTTCCTATTCAATGAATGTACGTATATTTCAACAATAGGATGTTCAATCTTTGGTAATGGCATGGTTTAATTCCTCATCTAAATGCATCAAAAATCTGTTTGACAACGTTCTCTTCCCTACGATATGTCCTGTAGTGGAATGTTACTTGTAGACGATGAACATCATTGTCACCCCAATTCAGTTGTTGTGGGTTCATGTCTACAGGATATGCTTCTTCGAACTTATACCGGACTGATGGTACACCGGTATCGTGGAACTGAATGACTTCAATGGTGGAGCAGAACTGTTCACGATATGCGGCTGTGAATGGTGGACGCTTACCTGAACCATCAGCATCGAAATACTCACCTATCACGCTCTTGATATCTACCTTCTGTGGCTCACGCGGCAGAATTAGCTCCATCCAATCTTCAAAGAACTTACGCTCCCACATGTCACCAGCGGATATGAACGTAAGCTGCATGGGTTCGAAGATGGGTGTAGCTGGCTGCGTGAACTTAGCACCATAGATGGCTTGCTCAACCGTATTGATCTGGTATCCCGGTAACTGTGCCTGCTCACACTGAAAGGCGAGGGACGCGGTATTGATACCACTGCCTAGCTTCTGTGTCAGCTTGTTCTGTCCTATCAATCCACCAAACAATCCACCAGTATTTGTCAGTCCCGGTGGTTGGAATATGAGTGCAGTAAACTTCGATGGCTTGGCGAAATCGAAGTGGAGTGCATAGTTAGCTAGAAATGCGTCTACGAACATTAGCGTGACCTTAATAGTTGTGGTGGAAACGTTCAAATGGCAGCAGCACGGCTAGCTCCCACTGGTCCGGTTCAATGTAAATCATGGGTGACTCCATGTACTCAATCAGGTATCGCTTGATGCATGGGCGCATAATCTCATACTTCTTAATTCCGTTAAGAACAGCATAAGACAGTTTGAATCGTGTCGAATCGTCATATTTACCATTCGTGATGAAGTCATGCAGGAGTTCCAAGAGGGCTAGCCGATTGCCGGGGTCGAGATAGTGTAAGTTTAATCCCAAGAATCCGTCAGGGTATTGCTCCATCGGCAGCACCAGAGGGAACTGATCCCACAAAGGTAGTACATCTTCGTATTTAGGGCGATAGTGGTAGGCATACATGCGCCCGATAATGGCATGGCGAGTGGCTCGGGACGGATCGTGCAGGATATTTGACCTATTGGTGGGAATACGGATGCGATTGACCACCGTGCCGTACCACTGGCGAGCAGCGCGGGTTCTCGGGATGATACCCGCAGTCTTCATGTCATTCCTGAGTCTTTGCCAAACGGAAGTTGCCATCATATGTCCTAAATAGCTGGTTCTAATCTATTTAGTGTGGTTTTATTATGGCTTGGAAAGGACGATTCCGCCCCTCACACCCTGAAAAGTACGACGGTGATCCCACCAACATCATATATCGAAGTCGTCTTGAATTACGATATATGCAGTACCTAGATTCCAACAGTGGTGTGATCAAATGGTCATCGGAAGAGACAATTGTACCATATTTCGACCCTGTACGTAAACGCTGGCGTAGGTACTTTCCCGACTTCATCGTGCGCACCAAGGCAGGCACCACCATGGTCGAAATCAAGCCTAGCAAGGAAACTGAGGCACCCACTGGCATGATGCACAAGGATGGGCGCAAGAATCGGCGGCTGCTACGGGAGCAACTGACCTATGCCACTAATCTTGCCAAATGGACCGCTGCCAAGGATTATTGCGCTGACCGCATGTGGCGATTCCAGATTATCACCGAAAAGGATTTGGGTGGCTGGAAATAAAAAGGGCGAGCCTTGCGGCTCGCCCTCGCTAACTACCAGAGAGGAACTTCTGTTATTCGTTAGCAAGCTTGTCAAAGAAAGACAAGTCATCATCCTCTGATGGAGTCACCGACTCGGCTGTTGCGCGAGGCGCTGCCGACTTTGGCTCATCCCACGGTGCGGTATCGTCGCTCACTGGCTTTGCGCGAGCAGCAACGGCACCACCAGCCCCCAACGCACGATTCAGCTTATCAGCCAGTTCGTCATATGACTTGAACTGATCAGCCGCCACGAACTCCTTGAGCGAGTACGCAGTCTTCCAGATGCGTTCGATTTCCTCGTCACTATCTGCGATAGGTGACGCATCTTCGAACTCGGACTTATCGTAGTTACGGAAGCCTTCGACCTGACGAATCTTGATCTTGAGATTCGCACCCTTCCAGAAGTCAAACGGATTCATTGCCGTTTCATCTTCAAACTCTGGCGACAGCTTTTCCTGAATCTTGTCGAAAATCTTCTTTCCGAACTTCCACAGGAACACCTTGCCTTCGTTCTCAGGACGGTTTTTGTCACTGACCACAAGGATGTTGGCAATGTACGTCAGCCTGCGCTTCTGCTTGCGAACGATATCCTTGTTGGCGTCAATGCCACTGTTCCACAACTTGTTGTTGTGTTCACAGAGCGGACACTTCGCACCAATGGTCGTTGGGCAGTTTTCAATGTACCAGCCAGCCGGTCCTTGGAAACCGTGATTGAACACCTGTACCCACGGCAGACCATCTTCGCCATCCACAGCAGGCGCGTCAAGCAAACGGACTACTGCGTAACCGTTGCCTGCCTTGTCTACTTCGGGTTGCCAGAAACGCTCATCGTCCTTTGCGTAGACGGGCTTCTGTGTTGCTTCGATTGCCTTGGTGAGCTTGTCGAGAGAGTTCGACTTCTTGAGTGATTTAAGATTAAATGTCATTTGTATTACCTCGTATGATTAGTATTGCGTCTTATCCACATGATTCATAATATACAAACAGTATATAGGAATCTTCTCATTCAGTCAAGATGGTTTTCACAATTTCTTTTGGTCGCTCTAAGTCATATTGAAGGAACGGCGTGTACTTGAGAATCTTATCTCTAATCTTTGGGTACATTACGTTATCGCTAATATGACCATTCCAGCGAGCTAGAATGCGAGCCATCTTGTTTAGAATGACCATTGTTTCGATGCATATCTCACCCGACATGTACATGTTGAGTAGAATAGGATATTCACCGAAATCTCTTGTCGCAACTGCTTGGTCTGGCGTAATGCCAATCGTCAGTTTACGAAAATCCTGTGTGAAGGTGTAATAGAGAGATTGATTGCGCTTTTGCCACTCTCTCCAATTGTCCTGTGCTTCCTGACTGATCAAGTCCTTTGTCCAGTATTGATCACTCACGATAAAATTAGCTACCAGATAGGCAGTCATGTCACGATCAGCCACGGTGCGAGCCAGCTTGTGGAACATATACTTGTCCCGCCGACGCTCATAGGCTTCCGGTGTCGTGGATTTGACTCTTCCATTATACTTGAAGAAATCGTAGTTGGAAGAGAAGTGCAGCTTGAGTGCTGTATATAGACAGTAAGTTTCGTAGCCGTTCATCGCAATACTGGTCGAGGCGGTAGCGTCTGTCCCTTGTCTGGCATCCACAGTTCTACATCATAGCCATCAATGAATCCACCCGCGCCATAAAAGCAATAGGATACTTCATCGAACTTGCCACGCCATACACCAACCATGGGTGAAAAGTAAATCACTTCCTGCAAGTGCGCAGGCTTGTCGTTCTCAAGAAACCGCCACTGTTCATCTACATTCATTGTTGCATTGCCGCCATTTGTTCAGCCGGATCACAGTCACAATCCAACAGTGAGGGTGCGCCACATAGTGGGCAACCAGTTGGACGAGTAGGACTGATGAATGTGCTAACGGAACCTGTAGTCAATGTCTCACGAATATTCTTCATGAGGATGCCATCCTTGCCCACACCTTCGCGCACACCGAACTCTTCGAATAGATTGAGAGTCTGCTGCAATAGGTTTTGATATTTCGCTGTTAATTCATTACTCATAACGGTAGCCTTCCAGTCTTTGGTATGATCCTCAGTTCTTCCGCTTCCTCTTCAATACGTGCTTTCAACTCTTCATTGATCAGGGTTGCTGCCACTTCCATTTCCAGCCCTATCTCGTCACAGTAAGTGACAATAGCATCAATATGATCCGTCCTCAAGTGCGAGGCACGTTTGAGGATCAGAATTGAGAATTCGTCCCTTTCTTCGCGAGTAGGCATCACATGAACACATTGTTAAGTTGACGATAGACCTTTACAAATTTAGCGCGACGATGCATATCTTCAACCGACTCCGCACCAATGTAAGTACAGGCTGAACGCAATCCACCCAACAGTTCCTTGACAGTGGACTCAACCGGACCACGATATGGAACAGCTACGAACTTGCCTTCGCTTGCACGATAGTCCGCGACTCCACCATTATGCTTGTCCTGTGCTTCCTTGGATGCCATGCCATAGAAGAAGACACGTTGAATATCACTAGGCGCATCAATCGGCAATCCTTCCTCATGACCAGCAAACAATCCACCAGCCATGATGTACTTCGCACCGGCTGCGAAGGCTTTCGCTGCGTCACCGGGACAGGTGATACCACCGTCCGCACAGATAGCACCGCCAGCGGCGTCGGCTGCTGCGGCACATTCTAGGACTGCTGAGAATTGTGGATAGCCCACACCCGTCATTTTTCTTGTGGTGCAGACTGAGCCGGGACCGACTCCAATCTTGACGATATCTGCTCCGAGGTCAATGAGCTTTTCTGTACGTTCTGGTGTGACAACGTTTCCGACCATGAGGATGTAGTCGGGGTAATCCTCTCTAAGCCTTGCAAGAAACCGCTCCAAATGAGCCGTGTACCCGTTAGCAACATCAACACAAACAGCAATGGGGTGATGAATGTCGCTATCAGTACAAGCGCGATCAAAAGAGACAAACTTATCCCAATCTCCGTCACCAGTACCCATACTGTAGATAGCGTATTTGGAATGCTCTTCTTGCGCATAGAAGTCTAGGAGTTCTTCCAGTGAATAGTGTTTTACCAGTGCGGTCATTAGCTGATATTTAGCTAGCGACTTTGCCATGGCAAATGTACCCACACCATCCATGTTTGCGGCAATGATAGGTACCACAGGAATCTCAAAGTGATCTACGGTTAGATCAATTTGTGATCTGCTGGACAAGTCCGATTCTCTCGGCACCAGTAGTACATCCGCATAATCCAGCTTAGTATCATTGTCACCAAACATATTGTGTCCCTTTAACTTCTATAAAAGATATGATTACCAATTCTAGTAACCTTTTTCATGTATCGCGACCACTTCGGCTGTACATAGACAGCATGGTAATGGTACACCATGTCTCCAATTATATCAGACTTTTTGCCGTAACGCAAGACTTCTTCCGCTATTCTTAAAGCTTCCTGATATAGTTCTAAGTTGTATGGGTTGTCAGGCTTGCCGTCGAGCGTCCATGAGAACTGAGCAACTTTCTTGCCATTGTCCTTACGCTTGGTAATTTGCCACACAACATCACAATACGTGTCTGGATACCTTTCGGATTCCACACGATTGCGCGTGACCGTAGCTACTGCAAGCTTGCCTTCATATGGCTCATTGCGAGCTTCGAAGTAAATGTTCTTAGCCAGACATTCCTGCTCTTTCTCGTCTACCGGCAGTGGTATCGGTGCTGGAATATCAATCGAAGTGATTAAGTCTTCTAGCAACTCAAGAGGAATAATATCTACTTCTGCCTTTGCATTAAAACTGAACAGCATCATCATCACAATAATCATCAGTCGTCGCATGTTAGTAATCTCCATGTAGGGCGACAAAAATGGCGAGGGGATTGCTCCCCTCACCAGACCCGTCCTGTTGCCAAGTGGGTCAAACTCCGATCAGGCAGCTAGTGCCATCTCATGAAAGGTATCTTCGTTTGCCTTTACTCGTTTTGCGCTAATTAGGTTAGTCGCCTATCCTGTGGTCCGTGCCGCTATCTCATCCCGTCGAATCTATTTCTGCCCCATTACGAAAGACTCTCAGAGTTTTGCTCTCCGTGTATCGCAGTAAGAACTCAACTTCTGCGCATCTAGGAGTGAGAGTCTTTCGTGGTGGAGCAGGCGGGATTCGCACCCGCGTCCGAAACGCCTTCGCTTTACCTCATACCACAATAAAACTTACCGATCACGAATCTTTTGAATCCAAGCCGTGATTGCTGCCCAAGCTGCCTTTGCCCAAAGCGGCTGTGGGAAATGCCAGCCGATGATAACACCGACTACTGCTAATAGAATGTCGAACAACATCTTGTGTCTCCTATTTTGGTTCCCACAACGTTGCATAACCATTCAGTGCAAGGAATTTGGCTAGGTTTATTATGTTGCCGCCCTCGTCCTTGAAGAATACGTCCGCTTCCCAACGATTGAACGTTGACGGTGCATTCTTGTAAGTATAGATCAGAACTTCCTTATCAAAGATAGTGTCGTACACCACCTTCGAAGCTACCCTGCCTTCCTCGCTAGCATTCTTGCCATAAACTTCGGGAGTATCCACACCGCGAAGTCTGACGCGAATCTTATGATAAATGGAGAATCCACAATCACAGAGAATGTCGTAAGTGTCGCCGTCTACAACTCTGACGCAACGCCCACGAAATGTCCATGGCGGATTTTCAGGATTCATCTTAGGATTCAGTGAATTAATGCCACCCTCAGTCAACACGGTGCCTTCCGTTGTGTTGATTGTGAATGAATCAGTATTAGCTTCGCTCATTTAGAATCTCCACCCCAAAGTAAACAAGTCTCTGCCGACGTTAGGCTTACACGATCCACCGGATGAATAGTGCTGATACTGAGCATGTATTCTCGGTGTGAAACGCCAGCGAGTCAGAATAGTAAATGTCTCTTGGCAGGCATAATCGCTAGGTACATTGAAGTATGCGAATCCCATGCCCATTTCGAAGTTCTTGTAGCCGTCTACCAGCATACCATGAATCACGAATTGATTTGACTGATGAACATCCCGATATTCGGACTGTCCAATCAGTTTGAATCCCAACTCATAATCCGTATTAACTGGTCCCGCTTCCTTCCACGCAATGTTCAAGCCAAGTGTCGGCGCATAGCCCCGCACAACGGCTGAACCCGCATCGAAGTATAGTTCTTCGCCGCGTGACTTGACGGACAGCAACGCAATAAAGATAGCCAGTGCGCCAACAATGATCCAGCGAATTGATCGTGGATTGTTGAACAGCTTGCCGATGAAATCCGTAACGTTAGCAAACGTCTTGGACTTCTCAGCAAGAGGATCAAGCGGGTCAGGTGGTTCAACACCACCCTCGCCGCTTACATCCTGCTTCTTCGACTGTTTCACCTTATACCAAAGGAACGCCCCGAATCCTAGAAGGACAGAGCCGCCGATAAAACCAGAAATAACAGTCTGCATGTCCATGATTACTTGCCCTTCTTCTTGTTGGCGACTGCCTTCTTGCGGACGGCGACCTTCTTCTTACCCTTCGGAGTGTTTTCTACGATAGGTTCAACCCCGCCGCCGCCCCCGCCCCCGCCACCGGAGCCGGAATTATCGTCTTCCTTCGAAGCCTTGATCTTAGTCCATACGAACCAGCCAAAGCCTGCTAGTGCGACAACGGCAGCAACGCCACCAACTACTGTTTGTGCATCCATCTGATTATTCTCCCTCGTCTGGAAATGAAATCCACCAGAGAGCAACAAGAACAAGAAAGATCAGAACGTAAAATAGTAATTTCACGCTGCCACTCTGCTCTCGTATTTATGGATATATTCTTTTAGGTTGCCCAAGTAATCATAAGGATTGACTCTCATGATTTGAGCAAACGCGCAGTCATCCACACCAATGATAATGCGCCCATCTTCGACCATTAGACCAGTACGTTCAGTGAACATCACCGAATAGGCTGACAACTGCATGAAATAGTTAGCAATCTGTTCTTTCTTCTTAAGCCTCTTACTGGTCTTGAAGTCTATGACAGTCAGCTTACCGTCATATTCAGCAATGCAGTCAACCTGTCCAGCTAATCGCAATTCATCTGACCACAACTGAGTCTCAAGGCAGTGAATGTTATCAACGTGATCGTCCAGCACTTTCTTCATGTGAACGTAGACAGCCTTCGCGTGTGGCATCATTACCACATTCGACAGGGATTCGTTCTTGAGATATTTTTCAATTGCGTTGTGAACGGATGTGCCACGATCTGTAGCAGTACGGCTTATTCTGTTAGCCGTTGCCTCACCCACACGTTTACGCCACTCAGCAATACCCTTGGCACTGTAAGCTTGAAGGACTGTGGTGACGGATGGATACCGATTACCATCTGGCGTATTATAGATTCTGCCCCCATCCACTGTTTCTGTCAGCAAAGACGGGAACTCATGACGAATATGGTTAAACACGTTTTCTTTAATACCTTTAAGATATATTTAAAACTATATCTTCAATCGCTACACGCTCATTATACACGCCACCAGCAGTCCTGTCAAGTCTAATTCCAAATTATTTTAGACATATCCTAACTCTAATTTGGATATAATATATTCCTTGACCAGCCCCGATCTGACGATATCTTCCACGCCAAATTCGATCTTATCGAAACAAGATAAATCGGATAAGATGTTCATAAATGAATGCAGCCCTGCTCGTTCCTTGTCCCGCTGTAGATCAGTCTGCCGGAAGTCGCCAGAGAAGATGATGCGGCTGTTCTCACCCATGCGAGTAATGACCGTATCCAACTCCTGCATGATCATGTTCTGACACTCGTCCACGATCACGATGGAATCACGGAATGTCATACCACGTAGATGCGAGGTAGTCATGAAGTCTACCATGCGCTTCATCTTGAGGACTTCGTAGCCATCGCCTCTCGCAAACAGATCGTCGCAGATTTCCTTGTACGGGTCTTCGAATACCTTTGCCTTTTCCTTAGCGTTACCGGGAAGGAATCCCATGTCTCGGCTAGGTACCACTGAGCGAATGATGACTACCTTGTTGTATTGACTGCTTCGTAAAATCTCCTCTAATGCGAGATATAGTGATATGAATGTTTTACCTGTTCCAGCAACCCCATGAAGCAACAGGTTTTGTCCTTGGTACCATGCTTCAAAGGTATTTTGTTGATTGACGGTCAATGGCTTTACATGGCGAAGAGAGAAGTGTTGTGGTTGCTTGTTCTTTTTGGACATGGGAATCCCTTTCGTTGTGGAAATGAAAAGGGGCAGGCACCCATTGAGAGTGCCTGCCCCCGCGACCATCACTGAATACAATGTCTAATCTATTTTGCTCTTGCTGCACGTTCTGCACGTTGCTTTTCTTGCTTCTTGACATGCTTATCAATTACTTGGCTAGTCTTGATTTCTTTAATGCCCTTGCGGTGAAACTTTTCTCCTACCTCGCTAATTGGATTTGCTCTGCCGATCTTCTGTAAGACTTCTTTCCAGCCGCCATCTTTCTTGGCTGCGATATCTGTTACTGTGCCTGTTGCGCCACTTGATAGTCTGCTTACTAAAGGTGCTGATAATACTACTCTTTCTAGTTCAGGATGGTCAGCCTTGAACTGATCATACTCTGACATTCTTAGAACGTGTTCTTCTACCTTACCAGTCTTTCTATTCCGAAACTCATATGTGGGCATAATTAATTCTCTTCATGTTTCTTGGTCTTTCCGTTATTGACATGATACGCTACGAACTTGGTATCGGGGTGTCTGTCTTTGAGCTTCATGAAACTATTTAGGTTATCTTTGTGGTCATCGTACATATGAACTGACTTAAAGCTGCCCTTGCGTAGTTGCTTGTGCGTAATCTCTGCCTTGGCTTCTGGTCCCGGCAACTCCATGTCGCCTGCCCTATGAATATGTATGCGATCTATGTCAATGCCATGCTTGCGGAACTTGTCGAGGAACTTATCGCGATCATCCATGTCACCCCTTGCGGTGTTCATGATGATCTTATTATTAGGATTCTTGTGCAGCCTCTTGAGTTTATTGATCATCGGCTTGATAGGTTCAGCCGTGTCGTGAAAGTGCTGCGCTGACCGGAACTCGGAGTAGTCGTACCGGTGTCCATCGGGCAGCTTATGCGCTGCGTACTCAGCCGAAGAGAGTCGAGCCACTTCCTTGTGACCCTTCATGACTCTTATCTTGGCTGGATGGTGAAATAGCGTGTCATCTATGTCGAAGACATGCAAGCTATTTTCTTTTAGGAAATCTCTGAACCGTTTCATCCCACCATCCCGGCGTGTCGCCCCAACGCCAAAGCGCGAAATCGCTTTTGTATTTAGCGTAGTAGTCCCTGTAAGCCTGAACGGGGTCTTTCTGTTGAACGTCTTCGGGCATACACTGTGGCGGGTCTTGCCATTCAGTGAATTGAATATTGTGTGGTGCGTCAAGCAGATACGGTTGCAAGTCCTGACACTTGTGATGCTTGTCCAGTCCGTAGCGGCTCTTGTATTCCCATATCAGGTAATACAAAAGGTCATGCACCCACCGATAGTGATCCACATTGCTGCGAGTCCAGATTGCGGATGGATGATTCTTGTGTGTCGCACGATAGAGGACGGCATCGCGAGCATCGGGCAGCTTGCCCTTCTCGTCGCCGTCGAGTACACGGTGTGCTGTGGAGAGTAGCTGTGCTGACTCCACGATCATTTTTACAACGTGCTTATCGCAATGGTAACGCGCAGCCGTAGCAGGGTCACGCGCCAGATAGAAGATGTTCAACGTTTAGGCTCCGTATTGGCAGTGTCTAGTTGCTTCTCTAGCATATCAACTACTTGATGGATTGTCAAGTGCGTATAGTATCCATGCTCATGCAACCAAGCCGCTTTGATCAAAAGATCATCGCGGTTTGGAAGCTTGATTAAATGGATATTACTCTGATCCATTAAGATCAGCGGTCCTCTTCCTTACCACAGAACAGACACTTGTAATTGTCTTTCTTGCCGAATCGTCCGTTGAAAATCCACTGATGCTCACACCATTCCGGTGTACGCATGGCTGTGTCAATATCCTCAATAGAGGCTTCTGTCCACAACGTGCCGAATACCTTCGGACCATTACGAATCAGCCAGTGCAGCCGACGATTCTGATTCTCCATTTCGTAGATTTCACGCAATGCTGCCTGATACCCACGATTCTTTTCGTGATTCGATTGAATCAGATTACGCAACAGGAGTTTTGCAGAGTCGGTCATACTTCCTTCTTAACCGCAGTACACGCCCAAACCATGGAAATCAGCCAGCCAATGAATGACCAGCCGCCCAAGATATTCAGGAGCAGGATTGCCAGTCGGTTGTGATGATTGCGCTTATAGGCGACAATGGCAGGCAGCAAGTAGAATGCTGCCGCCAGTGCGATCAATGCGAGCGCGAAGACTGCGCCGAATGCGCCAGAGAATGCGGTTGCTGCGTCCATTAGGCGATACCCAACTGCGAGCGAATGTCATCCAGTTCGCGATCAGTAATCTCGGCAATGTCGAGGTCTGCGTCGAGAACCTCAACCGGACCATCCTCGTTCTTAGCCTTAGCCTTGACCTTCGGAGCAGCTTTGATCTTCTTGGTCTTGACCGTCTTGGTAACGCGAGTAGCCTTGGTAGCCTTCGCCTTGGTCTTGGTTGCAGCAGCCTTCGCCTTGGTCGTGCGCGGCTTGCGATTCGGTGTGATCACCGCTTCCATTTCCGCAATGTTGACCAGACGATACAGGGTTACGGTGCGACCATTGCGCACGGACTCAATCTGTGCGCCGAACTTGTGACGCAGCGCGTGAATGTAGACCGCGAGCGCACCCGTTGTGAAACTCAGGCTCTTAGCCAGTGCTTCGGGAGTCACGCCCTTGTCGCCACCAGCCTTGAGAGCCGAGAACAGGTCGAAATACTTGGTTGTCTTAGACATATACAATCCTCACTTGGATTAATTACAAAATGGACGCTATAAGTATAGCAGGGATTAGCCTTGGTGTCAAGTCTAATTTAAATTACGATCTTAACGTCAGAGGCAGGGAAATAATACTCTTTTCCGTCGCGCTTGAACACATATTCAACTTCACCCGAAGTCACGTATTCATACTCTTCGAACACCATCGCATGATCCAGCGGAAACGATGCGCAGCTATTTTTCGAAAGGGTCTTGAAAACCACCACGGCAGGACTACCAGCCGGAATCACGTAAAGTCTCACTTGTAAATCCTCGCATCATTGATCATCTGCACGGCTTGATCAAACAAGAGTACCGTCTGATTCCAGAATTCAGCAGTTATACCCGCTGGCAGGAATCCCAAAGCCTCGGCAAGATACATGGCGCATATAATTCCAATGTACACAGCAGCAAACGTTCCGAGAGCAACTGCTACACCAAACATAAACTTAATGCCTACCCATATAGCCACTACGAGTCCGATTACGATAATCGGGGTTGCTGCAATTATCAGCAGGATTGTGACAAGTGTCGGTTCCACAACTATTCGCCTCGCTTCAACATTACGATGGTCTTGCCGTGTGCCTTACCGTAGCGATACGTAGACCATGTGCCACTGCGCAATTCTTCCTTGTCGCTCTTAGGCGCAACAATAAGAACCGAAGTAGATTCAACGATTCGCTTATTGCGATCCAGATACGGCAGGGGATTGGCACGGCGCTTGTATCCCTCGCAGAATGTCCGCTTTTTGGGATTGGTAGGTGGATGAATAATAACATCGTAGCCGAGCATCAGGGCAATCTCATGCGCTTCCGTATCGGCACCAATGCAATCGCCATGGTGAAACTCATGCTTTTCATCCGGTGGCATGGGCGACGGCATGGCATAGGTGCGCAGGACTTCATATAGCTCGCGCTTCTGCGCAGCATTCATGCCGTCTTGCGTTCCTGTGAATCCAATTCTCATCGGTTAAACCAGACGATGTGCGTCCAATTCCTCTTTTCGTTCAAGTAGCGCGGGTCTTGCCTCTTGTACATCGAAGGGTAAACGTCGAGTCCTTCCCATTCGATGCCATCAAGCTTGTCCGCAAAGTGACCAAATCCATCGTAGTCAATGAACAGTCCGCAATCTACAGACTGCTCCCATTCTTCGATGGTCATATGGTCTGACCATTCCTCGCTCGTAATTTGCACATTGTCCATCATTAGCAAATCCTCGCCACGATAGCGTTGTAGCAATCGCGCTTCGACATGTAGTATTCGTAATCGCGATCCCTCGGAGTGAAATTATACCACATATTCGCCTGAGTATTCAAGATGATATCGTGGCGCAGCTTTTCGGTGTCATCGTAATAGCTGCGGAAGCCGTAAAGATCGTAATGTGCAATGAATCCGCTGCACAGGTACAGGAACTTATAAGCACTCTTAGTAAGATGCTCAATGTCACCTGACTCAATTGCGCGAACTACGCTATTTACAATTAGCGTTTGCTGCCGGGGAGTGAGAGGCTTGATCATAGATGTTCCAGTGCAACCTTGGAGAATACCTTGTGTGCCGACTCTTCGTAGAATATGGCAGGACACGATGTACCGTTGCCGTATTCGTTGATCAGGTATTGCCCGAATCGAAGATCGTCACCATTGCGACCATTGCCCCAAGTGCGAATCCAGTTTACGTATTCGTCAGTGAGAACAGTCGCGTTGAAAACGTCAGAGAAAAGTTTCATGATCCCATCCACAGGTCAACGTACTCGGAACCGTCCTTGTGGAACTCTCCGGTAAATTCGATTGACTCAAGAAACTGGTGATGATAGTCGCCAGTACACTTCATCGCGGCTTCGACAAGATGCTTGACCTTGCGCCATGACGGGTTATTCTGCACCGGGGAAATATAAGTCTTTCCCGGTCCCCAAAATCCGTCGTACTGCGAACGAAAACGAACGTTCACCAGCGGACGATCAGGGAATCTACGATCCCGCGCCGGTTCACTCTGCGAGACATTGCGGAATCGCGTGTCACCGGGATAAGCCTGTACGGACTTGAAACCGGGAATCGGACCAACCGAGAAAATGCACTTTGTCATGATCAACCCCAATCCTTGCGATCACCGCATTCATCGTAACCGGCGTTATACGCCTCAATCTCTTCCTCGGTCAGATCAGTGACCTCGGGACCATTGTACGTGCCATTCGGATACTTGTGCGGATGACGCGGACGCCAATAGTAGTAATCGGCTGAACCTCGGTCATACGGACCACCGTGATAGGAATACTTTTCGTACTTGTCTGTCATTTTAGCTTTCCAGATACTTGACGATGAAGCGAGCAGCCTTGGCGAATTCGTTGTAGCGAAACCGCTTCTGGTTTTCGTAGACTTCATCAGAGGGAATGTTGGTGTTGAACGCGAAATCTTCGCGAGCGCCAGCATAGACCACAATCTCGTCCGTGTTACGACACTCGGAGAATGCGACCTTACGCGCATCGCAGGAAGCCAGCGCGAAACCCTGTTCGCGGCAGTTCACGTAGGCTTCGATCAGGACAACCGAATCGTCCTTCGAACGCTTCGCCAGCTTGCGGACTTCCGCGAGAACCTTGCGAGCAGCCGTATCGTTGCGCGTATAGAGTTTCATTACTTCACCAGCACGTAAGGCTTGTTGTAGGAACCGACGTTGATATCGTTGTACCAGCCAACGTCAAAGTAGTCGGTCATCGGATCGGAATTGTCATGGTTGCCGTCATTCATGACGCGAAGCAACTCAGACAGGAACTTCTGGCACTTGCCAGTGAAATGCGCGTGAACCCAATACACGTTCACGTTGAAGTAATCCGGCTTCTGCATCGGAGTGCAGTGCGGGAAGCGGCGATTGTAGTCAGCCGCGCACGTATCGTACATGTTCTGGCAGAAATCCAGCGGACCCGACTTGATGTTGACAACCAACGTCGAGTGATGACGCACGGCAACCGTCGCCTTCACACCATACTTGGCGCAAAGCGACTTGATACGCGGCGCGAGCTTCGCCTTTTTCTCTTGTGACATGTAAGCCATGATCAAATCCTGTAAAACCGTTCGAAAGAGGTTCCTCGCGTATCAGAGGTGCCGGAACCAGTAATCGTGTCCTCACCCCACCGGTTTATGAGTCGGCTCTCGTTCCTTACTGCCAGAGGGGTCATTTTTCTGGCAGCACCCGCGTCCCCTACGTGGACCCTTGGTTTTCATTTCCCGACGCGAGAGTGGGACCAAGGCATCACGTTACCGTGTCAACTACACTATCTGTATCCTCATCCTGTAAATACAGTATAGCAAGGGACCGAGGATTCCGCAATAGTGAAAAAATTAGAAATATCAACAACTTAGAGATATGGGTAAATCCTTTAGAATCAAGGACTTAGGAAGGGGTCTAGGAAGCCCTGAGAGGCGTTTTAAGCCTCTACAGGGATACCCTTGGGGGTGGTAGCGGGTAGGCTATAAACGCCTTGTGGCGAGCCTGTAGGGGGGCTTTCTGGCGAGAAATTAGTCTTTCCCACGGTCCCGGCAGCACCCGATACTAGATGAGAATGATTCTCAAGTACCGGGAACGGGTGGATGCCAGTCGCCGCAGAATGAATGCATGAGTTCATGTCCGATGGTTTCAATTCGGCGCGAATCCTTTTGCCCTCTTATCTTAAGAACATGAAGAGTGTGAAGTTGCGTCCGCGTATTGTAAGTTGCGAATCCTTCAATGCGTCCACCATCTGGCAATTTCATTTGCTTATAGTATTCCCACTGTGATGCGAGTTCTCTTTCGGTTTCGTATTCGATAACAGTAAGAGTGATGGGAGTGCTGTAGTTGCATTCGGACGTTAGGGGTGGTCCCTCGCTTTTTGGTTCGCATCCAGTCAGTGCAGAACTGAGCCACAGTGCGGCAACGAACACTAGCGCAATTACCAGACCCATCATAACTCTATTAATGTCTATCTTCATCTGAATTCTCCAAAAGGAAGGGGGAGATTTCTCTCCCCCTATTTAGGATTACAGATTTGAGTTCGCTCTTACTTCTGCGAATGTCATGTTGCGCTTCAAGCAGCATGGCATGTAGACTACCTCAAGTTCCGAATCGTCAAGGAAGCGTCCACCCTTCGATGCCTTCTCAGGCTGTCCGACTGGATTCTTCGAAACGTCACGCCATTCACCATTGACCATGATTGCGCTAGCTTTCATCGCGAACTGTAACGTATCACGATTCATGTGCTGCAAGAGTGCGCCACCCATACCGAATGCAATGTTATCGGCTGAGTAACCATGGGCGCGATAGTTCATGAGGATGGAATTGATGCTAAGAGGATTAACACCGTCACCCTGAATGATACGCACGTTGTTCAGAACCTTGAATCCCTTGTCGTTCACTGTGTGTCCGAAACGCTCGTCAAGAATCTGAATGACTCTGAGAGTGGTCATCACCGGATCACCAGAATCGGGGCGAATGACAACTGTCGCACCAGAGTCAATAACTCTCTGCTTAAGTCGCTGTCCCCAAATCTTGTCGCAAGCCTTGAAGATATCGTAGGAGTCGGAGACTACCGCGAGAATGCTTCCCGGCTTTGCGTACTGGTCGAGCATGTTCTCATACGCAGCAGTTTCACCTTCCTCGTCGCGTCCCCACGTTGTGATTGTGGAATGTTCCGCAGCAGGAATGGAGAATGCTGCCATTGGCTCGTCATAGTATTCCTTGGCAGCGCGGACTCCCGCAACTGTGTCGGAACCCATGAAGTTGACCAGATGTGCCATACCACCAAGCGCAGCCGATTCGTTAGACGATACGCCACGCGCACCGAAGTCATGCAGCTTGAACGGCAGAAGTGACACATCACCAGTCTCTTCAAGATATCCCTTGATCGTCTGCTTGATGTGCCAAGAGATTGTAGCGACAGTGGTTGGATACCAGATTGCGCGAAGCAATGCGGTTTCCAGATAGCTCGTCAGCCAGAAGCACTTGCGATCCGTATTGACGATTGTCAGCAGGACGCGCCGATTACCAACGACCTTGCCTTCCGGCAGTGCGCGAATCTCAACCGGCATGAAGCCATCGTATTCGTTCAGAATGTAATTCCATCCGGCACGATTGAATGGTTCGCCGTGCTGCTTCCAGAAGTATGCAGCCTCTTCAATGTCGCGAGCCGTGATTGGATGTAGGAGATATTCCTTGATGAAAGCTTGCAAGCCGAAGAATACGAGTTTGTCGTAGTCGCCGCCTCGCGATTCAACGTAGGAATAAACGTAGTCGGTTCCCGGTGGATACTGTAGCCAGTGGGATGCCTTGTAGCTGTCTGTGTTTAGAAGTAGATTGTTACGCATGATAAGCTCCTTATCATAGAAGGAGTTGAGGTCTATCCTCAACCCAAGCCGAGAAGATCAGTAACTATGCTATAGTGATCCTCATACATTTGATCCTGCATACGGATGAACTGGTTCAACGGAACCCACTTCGCCTTTGCAGCATCGTCCGATCCCTTGACCTTCGGAAGCGTCCGCTCATGAAGATCAAAATGGAATGCTGTGGTGATCGTCCTGCCGCGAGTAGAACGGCGCGGATGATCATACCGATTTTCTTTTACGATTGAACTGCGCAGGATTGCGGGTGGAACTTTGATCTTGGTTTCTTCCTGCAATTCGCGAAGTGCGCAGTCCTTGACAGTTTCGTACTGTCCAACGAATCCACCGGGAAGTGCCAGCAATCCCTCGCCGGGAGAAGCACCGCGAACGACCAGCAGCACATGCCCAAGGCACGTAACAACTGCGTCAGCCGTAACGAACGTAGGTGGATATGGAGAGTTCGCCCACTGTAGTTTGTAGTTGCGAACGAATTCGTATTCCTTCACCAGCCGATCATAGCCGAAGGTTTCCATGTAACCAGTCATCATCTTCATGACCGGCTCATTTACGAACTGTTCAATCTTCTTGCGATTTTCAAACTTCCACGCATCCTTGCCAGCGAAATAGAGTTCGCGAATGGTGGTGGAATCCATACCGTGAATGTGTCCGACTTCAATCTGTTCAAATGAAGGGAAGATATCAAGGTAGTAAGAGGAATGATCCTTGTGGTGTCCAATCAGCTTGATGATTGGCTTGTCCACCCAACCGAATGCTCTCTGATAGGCATTGTCAACGGCATCTTGCACGTTCTTAACCCACGCAAGATCGTTATACGGATGGTCGGAGATATAGTCGAAGAGCAAGCGATTCTCTTCGGGAGCGAAGCAAGAGCGAATCATTGCTTCACGCATTTGATGCGAGAATGGATTCTTGATATCGGATGGGCGATATGAGCTACCGATTAGAATCAGGACTTTTTCGGAATGCTTGAGTGCTTCCCGAATGATTTGAAGATGTGCCTTGTGAGGCGGCTGAAAGCGTCCGATGAATACGGACAGTGATTTTGTCGTTGCCATTTCTAAGACTCCCTTAGAATTAGTGTAACAGGTCTATCCCGTTACATATAGTATATAGTCAATCTGAGTACAAGTCAAGTAGAAAAAGAGGGCATCCCTGCCCTCTAATTCTAATTACTGAACCTTGCCGTCCTTGTCCACGATGCGCCAGCGAACATTCTTCTGATTGGCGTCTTGATTGCGATATGAACCATTCTGGAAAAGCCTCTGTTGCTGGTCAGCCTGCCGCATATTGTTAGTCTTAAATTTGTTTTCCCACTGACCACCGCGATTCATGCGCTGCACCGTATACTGTTCCTGTCGCTGCGGCTGCTTCTGTGGTTGCCGCTGAGTCTGCGTCTGGCGCGGCATCTGCCATGGTGTATGGGGAGTAGACACCGATGAACTGCGAACAGTTTCTTTTTGTGACTTGTTATTTTGGATTACTACCGGAGCAACGTAAGTAGAACCACCCGATGAATCATCACTGTAGTCATAATCACTATCGTCATAGTCGTAATCATATTCCTCTTCGGTATCTTCAACTTCTTTGCGGGACACATACTTACCATCAAGTGCTGCGTCAGCCGCCTTCTCTGCAAGTTCCTTGTTTACGAGAGTGACGAGTTCCTCACCGAATTCCTTGATCCACGCATATGATTCCTCGCGATCATCAGAGCAGATGTGTTCTCGCGCTTCATTCAAGACACCTTCGACACTTTCTTTCCAATCCTTGTTGATCCACGCATCCTGCATGTATTGCACATGATCTTGTTTCCCCTCTCTGATTGAGTTAACAACGTTATCAACTTCCATGTAAAAGATGGTGTTGAGGAATCTCGCTGAATCGTCGTGTCCCGGTATCCGATGCTTTTCCTTCAAGGCAGCGAAGTCAATATCCTTAAACTTCTTTCCCTTGATTTCATCGCACATTGGATGGAGACAGCGCAGGACGATGGTGGCAGCAATTCCCTTCATTGCCAGTTCCAATCGTCCCCTCTGCCACTTATGATACTTGCGATATATACCTCTGACTGTGATGAATAACATCCAGACGATAAACAGACCAAGACCAATTACAAAAAGTTCACTATTCATGTCTTACTCCATATGAGTCTTGCCGTGGTGAACACCATGCTCACGCACGATCAGTCGCGCCTTAATCTCTTCCCAAGACCACAACAGCATGTCGCCGTCAGGACGCGAGTCTACACCAACGTCCATAGCGCGTCCCGGCAGCTTGACCGATCCATGTACGTGTCCGTACAGATGGAACGAGCCACGATGAACCTGATGCCACTCATGGATAGGGAAGTGAAACAGACAGACCTTGATATCGTCCAGTCGAATTTCCTTGTAGTCATGGACTGCAACGAATCGCGAACGAATGTCTGCATTGGAAGAAATCACCTTATCGTGGTTTCCGTAGATAAGATGAATCTGTCCCGGCAGACGATCAAGGATGCGCCGAGCGCGTTCTCCGTTGCAGAAGAACATGTCACCAAGATGGTAGACACGATCCTGCGGAGAAACCTGAGACTGCCAGTTTGCAATTAGACGCTCGTCATGCTCTTCGATAGAAGTCACAGGACGAGTCTGCGGACAGAACCGCAAAATATTCTTGTGTCCGAAATGGGTATCGGACGTAAACCATACTCTTTCCACTTTTCTTTCCTCTGGAAATTTTATATCCACTACGTTCATGGCAATGTATTCACCGAGCATCATTGGGCGAGGTATTCCTCAATGAACTTCCGACGCTGATGTTGATCAAGCGAAACAAAAGTATCACGGTTCAATGCCAAATAATCAATCAATCCGTAGAACTCTTCATCGAAGTTTCCACGCTTTTCCTCTAACCATTCCACAGTCAGCTTCTCGGCTCTTACGCGAGAGAAGAATTTCTTGGTCAGGTAGTAAGGCGACTTGATCTTGAGAGAATGTCCCTTGCGATCATAGACCACAAAGCCTTCATGCTTGCAAGAGTGAACCTCTTCCACCACATCCTTGAATCGGCAAACCTTCCACTCAGGACGCATAACGCCCTGCATGTCGTTCGCCAACAAGTCAAGGTCACACTCGGTCAGTATCATTCCTGAATGTACGCAACGCGCACCGATCAGGTAAGGACCGATCTTCTCTTCGATGATATGTGGATCGTCTTGATGGACGATTTCGAAGAGATAAGTAACGTTCTCGACAAGTCCCTTAAAGGACAATAGCCCATCAAGAGACTCTTCTGCCATCGCTACGAATGGCGAGTCGAGCGAACCCGTAGTCGAAACGATAGTTCCATACTCAGGATTCTTGGTCACTGCCGCCATGAACCCGTTGATCTTGCGCACCGCAACAACCGAAGTCTCCGGTGCCATATCAGTTCCGTTTTCAAAGCGATTGTAAATCTTTTTGAAAGGACGGACAACTACGTTCCAATCCTCGTCAACTACAAGACCGCGCATTTCCTCTAACTCTGGCGTCCAGAGATTCTTGTAGAAAACCTTGTTCTTGTACTTCACCACTCGCAAGCGAGGGTGGCGTATGGAAATACGCACAGTCACCAACTCGGGGTTGGACTCTGCGAAATTCCGCAAATGCTTGATATCACACATGTCAACAATACTCAGTCATTATCATCGTCTTAAGACGCTGAAAGTTTTCACCGTACTCCCACAAGTCATCCGAAGAAACCCAACGATCCCGCATACGCTGAATCGAAGCTTCTGGCACGTTGTGGATCGAACCGTAGTTACCAGTGCATTCGAAGATTTCCAGCGCACAACCATAGTCATTCGCCAACTGGAAATAATCGCGCAATTCCTTGATCGTGGTGAACGTGTTCGACACGATAGCATCGCGACCATTGGCAATATCACCCGCAACATTCCTGTAGCAAGCTGAATGCGCCTGATGCAGCTTGGTCGGATCGAACTTGTATTCACCTTCTACCATGAAATACTGGTCTGCCTCGTAATAGTTGCAACTATAACGATCTGCCAGCTTCCTTGCCAACGTGGACTTGCCGGAACCCGGCAGACCTCTAATAATATATAGGGTATTCATAATTTAAGCTTCCCTTAAGATTAGAAGTCTACCGGGACCATCACGTTGTCGTTGACCAAATCCCAAATACGTGCAACATGCGCGTAGTCAGGATGACCGGGATGCACACAGAACTTGTCATCACCAGAATGAAAGATCGTGCTATGCCAGCCCTCAAGACCATCATGAAGAGCCTGCGTCCAGCAGAAACCCTTGCCATGGTCACGGTATGGTCCGAACTCGCTCCACTGCCAGTAGGCATCGCCGCCGAGAATAACCGGACGCGGATCGTTGCCCTTCCAGATTGTGGTGCGGGTCATGGTCTTCGCCTCAAGCGAATCGCCGGGAATATGAAGACCCTGAATCCAAAACGGAGTATGATGCTCAGTCACTTTTCCCACCTAACCTCAAAATCCTTGTCCTCTTTGGAATGAATCCAACGGGACTTTTCCTCGGAACCATTCACCGGCTGAACAAGCCACCATGGACCGGGACGCGAATCGAACAGGACTCGCGCCGACTTGCGAACTAGGAACCATTCGGAACCCAACTCGCGAACGCGATTCTTGCCTTTCTGTGTTTTACCAATAAGAATCATATATTACCAGTATATAGAAAAACGGGGGTTTCGTCAACCCCCGTTTCTTCTCCACAATCAAGGACTTACGTTTTTAGGCGAAAATCCTGCTGTTACGGGGAACACGCGCCTTGAGGAAATCCATCTGGTCCGCAAGGATGTTGCGGTTCCGCAGGATCATCTTTTCGAACACGTTAGGTGCGTATGGTACATACAGCAACTTCATGTGTGCCTCTTCTGGCGTCTTGTCACCCTTACGATGGTTGCATGGCTTGCAAGACGTAACGCAGTTTGTCCAGACGTTCTTGCCGCCACGCGAACGTGGGTGAACGTGGTCAATCGTCAGCTTGTAGCCAGAGAACTCATCCCCACAGTAAGCACAGGTGTACTTGTCGCGAGCGTACAGAATCATACGATCCGTGTAAATGGACTCGCGAGTGAAGAAAGAGTCACCGAGCAGAGGACCGCTAACTCCAAGAATGGAGCTAATCTCAAGAATAGACTGAACACCATCTGCGTTCGTACCACCGTGGAAGGTCTTAACCTTCTCACCGACTTCCCACAGAACCTTGTCGCGGGTGTAGTAACACGCAGCAGTCTCAAAGTCTGCCCATGCGGTAGGTCTACCAGCACTGTCTGTAATTAGAATTTGTGTAGTCACAATCTTTCCCTTTCTTCAATTAGAGGGACAAGACATGATTATATCAGTTTTGTCCCTGCTTGGCAACTGCAATTCCACCTTCATGCGGAACGGCGAATTTACCGGCTCGCTTGATATTCGGTCCACCACCCTTGAACTTCAATCCAGCAATGACGCCTTCATGATCAGGGATGTTGTGATAAGCCTTGTCCAAATGTCTATGGTCATGCTCATCACCGTCAATCACGCGATACTTCTTACCAGTCTCTTCATCGTGTACGTGCGTTGGTAGCGGCGTGTGACTTGCTTTGCCACGCGACGGAATGTTGAATGCCATCGCTGCCACACCACCCGAATCAAGGTGCTTGCGTACATGCTTCCAGTTACTTTCACCGTGGTTCAATCCCGTCGAGGATAGAGTCAGGTGATAGTTGCTAGGCTTGTTCTTATGCTGCGCTCTTCCTGTGATCTTGGTGTAATCATAGAAATGAACGTCCTTATGCTTGTCGAACAAACCCCTTGCCAAGTGTTCATGCGGAATGTCGGAAGCAACATTCAGCCGAACTGCGAGCTTCTGTCCATTACGATGAGCAGTCTGCTTCGCGTTGGTAATCTCATGGTCGAGCTTTGCGTAGAAGTGTTCAGGATGATTGAATAGCTTATGAGTCTTCTTCACACGCGCATCCTTCACATTCTTCATGCAGGCTCTTCCTGCGGAGCTACCCAAACAAGAGGCACGGCATTCGGTTGACGATGCTGGACACGTATCAATACCAGACTTGGTAGATGGTGCCAGCGTCAGCCCCTTGGTACGGAACTCAGGCATCTTCTCGCCGCTCTTCTTGAGCTTCGGGTTGGATGCCTCGTCACCGAGCAAGTTGCCCTTACCTAGAACCTCATGTGCCTTTTGAATGGCATGATGCTGTTCTTCGGGACTCTTACTAAAATAAGAGTGCGCTCCTGCACGAACCTTCTGCCAGTGATTCTTACCACTCTGCTTCTTGTCGTGCTGTGTCTCAACCTTCACAGGAATGTCACCTAGCTTTTCGTCTAGCTGACCTAGTGCTTCGAACTCTTCAAGTTCCAGAGCAAAAGCTTCAATTTCCTTTTCAACAATGTACTGATTAAGTCTAAACATTAGATGACTTCCTTTAACAATTGATGGTTTAATCTTTGGTGAGTTCTAACTGATACTTTTCAAGAATCAGTTTGCGCTGCTCAAGATACTCAATTCTCTTTTCAGCTTCTCTCTTTGAGCGATCTTCTTCGGCGTGTTCAGCAACCTCTTCCTGAAACTTGATTTCAAGTTCAACTAGAGCAATGTCTGTCTCCACGCGATCCATTTGCTGTTGCTGAATTACATCAGAGGTCTTGTCAGCCGCTTCTGCTCTGGTAATGTACCGAGCGTCCACGGTGAATACCATGCCGACAAATGCAGCCAATGTCATGATGGAACCAATTAGTCCCATGGGAGTAATTTTCTTTACTGGCATCGAAACAACCCTCGGTTTGGTCATAGGGTTATTTATAGAATTTGGTAGTCACGGATGGTAACGCTCCATCGTATCAAGCTTATGAGACTTGCGTTCTACTTTTGAACTACGTGACCATAGACAGGAACCGCTTTTTTACTGTGTTACCATTACACTACACACTCCATTGAATGGGGAGTGCGGCAGGATTCGAACCTACAATAGTCCTTTTACAGAGGAATTTTGAGTTGCTGCACGGTTCCTAAAACTGGCGGTAGGTACAGGATTTGAACCTGTGTGCCGCTTTCGCGACCATCCGCTTTCCAAGCGGCGACCATAAGCCTCTCGGTCAACCTACCAATTAAACTAAATACGTGTTGTCCACAGCCTTTTACCGGAGACAACCAATGTCCAAGAATTTCCGTCTAGGTAAGCACCCACCGAAGTTAGACCGCAGAAATCTTAAGTTTAAGAGTTATCTGCCGGTTGCCCTTCCTGCTCCACCGCCAGCCGTAGACCGCGCTTCGCGTCTAAGGAACATTGGCATGATGGCAAACGACCAGTATGGTAGCTGCACTATCTCAGCAGCAGGGCATATGGTTCAATCTTGGTCGGTCTATGCCGAACGTGGACAACAGAACATTCCTGATTCTGAAATCATCAAGGCTTACCTTACGATCAGCCCCGAAGACAACGGAGCCTACATGCTGGATGCGCTCAATCACTGGCGCAAGACCGGTGTAGGAACCGATAAAGTCGAAGCCTTTGTCGAAGTCGAGCCGCGCAACGTGACGCAGGCTAAACTCGCTATTCATTATTTCGGTGGTGTCTACATTGGTATGGCACTGCCAGACAAGAGTCTCTACGGACCATGGACTGTGCCAACTGGTCCCGGCAATCCATACAATGGTCATGCCGTCAATCTCATCGGATATGACGATGCTCGTCAGATGTTCAAAGTCTGCACATGGGGCGAGATTTGGGACATGTCTTATTCTTGGTATGAATCCTATGCGGATGAATGCTACGCAGTCCTGAACGACCTTTCGCTCATTCAGGCTAGCGGACTCACTCCATCTGGATTTGATTGGGCGAAGCTACAGAACGACCTGAATCATCTAGGTGATCCGGTCACTGATCCTGTGCCTACTCCAACTCCTGAACCTACGCCAACTCCGACTCCGACACCAGAACCTTCGAAGAGTTTCTGGCAGAAGATCGTTGACTTTTTCAAGAAATTGCTTAGTTGGATATTCCCTAAGAATTGATTGGTGCCGCCACTCTGAGTCGAACAGAGATAAGATGCTTACGAGGCATCTGTAATTGCCATTATACGATGGCGGCATGGCGGGAAAGATTGGAGTCGAACCAATTAGGTTGATTTGCAGTAAACTTTCTATGATCAGAAAACTCCCACAGCCAAGTGGGGTCTTTCCCGTTTTTGAATTTGGCGTCCTTGGCAGGATTCGAACCCGCATAAGCCAGTTTAGGAAACTGGTGCCTCTCCATTAGACTACAAGGACAGCGCCACCGGCTCAACGTCTATCTTGCCTTTATGATCACTAATAAGCAAGCGGCGTAATGGGCTTTGTCTCGTATGAGCCAGTGATTTAAGATGCTGAGTCCGTAGCCGCGATTCTGTTCTATGCTACCATTCATCTTTGCCACAACCCGAACGTCTAAGCGGAAACTTCCCACGCTCTGTTTGTGTTGCTGGCTATATCACGGTGGTAAGACGCCTTTCGGCTCCCACACGATTTCCGCGCCAGTCGCGAACTTCCTCGGTTTCCCGCGATAGCTCGACTCAGCTAATTGGTGCAAACGGTGGGAGTCGAACCCACAAACACTTGGCTCTCGACCAAGTAGGTATGCCAATTCCCTTCACGTTTGCGTATTGGTAGACAACCTCGGATTCGAACCGAGAAACACTAACTTTTGAGGATAGTAGGTATGC